GTCCATTCTTTTCTTTGCATCATCATTATTAATTTTATGAATAAAACTACCGGCACAATGTCTGCAACAGGCAGTGTACGTGCCATTCTTTACTAAATGAGTCTGATTCCTTGGTCGAATAAATAAGCTATTGCAGCATGGGCACTTCAGCAAAACCAACATTTTATTTCTTGTTTTATTATTCTTCGCAATGTTTTCTTCCTTTGTTAATATCTGAAGATTCTCCAGTTTATCGTTAGTTCTGTCTTCGTCTATATGATCCACTTGCTCGTCCTGAGTAAGGATTCTACCCTCTTTTACAGACATTAAATATCTTGCGTAGCTAATAGTTGTTCTTTTGTTGGCTGTGCTGTCTATAGGATACAGCACTGCATATCTCCTTCCTTCTTTTTTATGATTTACGACGTAAATATAGTAGTCGTCATAAGGGTATTCCGCCTTAACTTTTGATTGCATTATCTTTCTTTCGCCTCATTTCATCGTCCTCGTTCATGTGCGTTAACTGAATCAATCTTCATAATGGCACATTTTCTCCGCAGAGAGGTATGTGCCAAACCTACTCAATAAGGACGTCCCTCAATACCGTCGAGGACGAGGCGCATTTGTCACCTCTTCTAACCTTATTATACCAATAGCAGTTATATTGTCAAGTGTTCGTACTCAGTGAGCCACCAGTTGTATTCTCCCGGTACCTTCACCCACTCGTCACCGACCTTCTTCTGACGAGGACGTTTCTCGCATTTCTTCATATATAATATGTCACCATTGCCAAACGGTGTGTCCTTAAACGTCGTCTTAATATCTTTGCGCCGTCCGTCCTTTCGAGAATGCACTCTCATCTCGCAGGTCGCACCAGACTTGATGCAGTATGCCGTGAACTTCGGCGAATACTTTGTGTCGAGATTCATCACCACAACCTTGCGCGGATCCTCGGATGGGTCTGTGTAGTCAATATAACCAAGATACTCTAACTGATAAAGTAACTTGTTCTTAAGCGGCGTCTCCTGTGCAGCGCTCGTGTTTTCGAGATATTGTAGCAGTTCACGATTATGAATCTCAGAGAACCTACCAATTACAATCTTAGTTGCATACGGCAGTAAATCCGGCGTTTGCTCAAGATTAAACTTCTTCATCACGCGCACCGTACTGTAGCCGCCTGTGCGCTTTGTGCAATCCGACACATCGTTACCGGTGTCTTTAGCCCACCGCTCAACATCAATTTCATCTATTCTTGTCGGAGTTTCCTTGTCGCAGAACATCCGTAATACTTCCGGCGTAAGGCAAAGACTTTCAAGCTTATCTCTCGGAATTACTTTTTTGTCTGCTAGATTGTCAAATCTAATTGCCATATATTCAAGCTTGCCAATACTCCCGAACTGCGAAAAGAAATCAAGATGAATCAAAATGTCCAGCTGTCGAGAGTTGATGCTTGTTTTGTCTCGCAGGTCGTACAATAAATCCGTGAAACTACGATAATTATTGTCGCGAAGAGCATAGATTTCGTCCGCAACTGTGGCGTTCATAAATTTGACCGACTCTAATCCCTTGTAAATAATGTGTTCTTTTTTATCATAAGAATACTTGGCGTTTGAATGTCCAAACTTAATTCCTCTAAGAGTAATTCCAAAATATTTAAGTTCATTTTTTAATTTAGCAGTTCGCTCTTCATCTCCTGAGTAATTGTTAAAGCAAACACTGTAGTATTCATACGGATAATGCACCTTACAGTATGCTCCGTAACACATATCAAGGCTCGTGGCGGCGGCATGTGCGCTGCAAAATCCATAAGAGATGCATGACTGGACCAACTTCCATGTTTCAGAAAACATTTTTTCCGATCCGGTCTGAGCAATCCAGTTTTTCTTTAGTCTTTCTTCAAGAGAATCAAAATCCTCTTGGTGGATTTTCTTCTTGGAAATCTTCTTAATTAAACCAATTGACTCAGCCGGAGAAACGCCAAGCCAGTCGAAGTACTGCATTAAATTCTCTTGAAATAAAATATAATGATCGGTCATAGACAGAACGTTATCTAAGTCTTTCGAGCCTGTGGAATACGGCTTCTTACTTAGGAACTGTTCTCTCCATGAATCGAAGGATGGCCTAATTGCGGCAGCTATGAAAGCGCCTTCTTCAAATGAAGATATTCCATATCTCTTGGCTTGCTGGGTTCCATTGTCGCTGTCTACCTGATTCAATGTCGTCGTAATTCCGTTCTTAAACAAGTCCCAAATACGCTTGTCATCCTTAATACTGTCTAAAATCTCTTTTGCCGGAGGAATAGGGATTCCGACTTCTTTAAAGGTTTCGTCAATTAATTTCCAAACTTTAACAACGAGATAATCGTTCTTTAGAACCTTGTATTCATCGGCCTCGGACGAAGTAATCATGACACAAAGAAAATCGCCAAGCCTAACTACGCCATATTCAGAACGCAAATCTTCATTGCTAAGAATATGAGCGCACGGATGTACTGATGCGCTGACGATTGTCCCTACATATTTTTGCGCTTCTTCAATCAGCGGTTTCCACTTAGCATCATTCATATGACTCTCGATATCTTTGGCCACATCATTAAAGTCTTCAAACTCCAATCCCTTTGATCGACAGACATTTCTAAACGCTTCGCCAAGCTGCATCGTACCATAGGCTACCATAGGATAGCATCCGTGTTCGCCCAATAATTCACGAGATGCTTTTACGAACGGCTCTTGCTCCTTACAATTGTAATCGATGTCCGGAAGCGCACGATTTTCAAGCAGTCTCGCCGTAGACATAAATCTTTCTGGGAACAGTGGAAGATTAATCTTAAATCTGTCGAGCTGCGTCATGCCAAGAATTCTGTTGATATAGAACGATCCGCAAGATCCCCTACCTCCGCGAGTTAAGACGCCGCCATATTTTTTCGTGGCTAAAGCAACGTTTTTTTCATTAAAAAGAAAGTAGTCAGCGGTGTGGATTACGTCATTTGTATCCACAATCGTCTGCATCTCGGCAGCGATTCCATCCTCATACCGTTTGAGTTCATCTCCGGTTATGTTTTCTTCCTTTTTAATAACGTCGAATCGTTTTTTAACTTCCGATTTCAGCAAATCTACTCTCTCATTAAGAGAAAGATGCGGGTAAATCGTCGGCATCTTGATGCTGTAATCAATATCAATTTCTTCGCATTCCTGAAGTAACAAGGTGTTTTCAATGGCCGATGTTATTTGTTCGTCAGAAAGGATACCTTGTTCTTTGAATCTCTCGACCATCGTCTCTTCAGTCGGAAAGTCAAGGATGAAAGTATCTTCATCGCCATAATCAATATGTTTTCCTCGAAGAAGTTCAAGCCGCTCCATTCTCCCCTCTGGAAATACATAGTGACTATCATTCGCTGCAACTATTTTTAATCCAAAATCGTCAGCTAAGGCAAGCGCCTTGCGATTGATATCCTTCTGTACATCGGCATTGTGTGCTTGTACCTCAAGAAAAATATTGTTCTCAAAATGTTGGAACAGCGGATAAAAAATGTTTGTTATAGAGCTCTCGTCTTTCAGCAGTCCTGCAACACAGGCCGTTGTGATAAAAACATCGTTTTTATCCAAAGCAAGCAAATCTTCCGGAAAGATTCTCGGCTTGTAGTAATAACCTTCTATGTTCGCACGGCTTGAAATCAGATTCACTTTCTTCCTCGCCTTGTCGGTTCTCGGAAGAATGACAATATGGTAATTACTTTTGTCCTTTTCAAGCGGATTGGGTACAATATATCCTTCAATTCCAGGCAGACATTTAACTCCGTACTTTTTACACAGCGTTTTTGCCTCGAAGATATCCCCCATAGATCCGTGCTCAAGCGTACAATAACTACCGCCACCGCGCTCCGCTATTTCTTTTATATACGCCTCTGCATGTTCGTTCGAGTCCGGTGTGTATATTGAAGAAACATGAGTGTGTTTATGGTAGTTATAATAATTCATCATTTATCCTCGCTATTCAACTCGTCGCAGTATTGCTGCGCATCCTCTTCGTTTAAAAAGTAGGAGTGATATCTTTCGCGGCGCTGCGTCTCGCCAAGCTTAATGTTAATCAGTTCAAGTTCTTCGTCTTTCTCGCCAGGAAAGAAACCGCCGCTTTCATGCAGAGCATAGTACAGCCATACGTCATCCGGCCTTCCGGTAGTTTTAATCCGCTGATGAATCTTGTACAGCTTAAGCGGCTTAACGTAATAGATATACTTTCTTTTTGCGCACTCACAGTCTTCTGTCATGTCTTTGCCGCTCGGAGACTTGAAGTGAATCTTGCGATCCTTATCACATTTGTCGCACTTTGGTCTGACATATTCATAGTTGCCCTTTACAGTCCAAGCTTCATGTTCAATACTCTCCATCAGCTCGGTCAACTTTGTTTTATTGGCTTCCTGCTTCGCGTTTCTTAGGGCTTCTTTATATTTATATTTCTCGTCTTCAAGCTCACGAAGCTTTTCAGACCAGTTCTTCTGCAAGTCAGTCAGCTCGGCGAGCTTCTTCCTAAGAGAATCGAGTTCGTCCTTGACTTCCTGTCTGACCGATTCTTTTAAAGCATCTTTCATCTCCAGTATCATTTCGTCATATTCGCCTGGACCATCCCAATAATCGTCATACATCCTTCTCTACCTCGCCGAAGTTTACTGTGAAAACCCGTCCGCATTCTGGACACTCCTGTGTGAACATACAGTATTTCCATCCTTCCGAAATACACATCTTGTTTGCACAGAATGGACAAACAACTTCAAAGAATTTCGTCTTCCTCATACCATTCTTCCTCGTCTCGGCGCATCGCCTCTTCGCGCCGAAGCTTCTGAATCATGCGATTCTCACGACACCAATCGCAGCCGCCATGGTTCCGGCAACTACAATCGAACGCTTTACTTCCCCTATACTTTTCCCTATGTTCTTTACCATGCTCAATAGCTTTATTAAGGCTCATCGGTATCCCACTCCACGTCTTTGTCCACACTTTCTGGCTGATTGTACGGGCAACTATTCCTCTGGTCACAAATGTTATGACAGAAATAGTAATCCTGCTTTGGCTCGAACTCTTTGACGGCTTCAATCCTTTTAATTGTATCTGCCGCCCACTGCAACGCTTCGTTATATTCGCATTCGTCGAACGGAATCTTGTAAACCGTTCCGTTGTTAAAGAAGTTCCAACACAAATAGTCTGGTTTGTACCCCTCTTCAATCAGGCATTTACTGTAAAGATACTGCTGGCGCTTGTACATCTGAAGTTTTTCAGCGTCGCCTTTTGTTACGTCTCCATTTTTCTTAAACTTTAGATTTGCCGACTTGTGGTCGCAGCAAATAATCTTTCCTTCATGGTCCCTGACAAGCAAGTCAACGTATCCTATAAACTTTTTACCGTCTATCTCGAAATCAACCTTTTGCTCGACGCCAATCACTTCGTAGTCGCCGTCAAGAATTCCGCTGAAGCTTTCAAAATAATCGAGGCCCTTGTAAAAATACGACTCGCGCATGTCCACATACTTATTCGGTGGAAAATCATCGACCACTTCCTCGTCGAAGCGCCGCTCATACTCGCTTGCCAGATCAAACGCATCAATTTCACCTTTGCTGTACCCTTCCAGAAGTGAGTGACAAAGCGATCCGTACTCGGCGAACGCATTATTCTCGCCGTCTTCGCACATGACGTACTTTTGATACCATCCGTAAGGACACTGGTCAAAGCTCTCCAGTCTAGAAAAAGACCAAGTCATTGTATCTAAGATAAAGTCATTTTCTTTCATTTACCCACCTTTCGAACTGGTCTAATTCGCCGTCGAATACAGCTTGCACACGCATGATATTCAATATCCTCTCGTCGATATTGACATCTTTAACACCAATGTCATGAAGCAATTCAACTTCCATTGCTTTTACTACTTGCGCACCGAGAGCCTCAAGTGTTGTCATCTAAAATCTCCTTTAATATGCATAATCACTCCATTGACAATTGAAACATCTATATTCATACTTCGGCGGATAAGACGCCAGAACAATGTCTGTTCTCTTATATATCGGCTTTCCGCATTTTGGGCACGTAATATCTGTTGCAGTGTAACCGGAATTAACCGTGTATTTCTTTTGACTTGTAAACTCATCCCACGTCATCATTGCTGCATCCTCCTTTGCAAGCACATATTATCATTAACATTTATTTTGTCAAGTTATCTGCGGTGTAGTGAAAGTCGTCAATTCTTTTAATTGTAAAAGATAGGTCTTGTCGGAACTTTTCGATATTTCCAATTGTCGATTTTATTCTAGTGATTAAATTATATAGTTGCTCGATGTTGATAACGTCTCCACATTCAGGCTTTTTAATGTTTTCTCTTACATAACTGAAGCGGCTATGCAACCCCTGGATGTTAGCCATTTCATCAAACGGAACCTCTACGATGTAATTGTCTTTTGATTCGCCTATTATCCTCATCCATTTCTCCTGTTCCACTTTGCCACAAGTTTCTCGGACGCATGGGAATCATACCATTCAAGCGGATTGCCTTCTGAATCATAACTAGCAACTACGTTAGTCACAATCTCGCTCTGAACAATTCCATGTCCGTACATATGATAGTTGCAAGCGCGACAACCGATATTCTCAAGTCTGTCACGCGCTTCCATATAAGCTTTGCCGCCGCAAAATGGACAGGGCAGCAAATTGTACTTGTCCGAAAAGTCAATCATCCTTCACCCTCCTGTTCCATGACTTGATTGCTTCTTCTTCCGTTTTGAATAGCTTACTTTCGCAATGTAGTCCCACGCAGTCTAAAGTATTACATCCGACTGTAAAGCGTCCTCTCGAATGGCTATTTATTGCATGAATCTGTATGTACGTATCTCCGCAAAACGGGCACGGTTTCAAATCACTCATTCTGTTTTCCTCTCGTTTGATCTAACGTTGCTTCAAGGTGACTCATTTTTAAATTCATAATGCACCATCCATCCTGTAAACCGCCTGTCCAATCATACAGGATGTAATTAACATATCTCGTCACCTCTCGCCCTGTGTATTTTTCTCCATCCCATTCTTTTAAATGCAGATAATCTCCGACTTTAAATTCCCTGTCATTCTTTCGCAATTCAAATGTTTTTTCTCTTGAACATACTGCATCGAAGTATTGTGGGAGTATTTTAAGCTCATGAATCATCCTGTTCACCTCTCAAGTAGGCTTCAATCCAACTCCAATAATCATTTAATGCTTTATGTGCCTTTTCGCCCATCATCCGCATAGAGCCTTCGTGGCAATCTTTATTGACTGCCACCTTCTCAACGTCATAGAGAAGTTCATCGATAATATAAATCAGTTTGTCGAGATTCTGCGTCCGCTCTCTATCAATGTCAGAATCGCCGTATGGTTCGGTATCGCCTATCAAACTTCTTGTAACTTTCAAAATCGTACCCGCATCAATCATTCTGTTTACCCATCATATCCGCTCCACAGTTCAGACAGAAATTTGCCAATACTTCCTCTCCATAAAGATCAACTACTGCACGTTCTTTGCAGTTTGAACAAATGTGATATCTGGCAAACTCCTCGTCATCAATAAAAAGCCAAGTCCCTGTCTTGCGCTCTTCGATGGTCGGAGCATGTTCGATCTTATCTATTAGCATTTTAAGTGCCTCTTTATAATCCCCATTACACATGACGATTTCCATATCAGACAGACCCAACGTATCCCCATCAATCAATCTCATAGCGTACCTCGTTCCCTCTTACAACGTTGCATCTGACAGCAAATGCCAGCGCTTTGATTTCTCCTTTCAATCTATCATTTTCTTTTCTGTAACGTTCGATTCCCTCGTTCAACTCTTCGCACACCAATCTAAAGTCTTCAATGGTTGGAGCGTTTTTTACCATTTCAGCTATCAGTTCTCTGCTGTCAAGCTTATCCCTGTAAACATGCTCCATTAATTCATCCGCATCAATCAGCCTCATCGGTTCTCCTTTCTGCATATTTTTTGTAGCGTTTTTCCCATCTCCCGAAATATTCATCGCTGTCAATTTCGCCTTTGTGAAAAGCAATTAAGTCATCAGCGCAGTCAATGCAGTCATGAATCAGAAACGGTTCTCCATCGCAGAATCCTCGTTCAGATAAGGCGAAGTCTCCCTTGCTGATCGGCGCCTCGCAATAAACGCACTTCGTATCCTTTCGAACTTTGACGAGGTGGCTATGCCAATTTCTGATGTCGCTGTCCATGTCATCGGATGGCATCTCTAAGTCATCATATTCAGCAATCTGATATTTGTTAGTCTTCATTCCCACTTCACCGCCTTTCTGCATCTGCACAAAACCAATTCCCATAAACGTCAGCACACATACGGTGCTTCTGCCGTCCATCATCTATATCAAGCCAGTGTTTGCAATCCTTGCACCTTATAATTTCCTGTGCATCCATCTGCGCTTGCTTGTATCCGTCAGTGAATCCGTCCGTGTACAAACTGGTGTCAAGATCTGACTGTGCGGACGACAAACTTGATACCATATTGTGTAGCTCAGAATATACGTTCCAATTATCTGGGGATATTAGAGGATGTAATACGTCATCAAGATATCCAAGAACATCCTGTATATCAGTTGACAGTTCCGGCTGTGCGGGTGGCAGTTCTTCCACATCATGCACCATTGCCCACTCGTCCTCTCTTTCTGAGAGGTCGTAGCTACGACTTTCGACAAGATTAATTGCCGCCTGTCGGCTAATAGTATCGTTCTTCATTGTGCTTTTTCCCTTATGGCGAACAATCTGCCGCCAATTCTGAACTCATATTCTCGTCCTTCTTTTCCGGCTTGTAGAATCTTGTACTTATTTTTCTCCATCCAGTCATTAGGCTGCGCAGATGATGGTAAGCCTTTTATCGTGATAATTGCATCTCTTATGCCATCCGCACGAAGCGGAATGTCTTCGTTATAACTTTCGTCTCGTTCAAGCACATCAATCGCATCTTGTCTGCTGATTGTATCCCCGTTCGTCCTTGGCTTTTCTCCAAGACCGTATCCAAGGTCTGCAAGCTGTCGGATGGCTAAGTCTCGCTCCCATTTTATCTGCTCCATGTATCCCCTGTCGAGCTGTGCGGTTTCTCGCCTGTTCCATGCTTCAACCGCATCATGGTCAGACATATACGGCATTTGATTGCAACACCCGTTAGTACATTTGACCAGCCACCCACTTGACGATAGACCAGATTTGAAATAGCCCGGTGCGACTATCAATTCGGCCTTATTACCACAGAATGGGCACGGCTTCAAATTATATTCACTCTCCATCATCTACTCCTTGTAATACAGTCCTCCGTAGTTGGTTCCCTTCTGATTCAGAAGTATCCGCTTTACCCGTGTGATGTCCATGTCCACCGTGATGCTGAGCGTTCCGTCTTCCATCATGGTAGGTACATTTATGTCCTTGGCTGGCATCTTTTGAATAACGGCATATGCCTCTTCCTTGATGCTACTCATCTACACGCCCTTTAATCGATGTATACAAAAGAAACGCGATAAATAAAATTGCGCATTCTTTGAAATCGCCAATTACAGACAGGGCCGCACATAACGCAGCAATAAAGCACAGTAAAACGTATAAAATCGTCATGATATATTCATCATCAAACATAAGAACTCACCTTAGACACAGTCTTTTTTTCTCTTTATACAACTCATCCCATCGAGCCTTGCCGTGGTCGCACGGACTTGCCTTCTCGTCTGGGGAAACATTCGGATCCTTTATATAGTAAACGTTGCAAAACGGTTTCAGTTTGGCAACATTGTCGTAAATCTTGTCCTCCGGAACATCGCTGTCGAATGCAATTATCACATTCTTAATTCCCATTCTGATAATTATTGCAATTTGTGCATCATTTAGGTGACTTGTCTCGGCAGACACACAATTGGTATACCCCCACCCATAAAGCTTGAAAACGCTCTTAATTCCTTCGACAATTATCATAGTTTTGGACGACAGAATTGACTCGCGATTCTCGTGCATACCCTGGAAATAGTCTGTCGTGCCTATTTTTTCGTAGTTCTGGTATTTTGCGATGCCGAGCAGCTTATAGTTTTTAAATCTCGTCCGCCCCTTAACTCCAATCAATCTGTCTTCATTGTCATACACCGGATAAACGATTCGATTTGCCGCCTTGTCGATGCGAACACCGAATTTGTCCATGACTTCCGGCAGAATTCCTTCTTCAATCCACTCGTGCGGCTCGCCATCCTGGCGTTCAAACTTTTCTAAATAATTAGCGTCAAAGTATTTTCGCTCAACTGGTTTTTCTTCCTCTTCGGCTCTGATTTTCACGCAGTTTTTAAAAAATCCAAATGAACTGCTGCGCTTTTTCTCTGTCAGTTCTGTTCCTGTTATTTTGCAAAGCTTTTGAACTGCTTGATAATATGTTAGGTGTTCATAAGTCATCATCCAGTTGATGATTCCGCCGCCTTTATGGCAAGAAAAGCAGTAAAACATGTTCTTGCTAGGGGTGATTGAAAGCGACGGAGTCTTATCAACGTGCAGAGGACAGTGCGTAACGTAGTTGTCGTTGCCAGACCGCTTGAAGTCGAACCGCTGCGATGCGTAGTCCAGAAGATCTACCTTCTTACATATCTCATCAAGCTGATCTCGATCAAACTGCATTACTATCTCCTTTAATCAAACGGCAGTGTCTCAGGAATCTTGTGCTGGGCTGCGCCGCTAATTTTCATTGTAGCCTTCTGGAAAATGACATCTAAATAATCGTCGTCGCCGACTGTTGACATACCGTTTCTGTTTTTGTCGACTCGGATCAGGAAATTTCCTGACTCAATACCGTCTCTTGCGATCATTTCTGGCGTCTTCTCTTCCCATCTGAGCAGCGCATCCGCATATCTGACTGGTTTCTGCGAATCTGCAACGCCGCCAGTCTGCTCATTCATCTGTAGTCCTGCAATTACCGGAACATTGATTTCAGTGCTGATTACATTCTTCAGAAAGTCTGTCGAAAGACCAAGTGACTGCGAAATCTCTGCCGCGCCATACATTGCCCCAGGTTTTATGTAGTCAAAGATGACAAGTCCAAGGCCAATTTTATTCTTCCATTTGCGAACAAGACCTTCGATTCTGAACTTGTCAAACGTGTTGACGTATTCGTGAATCAGCGGAGCTTTTTTAAGAGTATTAATTGCTTCCTTTACTCTGGTCTCCTCGTTGCCGACAAACTGCCCAGTCTTTACGTTGTGTACCGTTACTCCGCTCAGCGAAGCGATTGCTCTCGGCAGCCAGACTGAATCCGTCAGCTCCGTATCTATTAATAATGTAGGAACTTCAAGCTTGACTGCTTTATGCAGCGCCTCAGCCAAGAAAAACGACGATTTCCCTCGCCCCGTAGCTCCGGCAACAAGCGTCAATTCCCCAGGAACCAGTGTCAGATACTCGTTTAACCTGTCGATTTTAAACGGAATACCATATCCTGCCGGAGTTCGCTTGTCGCAGATGTCCTGCCAGATTGAATCAATCTTCTCGCCCAGAAGAACCGAATCAGCGCCGTATGCGTATCGATCCGTGATGTCGCTGATTCCCTTGTTGCAGAAATCATTCAATTCCGTTAGGTTAACGTTCGGATTCTCGCACTCGTTTCCAAGTCGAAGCGAAAAATCTCGCAGTTCTCGCCGAAATGCGTAGGTGATAATCTGCTCTTCAAGGATTTTGTATTCCTCGTAGCTTCCGCGAGCAGCATACTTACTCATCTCTACATAACGCGACATGTCAGCAAGGTCGTGCTCTTCCATTACCCGTTTTACCGCATTGTTGGAGGCAAGAACGGTCTCAAGATTCAGCGCATCAATGGTCTCAACTCCCTTATTAGCGAGCGTTTGCACAGCCCACATAATGCACTGGTTATCTTTGGCGTAGAAAAAGTTTGGCCGGATATTATTTTCTACAAGAAGAAAATGAGGATTAGCGATGACGGTAGCAAGATAAGTCGCCTCAAGCTGTGCATCAAATAGTTTCTCTTCTCTCATCTCAGTATCCTGTTAAATCCGGCCTTTCCGTTTTTATTTTTAAATCCATCAACCTTCGTCATGTCATCATTAACAACAAACATGTCTTGACGGACGGTGATTTTCGGTTTCTTCGATTCTTTGTATGCGGCAATAGCGTCGTTGTCTTTTGCCACATAGTATAATCCTCCTGGATTCCGCAGATTCCACCGATTGTTAATGCACCACTTTAAGCAGAATAACAACTGCTCTGCCGGAACTCCGTTTTGAAAAACAATATTGTTAACAATTCTGCGTAGCTGATTGAAAATCGGTGAAGGATCAACGCAGTCAGCCCACAGTTTCAGAATATTGTCGATACATTCCTTTTCCTTGTAACAGTCTGCATGATAGTAGGTTGTTCCGTTCGGCGTGACCGCCTCTTCATCCGGTACATCGCGGCTGTTATGATGGCAGTGTGTATATTTACATTTCTTCATATGCACTCCTTAGATATGGCAGTCAACAAGTGTAAGATACCAGTTGTTCTCAATGGCAGGTTTGATATACCTCTCCATAAAATTTAAATCCCACTCCAGAGATTCTTCGGGCGTCTCGGAGGTCATTGCAAACCATCCCATTTTTCCTTTCTCGTGCCACTCTCCGTCCGGAGTTACAACAGACCTGAAGATGGGGAGGCTTCGAATGGTTGCGTATGTCTCTTTATCTTTATAGAAGTCAATGTAATACTGCGGCGAATACCACATCTCACCGTTCCGTTTTTCTACATTCTCTTCCCACCACTCAATAGATTCCTTATACTCTTCTTTGTTCCGAGACAGATCAAGTTTAGATGCGTATCCCTCGTCAACCGCTTCGCCCTCTTTGTTTCTTAACAATCCATCCCAGCGTCCGCCGTAAGACCACCAGTCCCACTTAGATTTTGGGTTGTACGTTGAAAGGATATTGCCGTCGGCGTCTACATTTCCGTCGTAATCATCGACCATTTCCTGGTACAGTTCTTCATCTGACTTCATGATATGCTTAAAGCACCGCTCCGCCATTTCTTTTGCATCGTCACGCTCCCGATGCGTTGCCCAGTATTTCAGATTTTCAAGAGAAGAATCTCTCTGATACTCGATTGCTTCTTCTCTTGTGTATCTCACATACGGTTCGACTTCTATGTTTTCGTTGTAAGGTGCAAGCAAATCTTCAATATCTTTGCCGCCATTTTTACTCATGACTAAAACTGCATAATGACTCATTTGTATTTCCTTTCTTCCTTTAGAGATAGGTTTCCCCACGCCGCTAAGTTGCTGACGTGGGGATTATAGGTGGGGAGGGGTTTAGTTAAACGGCAGTTCTTCCTCTGTTGTTCCTGCAATTTCCGCTGTCGGATCGTACTGCGGTCTCGACTGCGACTGCTGCTGTTCCGGTACTTCGAAGGTGAACACCTGGAAGTTTGTGTATGTTCTGCCTTGCTGTTTGTTGTAAGTTTGAGTAGCCGCTACATCGCCGAGCCGGATGCTGTCTCCGACTTTCAGTCCTGCGGCCATCTGGTGTGCCTCGCCGATGAACCGTACATATCCGCCGAAATCCTGCTCGTATTCTCCGGTGTCTTTTCTCTTGTGCGAAGTGGAAATCCTTGCGTCGGTGTATGTTCCTCTGTCGCTCGTTTTCAGTTCCCAAATCTTAGCATATGCTCCTGTTCTAAAAGCCATATATTAAATCTCCTCTTGATCATCTCGCCACACCTCGTTTGCCGAGTAAAACAAGATTATGTGTGGCGTTCCTTCTTGTTTTAATGCAATTTCATAGGCATCGAATGCCGATGCAAATGTTGATTCGTCTACTATTATTTCAATTCGCTTCTTCATGACAGAGGCGGCACACCTTTGATTGCCGCAAGACACTCCTTTGCCTTGTCGATTGATTTGATAGCGTTTGGGTTGCCAGAAGCGACAAATGACTTAAGGACTTCCATGAGTCTTTCGTTCTTCGTTCCGCCAAGTTCTTTGCAGAGAGCGATAATATCCGTCTTAATCAGTTTAAGTTCGTCTTCAGGTAGCACTTCCTGCTCTTCAAATTTTTTCGGTTCCTTTACAGTTGCGGGAATGTCGCTACTGTTTGCCCACTCATAAAGACGCTCGCCATCTTTTTCCGTCAGCACATCGTAGCGGCCGTCGAAGAGGTGTGTGTTGTCCTTGTCCGGCGAAGCGACGTGCGTTGACTGTTCAATCACAAATGACACGGTATAATTATATGAGGCGTCTTTGTCGGTCTGACCGCCGAGACCCACCTTGCGCGGGACCTGTTTTCCGTTCTGCTCTTCAAGAATCCACTGATCTTTTCCTCTTGCAGTAGAAATGATGTGGATGGGTGAAAGCAGAATCTTTTCCGTATATGCTTCATGTCTCGGTTTGATTTTTCCCCAGTTCGTAAACGAATTTCCAGGCATTCTGTCGTGGATTTTATTCAGTTCGAGCCATTCATGCGTAATACTGTCAATAATTAGAACCTTGTATCCGGCATTGACAGCTTCTTCGATAGCATCAATGTACTTTTCGGGCGTATACGGCTCTTCAATCTGAAGTAAATCATAATCGTATTCGTTACTGTAATACAAATCACGAGATCCTTCTGTTCCTATATAAGCGATATCACTTCCGCATTTATCTGCGATTCCCTTTGCAAGTCTCAGTGCCGAATAGCTTTTGCCAGACCCCGACGGGCCAGTAAGAAGCACCTTTAACCACACCTGTTCTCGTTTGGCTTTCTTAAATCCTGCCATTCAATTTCCTCCTATAATCATAATACCAGTCTGTTCTGTCCGGCTCTTCATAATACCCAATAACATTTATATTGTCACACGTTGGGCAACGATAAAGCTTGGTGTCATATCCGCTACCCTTAAAGTCCCACCAAGCTTTTGCCTCTTCTATATGAAATTGCATTCCGCAACTGCTACATATCCGTTCCATTTGGCTGCCCCTCTCAATGTAACTTGAGAGACGCCTTCGGATATATGTAGCATTCATTCCATTCGCCAATCTTTTCCGGCTCAAGAACGTGTCCGGTCTTAAGATCTACGGCGTACTTTCCATCACCCTTCAGATACGAAATGCCGTCCATTGTAAAAACGGTTCCGTTTCTGATTTTCTCAAATTCTATGCTTCTTTTCTTCTCGGCTTCAAGTACATACATCGTCATTAGTCCTCGTTCTTGCTAAGTTCTGCTTTTGCCTTGAAAAGGAATCCGAGTCCCGCTCCTTCAAAAAACAGGTCATCGAGGGCGTCTGCGTCGCCGCCATTCCTAATATACTCGTCGGTCATTCTGAAAAGGTCATCCATTAGGACATCGAGTTCCTTTTTGCGCTTCTTAATGACATCCAGCTGATCCGCGGCATTTGATTTTTCTGCTTTCTGAAGTGCCTCAATTGTATTGTACATTTTCTTTGTTACTTCGCTATAATATTTCATAAGCAATTTTCTCCAATCATAATATCTGTTATATTTGCATCTTCAAACCTAGGTTAAAAGGAGATATCCTCTCCTTCTGTCCTAAGTATATCAATAACATTTACTTTGTCAAGTCTACATCAAACTGAGCATGATGTCCGCTCCGGTAGCCTCATTATAAATGGTGTAATCCTCTTCAAATTCATCTTTTGTTAATAAGTAATTATCAATTCCGTATATGTTTATGCCGCAATCTTCTGTTCCGATTCTAACGTCATCGTCATAAAATTGGATGTCCGCCGGAGTGGCGTCGAAATTAATCTCAGCCACTCCTGGAAAATATGCAGAAACAACGATTTGATTACAGTCCAAGCTCTTAAGAAAATCTGACGCTCGCAATTCTTCATCCTTTCAAATATGATTCATACTGTTTGTAGAAGCTGTATGGATCGATATTATAATTAAATCTTTCTTTTATTTTATCTACGTTGTTATTGAGATATGTTCTAGTATCCTGTCCGCTTTCCTTTGCAGCATAGTTAATGTAGTCACATAATCCAGCAATCCAAATTGCGTTGACAGACATCCATTTGCTGATTCCGAGAGCATTGAAGCACCTTTTAACTCTATTATGCACTTTCCGTGCCGCGTTTACTCGCTGCCTTTCTTGATCACCAAATGAATTGACCGCATCCTTAACGACCAAATCGGAAGGTCGCAGATGTACAACGCCCCTATTGCCGCTCATAGATATATATTCCGTTTCCTCTACGGCGCTCCGAATAAAAGCAAGCAATTCCTTGGATGCCGGAACACATTTCCCTCTGCTTGGGATGAAAATTGTTTTGTTTTCGTAATCGACATCGCCACCTTTCATTTCATATATTTCACGATAACCTTCTCCCTTAATGCCTTCGTACAAGGCGAGAAGAATAGCCTTGTCGGAAGGGTTGTCAAGTTGTCCGCACCATTCCATCACGTCCTCTCTGTGAATTTCGCGCTTGTCTATCACCGCGAAGTTGACCATATTCTCAAGATCTGATTTGCGTATTTCCAAGAAGTGATTCTGAAAATCTATTACATATCCTTGCTGCAAACACCAGTCCGTATACCCCGTGTAATATGATTTCACAACCATTGCCCTTCCTAATGATGTAAAATTTAATGTGCGAAACATATTTTCTATTTCGCTTGCAACGAAATTACATAAATCTTTTTCTAATGATTCTTCAAATGGAGCAGATGATTTAAATGCCGTTGTCAGCGATGATACTGTGATGGAACTGCCCGCCGTCTTCTCTTCTATGAATTGTAGTTTACGCTCCTTGTTGTACATTTGTTTGTACACCCTTTCTAAATGATGGATTGAATTTCTTTTACCTGAGCCTTTCTGGGTCTTCTAACCGAAAACATGTTTTTATCAAGCTGATTCATGCTTGCCAAACCGTTTTGTACATGCAAAACCATTTCCGCACTATCTTCGAATGTTCTTGCACAATACACTATCAACATTAGCTTTGAGTAATTCAATTCTCCGATGTCCGGAATAGCATCACATATGGTATTTAACTTCTTATATAAGTCATTCTTGATTCTATTGACTGTTTGGCGCTCCTGTCCGCTCTTAACATCCTTTCCCTTCACGTAGAAGAATGAAACTATACATGCAAGATCAGCGAAGTTGACCAGTCCGCCGTCTCTCCGTATGTTTCCGCTCCAACAGAAATTGTAGTCTTCTTCATTGAGCGCTCTTACCACACTGTTTGCGATGTCATACCTATTTAACGAAGCAGACTCAATTGCCGCCATTTTCGTTTTCTGATCTTCCTGAAATATGAACTGCTGAGTTTTGTCATCTCGAAAACTAACGAGACGCAGTTCCATATTAAAGTCAGCTCCATCTTCTTCGTACAGTTTACGCAGCGCAAGAAGTCTATGGTATCCGTCTGCAATGTCGAAGTAGTCAGCTGATTTTATTAACAACGTTTCACTTTGCTTGTCATATAAATAATCCGCATCCACCGGAATGTTGAGCGTTATAGTGTTAGGAATATAACGACCAAGCTTCATCAAATCATGGATTTGCTTTACCGCATGCTGATTGATTGCAATTCTGTATGTTACATTTCCGCCTCGCACAATTCTTTTCATCACGCGCTGCGCATTTACGTTATAGTGAATCAGCTGTGCGTTGTACAAACCGACCAGTTCGCTTACTGATATTTTCCCTATCCACTGATCTTCTGTTATTTGGATGCAGTGGAATTTCATAGGGAACTTTACCCTCTCCTTGCTAAACTTCTGTTTACTTAACAGATTAATCTGTTCTTCGGCAAAGCTTTTCTTCACAAGACGGCTTCCATCAATCTGATCCATTGCGTAATACAAAGCGAACTTTTCTAGAAGAGACGCGTTTTCAATGCTCATTCTTCCGGACACAAAATCCATCGCTCTGCCACCTTGCATTCCAAATTTCTCGGATACAATCTCGACAAGCCTGCTTGATTTATCTTTGTCGTAAGCGTAATCTGTTATCTTCATTCTCTCACCGCCTTTCATTTTCGATTATATTCGCATCTGCTCAAGCTGTCAAGAATCCGTTCATGATTTCTGCGGCCTTTCTCTTCTCTTCTCCGGCAGTTACTACATAGCGCGCAGTCGTTGTTGCCGAAGCGTGCCCAACTGCTCTGCGAACGAATTCGATGTCTCCGGTGGCCCCATAAAGAATGCTGCAATATCCACTGCGGAGCTTGTGCGGACTAATCCGTTTCCCTATTGCTCTTTCTGTGTATTTTGCTACCAAATCATACATCGTTGAACTCGCCATACGATTGCCGTGGTCGGAGATAAACAGATGTTTGTCGCCCATTCCCTTGTCAAAGTCGCTTCGGACATCTAGCCATTCAGATATTGCATCAATCACTTCGTCAGAGAGAACGTACTGGTGCCGTTTACTTCCCTTATCTATGATGATTAATTCCTTTTTATCAAAGTCAATGTCATCAATCATAATGTTGGCAAGTGCAGTCTTTCTCATTCCGGTGTTCATAAACAGAATAAGTATGGCCCTGTCTCTGTTACGGCGCGTAAGATTTATTTCGTCATCCACTGACGAAATAATTTTGCGGAAGTCATTTGCATCAAGGCGAATCCTGTGCTCGTTAATCCGATCAAGGTCGTGGTTCTTTGGCTTGTCAATAAACTTCGCGTAGTTCTGTTCAATCATTCCATGGTCTGCAAGGTATCCGAGAAAACTATTAAGGCAGCACCAGACTGTTGCCTGATAAGAATCTGATGTGTAACTTATCTCTCCGTTTACATTCTTTGTCTGAATCGACATGAAGAATTTAGCCACCGCCGTTTCCGTTATTTTTGATGCGGCTAAATCCTTCGTGTTCGAATCGATAGATGTTAAGAAGTTGTTGATTTTATTGACATAATCGCATCTTGTGGCCGCAGTTTTCTTTGACGCCTTCATGTTTAGATACCAGGAATTTACGTAGTCTGGCATCGTTTTCAGTTTCGCTTCCGCCGTGCGTTCGATTCTTAGTTCGTTGTCAATTCGTCCGTTCATTTTAGACTCCTTCCTTATATACATATATCATCTAACATTTCGATTGCTCTTTCAATATATTCAATCGCCTCAGACATATTGTCAATCGACTCTTCCGAATCTTCTCCTCTTTGAGAGCTTTGCAAGCCTTCTGGCATGGAATCGAATGCCATTTGTTCGTCATCTAGTATATCGTTTAACTTGCAAACTACGTTTTCGAGTTCATCATGTATATTCATAATCTTTTTACGTCTTTCTCTATTCATTACGACATCTCCTTTATAAAAGAAAAATAATTTTTCTTATTAGTTGTAAGAACTTTGTTTATCATCATAGTTAGTTCTGTTCCATCGAGATACTGTATGATTGCATAGTTGCCATCTTCTATTAATTCAAAGCATTCCTTTTTAATGTCTTCGCCATTTCTTAACATTATTTTATACAACAAATGCGCATAACATTTTGCCTTAAATTCCTCATTAAAGCATTTTATTCTCGTATTTTTAATTCCATTAAATACACCTACAAAGTATCCATTTTGTATGTTGTTTTGACCGCATTCAATATAGAACCAATCACCATCTAAATGTTTAAGAAAGAATTGTTTCTTTATGTTTTCATTTTTAAAACCAAATTCATCAATTGAGTATAATGCGTCACAATCATTCGCCATCTCCGAGATGAACGCATTGCATGTTTCCATAAAGAACTCATCTGCTTTTGGTTTCTCTTCAAAAACGAGCAAATACGCTACTGCTCCATCGCAAGTAAGAACATAAAACATCTTAATTGTCATCTCCTTCGTATACATTGGCGTATTTCTTTATTGATTCACGTATTGCTTTCGAAAAACCATTGTGCATTTCCATATATTTCTTAGCATTTCTTAACTGTGTTTCATTTAATTCTTCTATATTAATAATTCTTTCAAATTTAGCATCCTGAATGTTCACTAATGCTATTGCCGCTCCAAGATCAACATATCTCTTAACATAACACTTTCCCGTCTCCATGTCTTTCCAATGCTTTCCGGCATATCCGTCCGGATGGCATCTCCAATTATCTCTAGGATCGTAACAATAAAGCGTTTCTCCTTTCGCAATTGCTTTTTTTCGACCATCTTCGTCGTATCTCTTCCTTAAATCCCGTGTAACATTTCTATAAGTTCGTCCAGTCATGGGGTTATATTCGATGGTATCACCTGTAAATAGATCATGTTTATAGGCAACCACGACATCATCTGAAACCCTTGCTTGATACCCGTTACGAGTTGTATATGTTTTGTATCCATTTTCGATTGCGTTTCGCTTGCTACGTTTTTCGCCCGAGATGTTACGCGACGATCTCACAACATATACAACTATAGAAATAAGTATCATATACACAACAAACATTCAACCTCGTCTCCTTTCTACACAAATTATATCTATAACCTTTAAATATGTCCAGCACTTGTTAGAGCGTCCCTAAGCGCAGCTCTGCACTCGTCGTCATTCGCCATAACAAATTCGCCTGCATCAAACCACCACCCATCAGTTTCGCTTTTACTTGTGCGTACTTTGAAACAATTACCTTCCGCATCATACTCGTCAACTACACCGATTGCACCCTGTACATATTCGTTAATGCCGCATCCGGCAGGATAATCAACGATGATTTTTACAACTTCTCCAATCATATTATCTTCCATCTCCTTCCATGCAAGCATAAATCAAATCAAATGTATGACGTGCTTCCTTTACAGTAGTGGCGAGTTTATCTACGAGATCCGCATGTCGCTCGTCGTCGATTTCGGGAATGGTGCGAACCCAGTCTTTGATAAATTCACACTGATTTTTCATGTTCGACAGGCAATCGATCATAAAAACTTTGTTGTTTCTGGTGCACCGCTGCGCATCCGGAAGGTTCAGCTCATCCTCAAGTGTGTACGGTTTAAGACCATAGAGCTTATCAAGAGTGCTCATTATAATACCTCCTTCTTAATCAAAATCCACATAGTACCAGCCGGTATACTCGTCGACCTCGCCGTTTCTCTCATCTTCAATTGGATCGTAGTATCCGGTTCTGACATAAAAGAAGCCAAGCGCATCAAAGAAGTCGGCAATCACTTCGGCTCTCTGCTCCGTGTCGCAAAGCAATTCGTTTCCTTTATAGCAGAAATGAGTCTGCTCGCTCGGCGAGAAATCCATTGCTGCGGTGATGGCCTCCCAGGTCCACTTTGCTAATTCCTCTCTGTCGTCGATGTCAATTATCATCTGTACATCTCCTTTCCTTACCAATTGAATTCAAAGTTTTCAAAATCGCTTTCTTCACAGAACCCATGCTTTAACAGCTTATTAAGCACGAATTTGTAATTCTGCTCTGCTTTTCTATAGGACTCCGCAGTACCGTCTAAAACGTAATATCCGTCAAAATCAAATTCAGTTCCCCCGAACACAAAAAAGTCGACCCAATAAGCTGTTGGGGGATCAATGTCGGGATTGTTCCCGTCACCCCATCCCTTGCCAGTGGAAATTTCATTAAATTCTTTAATTGTGTCATCAACTAAAATTCTCATATTATTCCGCCTCCCAAATCATATGCGTGTCGTTTGACTCAACAAGTTCGTAATCCCAGTTACAAGCCTCAACCATCATCTGTTTCGCTTCATAATAATTCCAAAATGTATGGCAGCTAATCAGATATCCGTTGGGAAGTCTGTAATTTATAATGTAAAACTTATTCATAATCTTCATCCTCCTTGTCAAACCCAAGCCAATCAAAGAGTTCAAGAGCGACCAGTTCCTTTTCGTCGCAACCACAGTAGTCTGTAAGCGTTTCCCTTACATATCCCACGTCTGTATAGCCCAAATCTCTATCAATATAGTCTCGCAGAATATCCGCCGTCCGTTCCTGCGTGATTCCCCTGGCGAGATATCCGTATTCCGTAATGATGTACGGAATAACGTCATTGATGAGGCTACATTCCTGGGCGATTCGCCGAGCACACCGAACCATCGCCTGAGAAAACGAGTCGGTCATGAGCGCATTGCCTTTCACGGATTCGATTTCTTTGTCAGTGATTTCTTTTGCGTTGTCCATTCCAACCTGCCCAAGCAAATAGCTGACAACAGCAAGTCCAAGACGCCCGTCGAATTCTGCGTTGATGATTTCTTTAACTTTGTTATTATTCATATACATACTCTCCTTTTTCATTTTCATAGTACGTCATATTACCACCTCGTATTATCAAGTATAGCCTGTAAACAACTTGCTCCAGTTTCAAGTTCGTCTTCAAGACCGGAAGTCTGACCGCCGACTTTTCTCAGCGCATCAACGACGTCGCGAATCGTAAAGATTGCCGATTCAATTCTTTCCCTTCCATCGTTATCAAATTCAACTATTGTATATGCGTTTGCTGTAATCATTAGCACACCTCCAATTCATATTCTTCATGAACATCATAGTAATCGTCGTCACACCGCCAAACCCACTCGTTCTCCCTTCCAAACTCACGGCACTCGGTCAAGTCTCCGGTGAACACAACATACTTGTAATTATAAGGATCTCTGTAGAACACATTGCAGAGGTTTCCAATGTCAAAGTACGGATGGTCTCCTTTAGCAACAGCGTAATCGTATAACCCATCTGTATCATCGCAGGTATATTCTTCCAAATACCAGACTTCAAACCCATAATCGACATGCGGCGAAATTCTCTCTTCGAACCACTCTTCAACGACCGCTTCGTCGAACATCATGTCACACACGTTATCTGCATTGCATTCGCTTTCGCTGAATAGTCCGGTAGAATCGCAGTAGATGGTTACCTCAAGCTTTCCTTCTTTATTAAACATCTGGATACATTTCCTTTCTGTACTCGTTGTCGCGCAGCCAGTAATAGACGCTCGGCTCGCAATTCTTTCGGATGTCTTCCATCGTGTATGCGTGTCCGTCCGGCGCAAACAGCTCGTCGACATAGTCATTATCACTCATTCCGTTTTCGATTATCATATCTGCAACCGCTTCTACCTCGTCGCCGATGTTCTCGTCTGCGTACGTTTCGAACCAGACTTCTTCGTTTGCGCTGACAACATACCGGATGCCGCACGTCTCATGCGCCGTCTGATAATCACTTCCGTAAAGATTAGGATTACTGATATATACGATCGCTTCTTCGTTCATCCCATCAAGGATTTTCTTAAGTTCTTTTACTCTCATTCTTTATATCTCCCTCTTTTGCAGCTGCTAAACGTTACTCCGCACATTGTTTCCGTGTGCCAGTCACATGTCTGTTGAGGATTATCGTCAGCATGTAAGCATGCGTCGCAAAGGAACATTTTCTTTCCGCATTCATCACATTCCGCAATATAACCGCGCTTTTCAACGTCCCAGTTTAAGACGTGGTTTTCATGGTAGCAGTGTGGGCAAATCTCAACTAGTTCCGTATCCGGAAGGTCAACGGTGACGGTTTCGCTTACAACGTCATCATAGAAGATGATGAAGTCGGCAAGCATTCGAGCGATGCAATCAACATCTCTCGTGTGAGATTCGCAAAAATCTCCAATTCTTTCATCATACTCGCTGATGGCGTAATGTTTTACATAGGCCTGTCCGCCGTAATGCCCAATTAAGTACTGAAGATTGTCCTGACCGAAATCTTCGATCATCTTGACGCCGCACCATCCACCATACAAATTAGCTTCATCAGCCGTTCCGTTTGCGAAGTCGATTGTTTCTCCGCTTCGCATTTCGTATACGAGTTTTGCCAGATCCATCAGCTTCATTTCCTTATACATATGCACCCTCTCCTTTTGTTAAATGTGCACAACGTTTTCTCTTTATGCATAATTATTCATCCAACTTCCTGCGAGACATATTGCCCAAGATCCTTTCTATTGATCTCTTTGTCTGGCACATAATAGAAGATAGAATCATCAATATGCTCTGCCTCTTCGTCCCTGTACTTTCCATTGGGGATTAACTCTCGCTCTAAAGATTCGGTTCCGATTAAGCGGTTGCCCCAACCTTCGACATATACCCATTCGACACGCCAGCACTTTCCGTTGTATTCAATATAATCAATCATTCGCCCACCTCCACTTCTTCAAGGACGACGTCAATGTACGTCTCGTCCGGATCCGCTTCGCCTTCATACGGATAGATATTTAAGTCGCTTGCGTTCAGTGTGTCTTCCTGCAAGTCTCGCGCATAATCCTCGTTGAGAAAAGCGCCGATGATTTCCGTTGAGCATCCTCTGTAGCCGAGATCATCTACAACATCTTTTCCGTAAAGCGTTTTACTTACCACATAAATCGTCATATGTTTTTCTCCTCTGTCTGCGTTTTACATCTGCTTGTAAAAATTCCATACACCTAGCTTTCCTTTTGCCTCAATTGGCGTAATTAATTCGACATCTTCAAGCTTCCATGCATATCGACCAACTTCGTAAAAGCCGAGATTGTATTCTGTTTCATTTTTCTTAATGGCGTTTACAAATTCATCGTCCATGTAGATACAATCAGTCAGCTTTGCCTTCAATACAATATGACCAAGTGGCAATTGCGGAACTACAGTTACGTCACTGTGTAAAAGCGTCTTTGCCGTGTGGACGTAAATCTCTCCTCGGTAGTTCGTCTTCCAGCTTCTGGTTTCGTAATGCTTCAGTCCCAGCATGATCGGTGTCACATACGGTTCCCTTATGGTAATGACTTTCATTGGTGCTCCCTTCTGCCTATTATCCGACAAACCGATCTGGAACCGGATGATTCTTGTCGCACACAATCTTGAAATCTGTTTTGGCTGTATACATATACACTTTCTTGTCGCTACCCATAAACATTCCCTTTAACATCTCGTCGATGTACGGCTTCAGCACATCAGATTCGAGACTTGCTTTTGTGAGACGTTGCGCAAAAGCCTGTGCGCTGTAATGCCAACCATCAGTTACACATACAAGGCTCGGATATCCTTTCTTGAAATACTTGTTGTAGGTCTTCTCGTCCTCTTTGAGTGCCAAAAGATGACCCATAAAGATGGCTGGATCATCTTGAAAGTCTGCGTATTTATCTTCCTTCGGATACCCTTCCGCAAACAGTTTCGCTCGCTGCGCAACAATCTTCTCGCAACCGTCGAATAAATCGGGTCCGCCCCAGGAATCCTGCGACCAGAAGCCGACCTTCTTTCCATCACACCATACGTCTCCCTGTGCAATCTGCGCTCCTTCGTGGTCACGAAATGTTTTGAGGTTCTTAATTTCAATACCGTTGATAGATGCCATAATTAAATCTCCTTTCGCTTAGACACCCCGTGTCGACCAGTAGTAATCCCACTCGTCACGGTCATTCTCATGCAGCGCCTCTTCCGTTAAGCAGTATGGTGTTCCTTCTTCATACTTCTGGCAAACCGCCGCTTCTTTTTCGTACTCCTCATCTGTCGTCACCATCTCGTACCACATACAGTAATCGATGCCACTCCAACTGCTCCACGCACGATGTTCACAGTTAGCACAGCTCCGCTTTGTCATACTCTCTTACCTTTCCCTTCAGTTCTTTTAATGTCCTCGCCCGAAGAGTCGTTCCGTCACCCATGAATGCGAAGTAACTAAAGATTCCATCCTTGTGAAGCCGAGTAATCTCGGCTCCTTTATACGGTTTCAGTTCACGAACAGTTCTGTAATTAGCCATTCATTTCCATCCTTTCCGCAATCCACTTCACCATTTGCCTTAACGACATCGCTTTCTCGTAGAAAGCAACAACGGCAGGTAATCCCCATTCCTTCACTGCTTCGTAGTCGGTCAGTTCGAAGCGCCCCGACTGATCCATCCACGGATTTGACAGGTTGACAAATTCTGTTTCTACCGTCACCTGTTCTTCGTCCGGAAGATTAAAGTTGTACTCCGCGAACTCCTTTACCGCATCTAACAAATAATTCTTCATAACATTGTCCCCTTTCTTGGCAATCAGCCAATCCTAGTGATATGTTTCATCGCATCAATCAGAATTCCGTAGCAGCTGTCTCCGTTAATCGGCTGAATGATTCCGAACTTCGGCGACTGATCCTTCCATCTGATGCAGATGCACTCGTCATTTCCGACCGGAATCTCTCCGTTTGTCTTAACGAACTCTTTCTGTTCCCACTCGGGGCGGTCGAAGTGATACGCTACATAACCACGCTCAATGACAAGGTCTTCGAGTGCGCGACACTTACGGCAGAATGTTTCCATTTCCTTGATAAACTCGATTCTGTTTTCCATGATCAATCCTCCTCAGCTGTTGCCGTATATTCCATTTCCGTTTCTTCCCAATCAATCTCATCGTCAAAGACAATGTCTTCAACTCCGGCGATTGGATAATAATATTTCCGCACAGCTTCTGCGGCGCTATCTGCCTTGATGGTGATGTACCCTACATCAACTGTGTTACGGACAACTTTTACTACGTAGTTCTTCATTTGCATCCCTCCTCGCATATATCTACAATGTGTTCACACAGAAGCACCGGAATCTTCGACCGCTCGACACTTCCCTTTAACCCCTGGGTTCCTGTTCTCGCACCTCTTGGCGCAGCAACGTGGTCAGGATCTCCGTTCTTGCTCGGCGGCAAGAACTTCGGGTCAGGATGATTGGTCCACAGGTCGGTAGGTTTAAGACGTCCCATTACAAGCCACTCTTCTTCCAACTTGTCTCCTTTCGAAAGATTACACGTAGGGCATGTCCACTGAACATTATTTGCTGTATGTTTTCCTCCACGAGAAATAGGGATGATGTGGTCGATGTGTTTTCCGCTTTCGTTTAAATCACAGCCACAATATGCACACTTGCCATCCTGTTCATCGAAAAGATACTGTTTAAACTCTTTCGTTACGGTGCCATCGTCAACCTTCGCTATCTGTTCCTTTCTTTCTTTCATCTTGTCATAAAAATATTCTTTGTTTTCTTCGCGATACCTTTTTCCTTTTAAATACAGTTGTTCTTTATGGGTCTCCCTGTATCTTTGCTGTTTCTTAAACTCTACTTCAGGGTTTTCCTCCCTATATTTCTTATCTCGCTCTCTAACACGCTCTCTATTTTCCGCTCTCCATTTGTTAAGTCTATCTCTGCACTCCTCTTTGTTTCTGACATAATAATCGTGACTGTTGTGTGCTATACACTCTTTACAATATGTCGTAAGGCCGTCCTTCCTATGCGAGTTCTTATAAAACTGATCAAGCGGTTTAATAAGTCCACATTGTGGACATTTCTTCTCTTGCATATTATTTAGTATCTCTCTTTCGTATAGTTTGTCATAATTGTTGTAAGTAACCGTATATCTCGGCAACCCTTGCATCCACTCCATTTTCCGCATACCGCCACGAGGATTCTCGATGAACCAGTAGGTCGGCTTCAATTCTCGAATCAGTTCGAGCACATGCTGATTTACCTTGTCGCAGAACTTTGCGTAATCACTGATCGGGTCGAGAGATCCGGTAACAGGATTCTTTCTGCGGTGCTTACTGATTGCCGCAACCGAATAAGACGTGCAGTCTGGTGATGCCCAGATAACGTCCGGATGTCCGAACTTCTCGATGATTTCGCTTGCTGGAAGCTGACCAATATCTGCATACAGGTCGATGTTTTCGAAGTCTTTGTTCCATTCGACCGAGAAGACTTCGTGCCCTCTCGCCTCAAACGCTTTCCCTATCGATCTTGTTCCGGCGAATAACTCAAGTACTTTCATTAAGCAGTTCTCCTCTCACAAATCCAAAATCTTTTGCGCGACCATGTGACCTTTTCGAACACCTGAGAAATCTCAGGATTGTATTCGCTTGCGTTTCGGTTAAGCTGGTAGCAATCTGCCTTTGTTTCTCTTCCGTTTCCGCTCCGGTCACCCTCGTAGACGGTTATCAACACCTTCGGTGCAAGCCGCTTGAGTTCCCTTAAAACCTTGATGCGTTCGTCTCTTTCGGCGATTACATTCAGCACATTCGAGCAAAGAGCGATGTCGTACTCGCCCTCGATTTCGTTCTCATCCGGTCGGTTGTACTTGTCGTATCCGTGCAGGTCGCAGTCGACATTTCCGACGTAGTTGTCAAAGTACTTTCCGCAACCGTAGTCGATCACTGATTTGCCTTTGATAAGGTCGGACGCCAGAGAATAAATCTTCGGCATCCTGCCGCTGTTCACGCTGGTATTTGCTGATGTAAATCTCTGCATGCGTTCTCCTTTCTGTTATATTTGCATGCTTCAATTATGGCTTTACGTTTTGTCTTGTTGACTCCGCGCAGTACCTCTGCGATGTCCGTCGACAGATGCGTTCCGTAGTAGCACTTGAAGCCGCACTCTCTACACTTCTTTCCGTTACACTCTGCCGAGCCTGAACGAATCGCCGCTTCCGTCGTCTCGTCATCCGGATACACCGTGAATGTGTAATCGAAGTATTTGCACAGCTTTGCAGGCTTGCCGATGTGAACGCTCGACTGAATCAACACGAGGTTTGACGGCTTGCCAAGTTCGTCGCAAGCTCTGACGACAGGGCCGGTGTTCTTAGCCCAGTAGCCTACATGAACCCAGCCGTTTACCTTGGCAAGCTTAATCATGTTTCTTGCGTATGTAAGATTCGGCGTGTCACCCGATGAATTAATTCGAGTGATTCCCGTAAGAGGAATTCGGGCGAGTTCGCTTTCCGTAAACTCGACCGAAGACATAATCAGCATGTCAAGGCTGTGCCGATTACGCCCGTGGATCTTGTACGCTTCCTGCGCCTTGTCGTAGCAGAGCGCACAGATGATAGACATATCACCCTCGGCTGCCTTCAGCATGCTCTGGCAGAATTCGCAGTTCGTGCAGGAAGAATCGCAGGATGAAATCCCTTCGATCTTTCCGTCGTCGTGAAACGCGACATGGTAGATTGAAAGAAGTTCCAATCTTTCTTTTGCATTCGGCTCGCCGTTTGAAAGAAGTTCAACAACCCTTTTAAGATCTCTGTCGAATTTCACGCTGATCCCGGTGATGAATGTCATACCTTTGAACTTGAATTCAGTTCCCTTCATTCTTATCACGCTCCTATTCTTCTAATGATTGTGTCTGCATCTATATCGCAAAGCTCGGCGAACCAGTCGCTCTTGATAAAGCGTATTGCTTCGTCGATGCTTTCCTTACATTCTTCAACGGCCTGATCCTTGTACTTCAGCTTTCGCTTTCCCGATTTGATGTCGTCAAGTTTTTTCGTTGCAGATTTCGCCGTTTCGATTGCGTCAATCACAATCGCATACCGCAGTCTGTCGTATGCGTCGTCGATTCCGGCAATGCAGTCATAGATTTTGTCTTCTTTGTAACTGCATCCGCATGACTTCGTGTTTCCACTCTTCAGATTTTCTCCCCTAACTTCCGTTGAGTTTCCGCACTTGCATCGGCAGAGGAAGTAACGGGCGTTTCTCCCGTTCTTCCCTCTTCTAAGACCAAGGTCTTTTTCTACCGTCAGGCTTCCATATACATCCCCAATTACAATACTTGATCTTCTCGGCATTATTTATACTCCTCTGTTATATTTGCATCCTTTGTTAATAAAAAATTCGTCCACTGTGTTGCGATTGCCTTCGCAATTCCAGGGAAGGTTTTGCTCCTTGCCTTCGGACGGTCACCGCCACAGTTTGAATACCATCGCGGCATCGTTTTCCCCGACGACAGAACCTGTCTTGGCGGCGGTTCAACAATGTCGGTCGGAACAAGCTGCGGCAGATTTTTCAGCCACAGGCAGGTTCGCTTCTCGAACGGGTCGCCGAACATCCACGGCTGAATCGTCTGATCCGGTTTGCGCCAGATGCTCGACATGAATCCGGACGGATTCTCGATTGCAATATGGTCGCAATCTGCGTTGGCAATCTTCATAAAGAATTCGGCGGCTTCGTCGCGTCTCTTCATCCTTTCCCTTGCCTTGTCTCCGTACCGCTCAACGTTGAACCAACGATTTCCCGACGACGTGAGGTATTGACAGCTAGGATGCGCAACAATTAAATCCCATTTTTTATCAATGCGATGTTCAACTCCATCCATGGTCTTAAAAACACAGTTTCCGTTGATATAAGGAAGTACATCATGCATGATGTGTATCTCCGGCATTTCTCCAGACGGCTCTTGAATATCGCAACTGTACGCCTCTTGACCAAGTTCTCTAAATGCTTTTGCCACACGTTGTGATTCTTCGCATGCTACTAATACTTTCATATTACGCCTTTCTGTTATATTTGCATCCTAATGTGAAATCATTTTCCCTAATCTCAGTCATATTCTGCACTACTCCGCAAAACGGACAGTACAGTCGCTTGAGATGATTCCGTTCCCTTGCTCTTCCTGGCCTTCTCGGAATCGGGAAAGCGCTTCCGCACGTCGGACATATACAGTTACTGATTGGAATGTGTCGCCCTCTCATACTCTCCTTTCGCCGCAGCATACGCCGCATTTGCCTTCTCTGCTTTTGCCTTAATGGCTTTGATACATGCTTCTTCAAAGCGTTGACGGAATACATCCGGATTATTTATGTACCAGTCGACAATGTTATCAATAATCCTTGCGTGTCCGCCAATTACCTCTTTGTAGTTTGCCGCATAACCTACAGAGAAGTGGTCATAAGTGTCTCCTAATGTCGTCGAGTACGAGAACACAATCCGACCGTTTCGCTTCCTGAAGTTGACATCGTAGCCACGCATGCTTCCATATCCATCGTCGTAAGATCCTACGAAGATGCTTCCAACTCCTGAAATTGTTTTCGCATCAGCGGAGTACTTTGCCATGTCGCTTATAAACTTGTAGAATTTTTCTTCTCTTGCAACAAGAGCGGCTGACTTGTACGCTTCGATTTCCTTCTGCTGGCTCGCAATCATCTGCTCAACTTCTGCATTCAGTTTCTGAATATCAATCATTCCCATTCGCTTTACCTCACTATTATTTCAAAATCGTTTTCGCTAACATCCGCAGTTACTCCGCACTCGGCGACTATCTTTTTGGCATTTGCCTTTACCCATGACTTGGGTTTTCCGAATTTCTGCGCAACAACTTCGAATGCTACATAGAACTTTCCGCCCAGCGAGTTCTTTTTCGCCAAGCTTACCAACCACCTTGCGATTACGGTACGCATTACGCAAATACCGACGCACCGAACTCATCGGCACTGATGGCGAAATGCTTTCCGTCAAACATGTTTTCGAGGATGATTTTCTTGTCGTCGCACCGCCAGATGTCAACCTCGTCTCCGTCCATTGCGACCAGTTCTCCGGCTTCATTGTAGAGATCGAGATAGTCACCGCCGTTCTCAATCATGCCGTACGCAAGGTTTTCGCCGAAAGCTTCATACATTTTCTTCAGATCGATTGTCATAAGTTATTTTCCTTTCCGTTGATTAATAGACTTCCATAAGCATCTCATCAAGTTCATCTGCGGTCGGGTCAAGCCAGTCGCCGCTCATTGCCTCATACTGTTCAAGTGCTTCGCACAATGCGTATACTTTCGGATCCGCTCTATTGTGGCGGTAGTTAAGCTGTGCGAGCCTCACAATCTTTTCCTTTCTGCCGTGATAATTGCCCGACAGGAACACTTCGTTGTACTTCTCCTTCCAACCCATGTCTTATATCTCCTTTAGAATTTTTCAAATCACGATAATTACTGTTGTAATTTGATGTGATTTCTTACGCTGATACCTCTCGCCATGATTTCCCTACCTTCATTGCGGCGAGCGTTCCGTCGCAAATAATCGTCCTAGTTACTGTGATTTTGCCTTCCTCGTCTATTTCGACGAGAGATCCAATCTGATGCGGATTGGACAATGCCATTAATAATTTCATGCTACAAACTCCTTTCGATTAGAGTTCAATCAAATACGCTTCGTTTCCAAGCTGTTCCTCGCCGTCAACCATTGAAGCGTTGATGCTCATAACCATTTCTTTGAGAGCGTTAAGATTCGTATCGCTTTCGTACGGCACGAGAATGACTTCGTGAATCGAAGACGGTAACATTACATATTTACCTTTACCAAGTCTACCCCTCAGCATTTCTGTGTCGAGAACAGCGGCGGCTCCGCGATAGCCAAGATGAGTAGTTACGACAAACATCGGCATGGGTCCAGAAGGCGCACCAATGGCATCCTGCATTGTCATTACGGTTGTAGACCCAAGCAGGCTGCGCTCTGCGGCATCCCACAGTTCCATTTCGTCGAGACCGAGAGCGTCAAGTGTGGAGCGATTCAGCTTGAATGATTTCGTGCTGTCAACGAGAACCCAGATGTACTGCTCGATTCCGTCAAAGTCAGTCTGGCGCTTAACCAAGTCGTTCTCCGTTGCGCGCTGAAAGCCGATGGTTGCGTTTTTGTAGATGAATTCTTTTGTGATTTCCATATCAGTTCTCCTTTCAAACAATTAACCAAACAATAACCAATACAGTGGACTTGCAGGATTAGACGGATTAGAAACCCATTGTGCCGGATTCTGTTCGTACGCCGCTCCAGTTCCTTTGTCGCACATGTAAGCAATTATGATTAGTGCAACAAAACCAATGGCAATCAAAGCCATTACGATTGCGACCTTCCTTTCATCGTCCATCTTCTTCTAACTCCTTTCTGATCAGCTTGTACTTCGGATAACAGCAGAATCCGCTGAACCCGAATATGTATGTATCCTCGGCGATTCCGTTCTCTTCCAGAAAACCGCAAGCCCACGGGCAGTTGTTGACGTCAACAAAGAACTCGTTCTCGCCGCACCGCTCGTCCGGCAGGTTAACCGAGAGCGTTGCGTATGGGCCGTCGTCGCACCAAAGCTGGAGTGCAACCCTTCCTCTCGGGCTGCAATACTCCGCAATTTCAAGCTCCACATCAATCGTCTGACCAAACCAGGGGTCTTTTACCTTGTACGCCATTTGCATCACTCCTTTGCCTTGTAAATAATTACGTACCGAGTTACACCATAGAGCATCTGCTCCGTCCGGATGTCAATGATGTTTCCGTCATACTCTTCAAGAAAGAGATTAACGTCCATAGCATCGGTTCCATGAACGTCAATCACCTTCATCTGAATGCCTGTAATTCCATACATCCTTCTTCACCACCTTTCATACGAAGTCAAACTTAGGGTTGTTACGCCGCTCAAGCATGCGACGGCACATATCCTTCATGTCGTCGTTCCAGTGTTTCTGACGATTCGTATATTTGCCGTCGGAGAATACGATTCCCTTATTGCGAATCATGTGAATCCAGTAACAACATCCATCCGTCCACATTGCGTTTACATCGAGCGAGTATGGAAGCTCCGCTGGCTTGAAGATTTTGCTCTCCGGATCTGGAACTGAGATGTCTCTCTTGTAATCTCCCTTACACAGCCCGAAGAACCAGTCTTCAAACCCGCCAAGTGTAAGGAAGTCTCTTGTCTTGTTTCGGCGGTTATAGTCGTTTACGTACTCCTCGTAATAAACCGTAATCATTTCCATCGTCTCCTTTCTCATACGAGATATACGTCGTAGTCGAGAATGTCATTGAATCTGAGGTGTGGATGGTCATAGAAGAACATCCCGAACGCCTCGTACATACTGCTTCCGGTGTAGAACTCCTCAAGATCCTGTCCGCCGTCCTGATACATAATCCATACCTGCTGTTCCATGCTGTATCCGTATGTCTTCGGACTCGTCGACCATGTGATTTCCTCTTCGATGTACTCAAAGAAGTCACACGACTTCGCCGCCTTGAGCAGCTTCACAACCACATTCTTCGTGTGCATCATCTCGTCATAAACGACGTACTCTTCCTTTGTGTGCTCTTTGTAATATCCGCACGAGAGATTCACCGAGGCCGCACCGCTCGCCGGAGACAGGTTGCCGATGTCAGAAAACGTTCCCCAGTTCTCTTTGTATCCGGTCGTGTCCAGAATGAAGTCTGTAAAGTCCGGATTGTCGCAGGAGTAGAACACCGCATCGTTGTTTCCATGACGGTCGATCTCAACAAGGAATTTCATAAGCGACAGGTCGGTGATGTAGTCTGAGTCTACGAACTTCGACGAGCCTACGCCGCCGATCTCCTCGTCCTCACAGAACAGGATGCTTGGTCTGTAATCTGTTTCGCTTAAGATTCGAAGGATGATGTAAATTCCACATCTGTCATCACCGCCTATTCCCTGTGGAGACGAGATAGTTCCCTTCTTGATCACGATGTCTTTCGGCTTTTCCTGATGGACGGTATCAAGATGCGCTGTGAGCAGGACGTCGCACACATCTCCCTTTGCGTACACAAATCCGTCGCCGATTACCGGAAGATATCCATATAGCGCAAGCTGTTCCGCAAGGTGAATCCGCAGTTCTTCCTGAGACATTCTGCAAAGTTTGATAAAGTTTTTGTACTTCATTACGCCACCTCCTCGCTGAGTTCGTATTCGCATGTTTCTTCGTTCCATTTAACTTCGTCCACATAATACCAGCCGTCTCCTTCGACGTAGCGGTACCCGTCAGCCTCGGCATTATCCGCATCCAGATATGTATGACCGTCTTCCGTTCTTACGAAATCCTCGTAGTAGTCATAGACATACTCGCCAAGCCAGTCGTCATAGCACACCTCGTTGTTGTTGTAGTGCCACTCTTCGTCGTTAGAGCACCAGACATAGCCTGCCCGCTCTGCGCAGTATGTGCTGCAGAAGTAGTGGTCATCGGCGGTGCGGATTCCATTTCCGTCCAAATCAACCGGATCGCCGCACTCTTCACAGCGCGGTCCCTCTTCGCGGCAGTCCGAGCACTGGACGCACTCCTCGTCACCGTGCTCTTCGCCGCAGTTCGGGCAGATCGGGTCGTGACCGACTGTGATGCAGGCTCCGGTGTATCCTTCCTTTAAGGTCGAGAGCGTGCAGTTATCGAAGTACTCGTAATCACGGTAGTGGACACCGCAGGAACAGATTGCTCTGGAGCATGTGCTGGTTCCCTTCTTGACGTCCCAGTAATTCAGGGTGCCGAAGCATTCAGAGATGACTCTCTGCATAATGGCTCTCATCTTGTCGTACTTCTCTTTCGAGCCGCAGTCGTTGTCCTGCGGATACAGCCGACCCTGAACAAAGGACGTTCCGTCCTCGGCGATGTGGAACATCTGCCGCAGCACCTTCGGCTGAAGCTCGAACTCGTTCCCTTCGTAACTGCGGTCGACCACGTAGACGACCACGGACGACGGGTCGAGCATGTAGCTTTCCGTTCCGCCGGAATAGCACCCGTGATAAGAGCCTGAGTAGACTCCGTTGAGGTCGGTCTTGTCGACGGAATGGCAAGACGTCCACGAATTGCCGAACGACATTGCCCAGTAGTCAACCGGATGCCAAGAGATAATTGTCCAGGTCTTAACTTCGAGCGGATTGCAGGCGTCGGCGAACCGCGTGTACTGCCGATTCCATGCGCCATCCTTCGAGATTCCGAAGTGGTCGCAGATCTTCTTGACGATGCGGCTCATTTTCTGACCGGAGTGCGCACGGAGCCAGTCGAAACGTTCGTTTGCCTTCTCGGTCATTTCCGGAGACAGGTACTGCCCATCATCGATGAGGTCGCAGACGAAGTACCAGTCGTCTCTGGTTATCTTCTTGTCGGCGCTTTCCGTAACATAGCTACTTCCGTCAAGGCGCTCAAGCGTGTCGATCTGGAACCACCATGACTCTGCCCATGTTGAAGTGTCAGGGTCATCGACAAGCTTGCACCGGACAGAAGTATTCCCGTCGTCAATCGTAACCACTTCCTTTCCAACCCAATCATCCATCGGCTCGACCCAGTTGCTGGGTTTGACGGGGATTTCGCTCTTGACGCGGACTACTTCGCCCTGTACAAAGGTGTAATGGAAACTTTTCACCGTGAAACCCGAGATGTAATCTTTAAATCTATTGACAGCACAGCGGTCGACGTCGCGGTGGAAGCTCTCGTCGAGCACAATCTGGAAGCGTCCGTTGTAGCGCGGATGCTTCTCAAGCTTCGAGATGAGCGCTCCCTTGTTACGCATCTCGGTGTCGAAGATGACACCGCAGCCGTACTCGGTCGGCGTGTAGTTGTATCCGTCCTCGTACTCGTAGCGGCTGAGGAATTTGATCATTTCGTTGATTGTTTCTGTTTTTGTCATGGTTGTTTTCCTTTCTTTATATGTTATATTGTTATGCTCTGCTTATGCTTCTGCGGCTTTCATCGCAACATAAGCGTCAATGAGTTCTCTTGTGGCCCGATCCGGATTCTTGTTAAAGGCGAGCTTCGCCTGCCGGACGATTCCGTTCGAAACCTCGATGGTGATGTATGAGCGTTCCGGTTCACTTGTTCTGCGCATGAACAGGATGATACATCTGCCGTCCGTGAAGGACCTGATGTAGCTTGCAAGGCAGTTCGCCTGAGCGGTCGCTTCGTCGTAGAAATCCTGCTTCTGTTTCGGCGCAAGGAATACGTAGTCGCCGACGCTTCCCTCGTATGCCTTTGCGACCTCGACCTGCTTCGCAAAGTTGCGTTCGTCAATCTCTTCACGCATCAGCCGTGCCTTATACGCAAGCTGATTGTGGTATGTCGGCAGGTTATCCGGATACTTTTCCTTTACCTTGCCGTAAATCTGATTCTGCATATACAGGGTATCTTCCCACTCACGGAAGAAGCTCTTCATGCTGTCTCCGTAGCCAAATCGCACAGAGGAATAAAGTACGTAGTTCTTAAAAGAGTCGTACGTCATCTTGTATGCCGGAATCGCAGAGTACTGCTCTCTCCAGCTGTCTCTGTTCTTGTTTCCGTTGTAGGCAATCACGGCGTTTTCGCCGAAGTTTATTGCGTCGCGCTCCAATGCGTTCCAACGATTTTCGGGTGGCACAAGAAGCGATTCCTCGAAGCTGTTCATGAAGTCCCTTGCGTTCTGAATGCCGAAGCGGTGAACAATGTCGGCGCAGAAAATCCAGTTATTCTTCATAAGTGCCATGCATTTCGGTTTGTCATGGAACTCCTCAAGGAGTTTCGGGATATGCTTAAACACACTATATAGATTTCCCCCAACGTACGTGTCGATGCAGCCGAACTCATTCAGGTAACCACGCTTTGCCGCTTCGCAGACCACTTTGTCGCCTATTGCGTCGCACAGGAGTTCGCCGAAAGCCTTTCCCTTCTTCAATCTCGCCGTCCAGTAACCGTCCGGAAGGGCGAGATCATCCATGCCAGATACAAAGGCCGCATAGTTCTGTGGCGTAAGTAGGACAGATTTACCTGTGCTTTCCGTTTTGATGAACGCAGTTCCGGCAGTGAACAGGATTACGAGGTGCTTCGTTACCTTCGGCTGTTTGCGAGTGACGATGAGGTCAGGATACTCGGCGAGCGTGATTGTGAATTCGACGCTCGGCTTTGCCTTTGGCGTTGCGGCCGTCTTTGTTGCCTCTCCGGTGAGTTCGCGCGCTTCAAGCGCAAGCTGTTTCAGAAGTTCATTTGTCATAGTATCGTTTCCTTTTTATCCTGTGATTACGCCATATAGTTGGCTGCATATTTGCCTTCGACGAGGTCTACGTATGCGACGTAGTATCTGTCAAGCGGTTCTCTTGTTTCCGTCAGTTGATTTAAATCAACCGTTGCCTTGTATGTCATGTGCTCCATCGGGAAGGAAGTGTAGAAAATCATCTTCCCTTCTTCCAGATGGTACTCGATGATGCCGTGCTGTTCTGCGTAGCGCACCGCCCTTTCGTCGGTCATTTACATCACCCCTTCTTCCTGGAAACTGTAATAGTTTCCGTAATTTCCTATAATTACGTGGTCGAGGATTCCGACACCGACATCCTCTCCTGCCCGCTTCAGCCGTTCCGTTACAGCGACGTCATCGCCAGACGGAAACGGATATCCTGTAGGATGATTGTGAACCAAGGCAAACCGCACAGCGTTGAGCGCAAGCAGGTTGCGCAGGATCTCCCTTACGGGGACTATGCTTCCGTCCGCGGTTCCTATCGACGCTTCGAACACACCCATCAGATGGTTTCGGTTGTTGAGCGCGAACACGAAAACGTGCTCCTCGGCGCACTCGTCAATTTTCAGTTGCGTTCGGCAGAAGTTTGCTATGATCTCCGGGTTGCTGAACTGCTTCCGCCCGTCGCAAACGTACTGCTTTCCCTTTTCGGCTACGACAGAGACATAGCCGTTCCGCTCAAGGCATGAGCGGTACATGTTTATTTTCATTTGCATCAGCTCCCTTCGCTTACGCCATCGCCTCGATTTCCCTTGCGTATGCTCTCGCAAGGAGCGCATACATGTAGTATGCAGCCTTCTGCTGTTCCGTTGCCTGTGCGGCGTTCTCGTCGCGCATTTCGCAGACATAGTTATACATTTTGATCATTTCGCTCATAGTGGTCTCCTTTCGCTTAGAAGCAATTATTGCTACACTCACACCCACAAACCGTTTCGCTTATGAGCGTGGTCTGGCAAGAATCCGTTATATTGTCATGCCTTGGACGCACTTCGAGAGTACGCCAGAGCTTCCGCAAGCGTTGCGAAGAACTTCGGGAAACCGACGTGATACCAGTTTCCGTTGTGAAACAGCTTTGCCTTGGCGGCGCGGAACTTGTATTCGCCGACGTCGCAAGGCGTGATTTCGATTCGAATCATGGTTTTCGTTTCCTTTCTTATTGTAGATGTTTGCAGTTATATTGTAAAGCACTATTTAAAGATTTTTACCGCTTTGTCATATGCGTTGATCTGATTTTCGCGGAGATACTCCCTTACCTTCACGTAGACATGCCAGAACGGGTCGAACTCTTCGTGCTCAATATACGGGAGAAGGTTTCCCTTCTGGATGAGATACCATTCGCGGTTTCGCTCATGGTAGATTTGTAGTCCGTTTACGCACGGACGAATCAGAATATGCTCATCGTTCATTTTTGCTTACCTAACTTTAATACCTAGAATGATGTCGTCGTTTGGTGATACTGTGCAGTTCCCGTTCATAAGAAGTACAGCGTCATCGCCCACAGACGTGCCGTTATATGTGGTTGCGAACATATGTCCGCACGAATCCTCATAAACAACAGTATCTGTGAGAGCGTTCACCTCGACAACGGATGCAGGCTTTGCAAACAGCATAAACATAGCCACAGCAAGAATAGTCGCAGTCATATCGCACCTCGTATGTTATATTGTCATTCTCTGCGACCGTAGTTGGCGTAGTACGACAGCGCAAGCCATGCGACCGAAATTACGGCGGCAATTGCAAACGGACGCAAATCCTCAGAGTCCATGCTACATGCGCAAATCGCAAGCGTTATGCCAGCGGTCCAGTTCAGCGTCTTTAAGATGAAGCGCTTCATAGTTATACTCCCCCTCTCGAATCTGTGCTTATTTCGTCAGATATGTCTTGGTTGTGCCGTCCCACATTTTGACGGCGTGCTCGTCGCAGCACAGCCGTTCAAGAGCGGCGTCGACGTTGTCAAAGAGCACTCTGCAGCCGTTGTCGAAGTATACGGGAAACCTCAAGCCAACGTGCTTCTTGCGCTGTTTTGGCGCAATATTGACATGCACACCGGCTTTAGTCATTACGGTTACGGCCCACTTGTCGTGCGATGTGAACGGATGTGCCTCTTGAAACGCATCGTACTCCTCTTCCGACGATGCGGTCATCGGAAAGATTTTGCGACCCTCGACGTGATCCCACCACACCTCAGAATCTGCCTGACGACGGGCAATTTGCGCATCGTACATCTTGACTTTGCGGATTTTTTCCGCACACCATCCTCTACTCATTGCATACTCCTTTCGTAGTGATATAATGATAGTGCATACAATAAGAGCGACAAGCTGCCACTTGTCGCCCCAATCTATGCGCTATGCTATGCGGAAAGGCTGATATTATTTGTCAGCCTTTTTCTGTGCCCTTTTCGGCGCATAAGCTACACGAATGTCGTCCGGAATGTCCATTTTGAGACCCTGCTTGACGCACGCCTCGGTCATGAGACCGTATACGAGGTCTAAGAAGTTCTGCTTACTGCGGTCTCTGGTCATTGTGCCGAATCCGGTGTTAATCATGGTACGGGCAGACGCCTTGCCCTGTTTGCCAGAGACATCTACTGCCATTTGGCTCAACTGTTTCGTGCCAGACAAATCGAGATTCCATGCCATTGCCCAATTATACAGGGCGGTCTCCAGATTCTCATTGTTCTTGTACGCATTGTACAGTTCGATGTCTTCCTTGGTGTAGACAAAGCGCTCACGCTTTTTGAGCGCTTCCTTGTAGTCCTCTTCAAGTTTGACAAGTTCGTCACGTTTCGCAGCAATGGCAAGGTCGATGTCGTCAGACGACAGCACAGAACCCTTGCAGTTTTCGAGACCTCTGATAGAGTTCTCGATTGCTTCGACGGCGGCCTTGTGGCGCGTTTTGTCCGTGATGTCGCTGAGTCGTACGGTAGCGTACTCGCTGACTCTCTCGTTCATGGTACGGTCTGCGGATTTCATGTTAGCGTTTTTGGACATAATGTCCCCCTTTCTGCCCATTTTGGGCGATACATGATTTTTGTGCTGACTCTGCTTTTACACGGACTTGTCACCGTCATAATGGTAGCATTAGCATCTATCGGCTCGTGGACGGAATTGCACCGTCATTATTCTGCGGTCATCGCATACTTCACCCTTCACAGACTATGGTTACCCTGAACTCTCCTGAACTTCCGCCATAGGTTTACACAGACTCATTGCGTAAAAATCCCGCAAAATGAGCGCACTTTTCCGGTCGTGTGCCACCTTTTATTCGACTGTCAAAGGACATACTCGTAGCGTGCTACGGTGACTGGTTGACGGGTAGAGGTGAAACGGGCAGTCGGACTGTTTCCGCTTCGATATATTCCGAGCAGGGCGGTCTGACCGTTTCCTGTTCGCCTGTCCCTTTGGACAATTATATAAAAACATATGCTGGAAATAATGTCAAAAATGTTCATTTTTGCCAGTATCTATGCGGCTTTAAGCGCACTTTAAAGTGCTAAAGTTTGGGGGTATTTTAAACCTAAAAAGTCGGCATTTTTTCTGCCCCACCATACGGGTGTTCCACACCCACACTGACTTCAAATTCTTCCTTCCCCCGGCACATCGACACTGCAATAATTATTACAACTCAGTAATCATTCCTGATTTTCGCGTGTCATACTGTACTATCACACTCAGTACAGTTGATCATTAAATTTGAATGCCAGAGGGATAAATCAGATCGGCAAAACGAAAAGTATTTTATATGGTAGTAAGCAATATAGATATAACTACAATATGTTGAATATAAAATACTTTTCTAATAGATATAAATACATATAACGGTATTGTATTAAAACAATACTGAATAATAGTATTAATACAATATATAAAAATAGTATTAAAGCCATACTGCAATATTGTATTAATACATATTACAATATGGCTTCCATATATAATTTCTATTTGGCTTCTATTTATTATATATAATATATAGCTTCAATATATTAATAGGCTTCTATTAATAATTATCTGGCTTCAATATATTATTATATATAATATTACTACTATATATTATTTATATAATATAATAGTAGATTCTCCTCTCCCCCATCCCGGCTTCTCCGCCGCTTGACAATATAACTGTTATTGGTATACTGGTTTCAGAAAGGAGAATTTGTATGGAGCGAAGTCAGGAAAACGCAATTGAGTGGATTACCGGATCTGACAGCGCCGCAGCAACCGTCTCGCAGACGAAATGGATCAACAGGCTGCGAAGGCTAGCCAAAGCAAATCCGGCAGAAGTTACCTTAACTAATAACGAGGACGGCTCGGTCTTTGCAACCATCCCTCTCTCATATATAAAGATTTCAGCGCCGCGGAAGATTTCGGACGAGCAGCGCGAGAAGCTTCGCGAGCGGATGAAAGGAGTTAAGCGGTGAAGGCTGAATATATTTACGGCGATTTGGTTAAAGACAACCGGTTCGACGTCTTCTGTCATCAGACCAACTGCTTCGGCACGATGGGCGCCGGACTGGCGAAACAGATTGCAAAGAAATATCCGGAGGTTGCGAACACCGACCGCAGGCTGTACCGCCTTCTTGGAGCCGACGAGCTGTACGGCACGATCCGCTGCATCAAGACAGGTGACGGCAGAACGTGTGTGAACATGTACGCCCAGTACGGCTTTGGTCGCGGTGCAATCCATACGAATTATCGACAGCTTCAAAAGTGTCTCGACGCTTTCGCCGAATTCTGCGTCGAGAATCTTGAGCATTCGAAGGTCGTCGCATTCCCGTACGGAATGGGGTGCGGACTGGCCGGGGGCGACTGGAGTGCCGTCGAGCCGCTCATTCTGGCGTTTGCCGAGCGGGTTCCTCAGCGAGTATACATAGTTAGGAGGAACGGCCGATGAGCCGGGGCGGAGGAACTATCACCAGATCTGGGTTTACCATCAACTACAGATGCTACGACCCGACCGCTGCGATCTGGTTCTTAAGATGTAAGGAGAAGGATTTTTCGAAATGCATGCGCTGTCAGTACTGCGAGGCGACGATGCGCGCGGAGCAGGCGACCAAGCTGATCGATGCGTACGAGCGGCTGAAGCTTGAAAAGCGCTACGGATTTAATCAGGAGAGTATGGAGAACGAATGAAATTTATAGACCTATTTGCCGGAATTGGCGGCTTTAGGCGCGGCATGGAGATGGCCGGACACGAGTGCGTCGGCTTCTGCGAGTTTGACAAATATGCGACGGCGTCATATACGGCGATGCACCTATGTTCTGATGATCAGCTCTCATATATTGCGTCGCTTCCTAAAAATAAAAGAGTCAAGGAGATACTGAATGAGAAATACCGAAACGGAGAATGGTACTGCGACGACGTCCGGAGCATTACCGGAGACACTATCCCGAAAGCGGACTGCTGGTGCTTCGGAGCGCCTTGCTTTGTTGCTGGCACTTTAGTTTCTACACACCGCGGTCTTGTACCCATTGAAGATATTTGTGTTGGTGATTTTGTTCTTACTCATACAAATAGGTTTAAGCGGGTCACCGAGAAGATGATCAACTACAAAGGCAACCTGTACACGATTAAGGTTCAAGGTTCTCCGAGCACAAAAGTAACCGGAAACCATAGGTTTTACGTGCGCTATAAGAAAAGGAAGTTTAATAGTGCTACAAGAAATTACGACGTTATATGGACATCCCCAGAATGGAAGGCAGTCGAAGATTTCTCTGGAGACGAATATATCATGTTCCCGCATAACGAGAATTCTTGTAATGCAATGAATCTTACCGACGAAGAGTGTTGGTTTCTTGGAAGATTTGTTGCCGATGGTTATCTCCAGGAATATGAGCGCAAAGACAGGAATACGCTTGCACGAAGAACCGCATTTTGTATTGGTTCTGACAAGAGTACAGAATTCAATAAGCACATTGAGACGTACAGCTTTGCCGTCGACAGCAGTGCGGGAACATGTTTGAAATATACCACAACGGATAAACGGCTCTTTGGTCTTTGCTCGGAATGTGGAAGGGGCGCAGAAAATAAACGCATTCCTCAGTTCGTTATGGATTTGCCTCCGGAAAAACTAACCGTGTTTATTGATGGATACATGAGTGGCGATGGATGCGAAAAGGACGGATACTTCAAGGCTCAGAGCGTTAGCGAAGGCTTAATTTATCAAATGGGACAATGCGTGCTTAAGGCATACGCCACTCCGTTTTCCATTCATCATTATAAAACAAAAGATCAGCATATTATTGAAGGGCGACTGGTAAATCAGAAAGATCAGTACTGTTTGCAATTCCATAAGGAAATTAAAAAGCAGAATAATGGATATATTGTTGATGGAAATCTTTGGATGCCATTAAAACAAATTGATTACCACCCAAAAGAGAAAGAAATTGTTTACAACATGGAGGTTGAGGATGACCACAGCTACACGGCAAACGGACTTGCAGCGCACAATTGCCAGGATTTTAGCGTCGCCGGAAAGCGAGCAGGTCTCGAAGGAAATCGAAGCTCTCTTGTCCGAGAAGTCTTTCGCATCCTTAAAGAAATCGGCGAAGACGATCGCCCCGAATGGCTTGTGTATGAAAACGTTAAAGGCATGCTTAGCAGCAATAACGGATTTGACTTCCTTGCCATTCTGTCTGAAATGGATGACCTAGGGTACGACTGCGAATGGCAGATGTACAACTCGAAATATTTCGTCCCCCAAAACAGGGAACGCGTATATCTTGTCGGACATCTTAGATCGAGAGGCGGACGCGAAGTATTTCCTCTCTGCTCAGCAAATGAAGCGAATAGTGTTCCAGTAAAAATACTTGGTCACCATAAAGCGTACCGTAGGAATACGCAGATATTTGCCCAGGACGGAATTACAGAGGCTCTCTCGACATGTCAAGGCGGCGGACGAGAACACTACACCGCTCTTCCTGTCGGGTTTAATACAATGCCCGACGGAACGTGTCGTACTCTCAAATACCAGTACCAGAAAAACAGTCTGACTAATTTCACTATGGACGGCGATCGCGGTGCGAGTGCAGTCCTCGTAAAATTCGCAAACGGAATAATTGGAGATGAGTCGGACGTTGCCCAATGTCTTTCTTCAAGTGGACCTGCCAAAGAAGGAATGAGGACGCACCAGACTATGAACCGTGTCGTAATTCCTGTTCTGACTCCAGAGCGAAGCGTTAAGCGCCAAAATGGTCGCAGATTCAAAGAGGATGGCGAGTGCTCTTTTACGCTTACAAGCATAGACAGGCATGGTGTTGCAATCGGTATTGATGGGGATGGAGAGCACAACATAATCGATGTCGAGCTTCCGAATGGTGAGACTGTAAGTGCAATTTGGTATCCAAAGTATGATTGCTACATTGCCATTCGTAAACTAACTCCCAAAGAGTGTTTCAGACTTCAGGGTTGGAGCGATGACTATTTTGTAAAGGCTGAGTTGGTCAACAGCGATTCGCAGCTCTACAAACAAGCCGGAAATGGAGTAACCGTAGACGTAGTCTATGATTTGGCGCGTCGAATAGATGTCAATATAACAGTGGAGGATATCAATGAATAAATTTGAAAGAGTAACAAAAAGCCAATTTCTTGCCGACCTTGCGCCGTCCGAAAACGACGAAGACTGGGTCGGTCACTGCTGGAGCGGCATCATCCTGCCGAAACGGTTAACGGCACACTCTGCCGGATATGACTTTTATTTACCATATGACGTGTCAATTCCGCCGCGCGGCACAAAGAAAATTTATACCGGAGTAAAGTGCAGACTCGACAACGACTGCGTTCTACTTCTTGATATTCGTTCAAGCATCGGAATCAAGCGCGGGTTATCTCTGGCCAACACCATCGGAGTCATCGATGCTGATTACTATGATAACTCTGACAACGAGGGACACATTATTCTTTGTGTCTACAACAGAGACGACGAGTGGAAGTATCTCGATTCTGGTAATCGAATTGCCCAGGGCATCATTGTGAAGTACGAGACCGTCGAGGACGACTCTTCGACTGGCAAGCGCAAGGGGGGTATAGGAAGTACCGATGAATGAATATGATATGAGTCCTTTCGAAATTGCCGATGCAGAAGGCCGCGTTCACTACTGCCCTGTTTGCGGCGCGGTGATGCACCGATGCACCGAGTTTTTTGATATTGGCGAACACATGGAATCTTTCAGCTATTATGAGTGCCCGAATTGCGGGTGAAAGGAGAGTTTATGGCTACAGCACAGAAGCACAAGAAGAGAAGTCAGCGCAGACACTTCAAGACAATTCCTCATTATATGTTTGACCTTAACGCATACAACGTCGCGCAGATGCGTGATATGCGGAACAAGCTAAAAGAGGCAAAGCTTGTAAGGGAGGATGAAGTAGATGCTTAACAAAAAAGGCGAGCGCGAACTCGCATACATCGTCACTGTCGATGCTGTCGAGCCGATTGAAGGGTACGACCGCATTGCTCTTGCCACAGTAAATGGTTGGCACTGCGTCGTTGGTAAAGAAATGAGAGCCGGAGACGCCGCCGTATATTTTGAGATCGACTCTCTCCTTCCCGCTACCGACGAGCGCTTCGCATTCTGCGAGAAGTATAAATACCGCGTGAAGACTCAGCGGATGTGCAAAGGCAAAGTTATTTCCCAAGGACTGCTGATGCCGCTCTCAGAATTTCCGGAGCTTGCGTCGTGCGCCGTCGGAGATTATGTAACCGAAAAACTTGGTGTCAAATATTACGAGCCGCAGGACAACATTCGCAAGGCTCCTTCTGGCGACAAGTACAAAAAGATGGCACAACGTCACGGAAAGCTGTTTGCCAAACAGCCGTTCCGGTGGATGATGAAAAGGACCTGGGGAAGGAAACTGCTGTTCCTGTTTTTTGGCAAAAAGAAAAAGGATCACGGATGGCCGGACTGGGTGCGCAAAACAGACGAGGATCGAATCCAAAACGTACCATATATTCTCCACGGAGACACTCATTGGATTGCCACAGAGAAGATTGACGGCTCAAGCAGCACATTTACTATCCGTCGTGGCAAGCATGTGTGGAGCAAGCCGGAATTTCTCGTGTGCTCTCGCAACGTTTGTTTCGAGACCGGAAAAGAATCTTGTTACTATGATACGAACATCTATACCGAAATGGCTGAAAAGTACAAGATGCGCGAGGTTCTTGGAAAGCTTCTCGAAGAGAATTCTAACGAATCATATATTACGATTCAGGGAGAAGTTTACGGAGAGGGCGTTCAAAAAACAACATATGGACTGCACGAGCGTCGGCTTGCTGTGTTTAATCTGATTTATTCTTCGTGTGGTCGTGTAAGCTCTGTCGAGATGGTGCGCGTAATGGACAGGTTTGGAATTCCATGTGTGCCGATTCTTGATTTTGGCGTTGAACTGCCGGACGACGTTGATGCTGTTGTTGCAATGGCGGACGGCAAGTCCCAGCTATACGACGGCATGCGCGAAGGAATTGTGTTCCGCAGCATGGACGGCAAGCAGTCATTCAAGGCTGTAAGCAACGATTATTTATTGAAATATCATTAATAAGGAGTAGCTATGAACCGCAACTGTCCAAACTGTGGAGCGCCATACGACATTAATGCTGATACATGTCCGTATTGCAAGACAAGTTATTTTGACCTTACAGCCATAGACATCGGATGCGACGAACCGTTCTTCCTTAAATTAAAGTTTAACGGAGCAGTATTTACGTCAAAGGTCGTTGTTGGTGGTGAGACATCAATTGAGTTGCACGAAGATGAAGTATGTGCTTTTGACGCACATGAAAATAAATTGGCTAGGATTGTAATCAGCAGAGGCTGCGACGTTAGTATAACCTTCAAATCCGTAGCAGACAACGGCGTTCTATTTCGGATAGATGAATATAAGGAGTAGTTAATGTACAGAATAGCAAACGTTACCGACCGCTCTGGCAAAACCCAAAAGCCGGAGCGGATTGGTGAAATAATTTATGATCCTGAGTTCAAGCTTTGTTCAGACGGCGAGGAGCGCATGTATGCGGAGTATGCCGTTGGCGAACGGGTTGGTAAGGCGATGCTGACATCTCCCGTGGTCATGGACGCTATGGATCAGGCTACACGAACAATTACCGTAGTTACCGAAAACAGCGTATACACTCTCGAAAGGGTACAGAACTGATGCTTTACTATTTTGACAATGCCGCCACAACTGCACCTTCTACTGAAGCAATCGATGCGTTTGCTGATATCAGCTTTGGTAAATGGTACAATCCGTCTTCTACCGTTTATGACGGCGGACTGGATGCACGAGTCGCCCTTGAAGATGCGCGGCGTACGATAGCAGACAGCATAGGTGCTAATCCGGAGCAGATATTCTTTACTTCCGGTTCGACTGAAGCTGCAAACTGGATTATTCAGGGGCAGATTCCTCGTGGTGAAGAAGACGACTGGCTCATCATCTGCTCTCCTATTGAACATCCATGTGTTTACAACACTGTCAAATATATGGAAAGCTGCGGCGTTCTTACACGATGGCTCTCGGTCGATGAGCGCGGTCGCGTGTCGCACGAAGAAATTGCGGCAATTCTGTTAGATCCATCGATGTATAAAAAGCATGTTCTTATCTGCGTAATGAGCGTCAATAACGAGACAGGCGTAATTCAGCCTGTCGACAAAATCGTTGAGATGGTCGAGATGGATTCCGAAGTGTTGTTTCTTTGTGACATGACGCAGAGTATTGCATATGACCGCAAAGTCAATCTGGGCGTTGACTACGCATTTGCCAGCGCCCATAAGTTCGGCGGCTTCAAAGGATGCGGATTCTTATATGCAAAAGATCCATCTTCTCTCCGGCCGTTTATGTACGGTGGACATCAAGAGGGCGGTCTACGCCCTGGGACCGAAAACGTAGCGGCAATTGTTGCAATGTCGAAAGCGCTTAAGAGCTACAGAGATTCTGTAGAACAAAACTTGTGGAATCTCAATCACCTTAAGAAGCTGCTTTATTGCGAGTTGCATGATAGTCGCATTGAGGCCCTGTCTTTGCCGCCATTCGTCGTTGGCAGTGCGCCAAATATTCTGTCCGTAAGCTTTGACGGTGTCGACGCAAACAAACTGGTCGCCGCTCTCAACATGGATGGCTTTGCACTTTCAGCCGGATCGGCGTGTTCGACAGGAGAAAATAAGCCTAGCCGCATTCTTAAAGCAATGATGTACAGCGACGAAAAGGCAAGGCAGACGGTGCGCATCAGTTTTGAACCGGACACTAAACCTTACGAAGTAAAGTTACTGGTTGACTCAATCCGCAAACACATTGAAGGGGGAATATGTAAGCTTGAATGAGTATGGACTTAAGATAAAAAACATCCAAGCCTCTTCTATTTATGAATGCAACCTTGGTGTTAGAGATAATCTTGACACCAAGGATGCAATGTTGACAAACTCATTGTTTCTGGACTTTCTCATGGACAATGGCATACGAATATGGAAGGATGGATCAACGCGCGACGTCGTATGTCTTGAATTCGGATACGGGTCTCGCAGTTACGAAGATGAGATAAAACATCTGGAAAAGCTTTTAGGCGAAACCAATCCGGATGATGAGGCTCGGATTGAACGTATAACCAATTTAATTGCTGAGGCAAAGCGGAACGAACATCGTTACGACAAAAAGTCAAAAGCCGAATTAAGAACCATGTTCTACGTCAATGGTGTTTCAGTAACATATAAAACTCACAATAAACATGGCGACGTGATCAAAAAAGAATCAATACATTATAAAATGCTGTACCGGACCCCAGGTAAAGCAAAAAAAGGCACGGTGTATTTTATATGTGATAGGCTTTACAACAAGGCGCGTGACTTCTTGTATATGGGAATCAAACTACCAAAAGAGAATGCGCAAATTGTAGAGATTGGTGCCTACTCTTCTCTCATCACGAGTACTATTGTTGGGCGAGTAAAAATTGAGCCGGAAAACATTCTAATTCTCGAAGACGTAGATTCATTTTTTGAAACAAATGTTGTGAGCATTGAAACAAACGAAAACAGAGAGTGTGTTGCAATTCATAAAGACAATTACCGTCTAAAGAATACGATGTTCGATGGGCAGGCATTGATTGACTCAAGTGTGTTTCCGCCCTGGGGCGACGGATACATTCTGCTTCGGCAACACATGTTCAAAGCCGCCGCATTTAGCACGAACCTGCAAGAGTTCTTCCGAGATCATTATGGCGGTGATTATCAAGACGCCACCATCAAAGATATGTGGGGTAACGATCATCTCGTCAAAGATATAAAGATGGTTACCACGGACAATGCAATCAAGTGGCTAAAGTTTGATATCTCATACGATTACTGGTGTGAATGGGTTCGAAAAAATGATTCGCTGTTTGGCATAGTTAAGACCGCCCATCCTTCTAAGCTTGGCGATGTTCAGAAGATGAGCTATCAAATGGTCAACACTCTTGATATTAATAATATGACAGAGGTAATTGCCGAAACCGATTTGTATTTGCAAAAGTTACAGACAGATGACGACGAGTTTCTTCGTTATCTCGACAATAACAAAAATTTCAGCAACGACTTTGAAGTGCTTATTGCGCTTGTGAATCAAGACAGGGACTTCTTGCGATGCGATTATTTTCGCGAGAGAAAGAAAAAAATCATAAACACATATGTAACGAACATGAAGTCTGGGAAGCTGATCCAGAATGCGGACAATCTTGTAATCGTAGGTAGCCCGTACGCAATGTTGATGTATACGGTTGGTCTTAATCCAGATGATGACCCAACATTCTTACAAGAAGAGGATGCAATACAATGCTTCACTGGCAGGTTTAAGAATGGGGAAAGCATTGCGGGATTCAGATCTCCGCATAACTCGTGTAATAATATTATTTCTCTGCGCAACCACTATCATGAACTCTTTGATAGATATTTTAATTTTGGCAAGCAGATAATTGCAGTGAATTTAAATCACACAGACTTTCAGGATCGCGCGAACGGAAGCGATCAAGACTCTGACAGTCTGTATGTAACAAACCAACCGCAGATAGTCGCACACGCAAAACTATGTAAGTTTGACTATCCAACAATAGTAAACAATATACCAAAAGAAAAGAACCACTACAACAATACGCTTGAAAATTTTGCGGCAATTGATAACAAACTGGCAAAGGCACAGCTCGCAATCGGTGAGTCTAGCAATCTGGCGCAGATAGCTCTGACGTATACTTACAATTTTTCAGAACAAAAGTTCGAGGACTTTGTTTGTATTTTGTCGGTTCTTGCCCAGGCGGCAATTGACAATGCAAAACGCACTTATGATTGTGACATACCTTCGGAGATAAAAAGAATAAAACGGGCCATGGAACTCAACGAGAATCTCTATCCGAGTTTCTGGCGAATTATTAAGCCGGAGTTCAGCCCGATTAGATACACTAAAGAAAAAGCAATCCACCTAATAAATCCAGATTTACAATGTCCGATGAATTGCCTGTTTATGTACAGATCACCACTGAACCGCTCGGACGAATCCACTCTTCCGATCGACACCTTTTACAATCGTTACGAAATGACTGGCGATCGCCGGAAGTGCAAGAAGGTCGAAGAATTAATTCAAAAGTATTCATTCAATCTTTATAAATACAACGCAGATGACATTTCAGACGAGGAAGAATATTTATTGCTACGACAAGACTTTGATGAAATGATTTCAGATATTCGTGGCGTATACCTCTCAAACAATTATCTTCCTCTCATATCATGGCTTATCAATCGAGCCTTCTCAATCACACCAAGTATTCAAAAGAATCAAAGAGAAATTAAAACGACATTAAATAAGAACCGTTCTTTACTGATGAAGGTTTTATACGATGTTAGTCCGCGGCAATTCCTTCAGGTTTTTTCAAAAAATGCCTCAAAATCTGTACACCTGAACGATTCTGACAAATTGTCAGTTCAATAATTATTGTTCTATTTTTAAGTCGGTCAAGGTTCCCTTATGAGAGAAAGGAGACCTTTTCAGAGCAAAAGGAGTTAAATGTATATAAGTAATGATGATTTGATCAGAGAGATCCGTGATCGAACTGGTTACACGTTAGGCGAATTGAAATTTATCATCGGCACAATGAAGGATTTGGTTTACGATCATGTTAGAAAATGTGACGAGGTGAAACTGTTTGAAGGACTTGGTATTCGGGGTGATAGGCTAGGCGAAAGAATGGTGCGCAATCCAAAAGAAAATTGCATGCAGCGTTCCGAACCAATCACAAGAATCAAAGTTCTGGTAAGCAGATCTTTTAGAGACTATGTAAGATAATGGCATATGTTTTTTATAATCCCAATCCCCGGTACAAACGTACTGGGGATTGTGTTATTCGTGCGATTACAAAGTTGATGGATTCCGATTGGAAAATAATATACGTCAGATTATGCATACAAGGTCTGATTGATTGTGATTGGGGTCCGTCAAAGAGAGTGCGTGCTGTGCTCTCCACATTTCAATATAAGGAGAAAAAAAGGAATGAATGTAGTAGGAGTAGGTGAGCTTCTAAGCACTGTATTTGACAACGGATGTCTTCCGGATCCTGTGTCATATCAGTATTATAACAATCTGAACAACAGAAGAATCATTATTAACCAGGAAATTGATGATTCGATTCTAGAAATGGCCATCCTTCCATTTATTGAAATGGATTCAGATGGAAGTGGAAAGCCTATCGAAATCATTGTATCTACGGTTGGTGGTGATATTTACGCTGGATTTGCGCTAGTTGACGCAATCGAAAAAGCCAAAACCCCAACGACAATTCATATTGTTGGGCTTGCTGCTTCGATGGGTACGTTGATTGCAATGGCAGGCAGAAGTAATCCGAACGTTAAAACAGTGTGCCATCCGTTTAGCGTTGGCCTCATTCATAGTGGTTCGCAGTATATGGAAGGTTCGGCACACGCCGTTAAAGACACCTTTGATTTTAGTCAACACTATGAGGATAAAATCAAAGACTATATACTCTCTCATACTAAAATTGACGAAGAATACTACGACAAGATTGAGCGTAAAGAATTATGGCTTGATGCCGATGAAATGCTTCGGCTCGGAATTGTTGATGAAATAATTTAACTAGCTGTGAATGCAGCATTTTATAACATCCATTAATACCTCGGTGAAGATCGGTTAGTCACCGTGCCGAGGCAGAGCGTATGACGGGTCGTTGATTCATGGGATACTTTGAGTTGGTGATCTCCGAGTGGCAGTGATGCCTGTATAGGAAATGCGGAAACCGCAAAAGCCAAGCTCTGGCACAAACAAATATGACCGTAAAAAGTCGGATTCAGTTCGGCGGCACAATAGACGCTCACTGTGTGAGAACAACCCTGATGCCAACGGTGTGGAAAACTGTTGGAGTGGTAAGTAAGGGAAATCCAAATAAGCCGCTACTACCGTTGTGACGTTGCAGAAATGCGACTATAAGAACTGTTTGCCGGACGAGTAGCTCAACCAACGGAAATTATGACGTGTAGCACATTTGTCATTGGGATGACTTCTTTCCGAATGACGGGTGAAAGTTGAGAGTATCAATCTCTTTGGTGATTTGCGAATCGTTTGACTGGTGTTTTGCATCGGTTGATTGGTTTGTTCGGCAAGAAGTCTCGCTGGGACGCTGGCGTGGCTCGGACTTGTTGACACCATGACTGAATATTACGACGTTATTTGCTTGTAAGGAGAAATCCTATTTATGGCTGTTATAAAATGCTGCATTGTTTTATGGAGAATAATGAATGGCTGAATACAAAAGATATCTTGGAGAGTCAGACGATGAACTGATTTTTCGAATTTGTAAAGACAAGGAAATAATTGGATCGTGGCAGGATGTCGCTGACATTCTAAACGAGCTTCTGGGCAATGACTACGGAGAAAGCACATATCGCAAAAAATACGCTGCATTTCAGAAAATGTTCGTTGCTAATCAAAAATTGTTCACTGAATCTGAAGATCAGCTGAAGGATATGGAAAATCAGCGGAGAATGCTTGAACGTGAAAAAGTAAAATTCAGAGACGAGCGCAACGCTTGGCAGAGACAGAATCGCGATTCTGCACGGATAGAAGAAAAGCTAGATTATCTTGAATCGCTTATCAGGGAAACATCGCCCTATGAGTCTTCTAATATAGTTATCTCCTCTTCTGGCGTTAACGACATTCTTATATGTCTGTCAGACGTTCATCTCGGTCTGGACACGGGTGATTCTTTTTTTGGCGAGTATAATGTAAAAATCGCCAAGGAAACATTCGACAAGTATTATCTTCAGATTTGCGACATTGTGAAAAAGCATGATGTTGATAAAGCATACATTGCTTTACTTGGCGATTCTGTTAACGGAATCATTCATTACACGACAATACTTGAAAACGGCGAAAATGTTATACAGCAAGTTCAGACTGTCAGCGAACTTATTTCTGAATTTATATTCAAAATGAGCAAGCTGGTAAATGTTGTCTATGTAAACGATGTATCTGGCAATCATTCTCGCCTTGGAAAGAAAAATGAAGTCATGCGTGGCGAACGGCTTGACTCTATTGTCTGCTGGTATGCGAAGGCAAAACTTGCTAATGTGTCGAATGTTAAGTTTTTCGATCATTGTAAATATGACCCAACAATAGCCTTTTTTAATATTTGTGGACTGCAATTCATTCTTTGCCACGGAGATTATGACACGGCCGATGCTTCTGGTGTTCAGAAATTAACTATGATGATTGGAGAAGTCCCGTATGCAATTGTCATCGGGCATAGACACAGTACAGCTTATTCCGAAATAAGTGGGGTTAAGGTTATTCAGTCCGGAACATTTGCTGGGAGTGGATCGAATTATTGTATTGAGCATAGACTTGTTGGCTCGCCTTCACAGGCGGTTGCAGTCATTAATGACGATGGGATAAAAGCGTTTTATCCGATTCAATTATAAAAGCTTGCCGGAGCTACTAAACCGGAAAGGGTTACCTGCCACCCTAGAGTGCCATTATGGCGACAGGTCTATGTGCCCGACGTAGCTCAGTTCGGTCTAGAGCACCGCCTTCTAAAGCGGGGGTTCACAGGTTCAAATCCTGCCGCGGGCAATTGGAAAGAAAAGGAGAAAGATGATATGGCTACAAAAAAAATAGAGCCTATCACTGATAAGAAGGTTCCGATTGCGCAGATTCGCGCCGAAAACGTAAAGATGCGTGAGGAAATTGCGAAACTGAAGGAAAGCGCTTACTGTCGGATGTGCGATTCTATCAAGGATAGGTCAAAGTTTTATGTGAGTACCGATCCTATGTGCAAAGGTGGCGTTACTCCGATTTGTAAAGAATGCGCTCGAAAGATTGCGGAGCGTGTTGATAAGTTTGGTGACTCTCACGAGCCGACCAAAGAATCTGCACAGCTCGCCCTAAGATATTTGGATAAGCCGTTTATTGAGACGGTATGGAATGCAAGTATTCAGGAAAGTGAAAATCTGGCATCTGGCAAGGTCAAGACCAATGCCTATAGAGCCTATATGAAAAATATCCAAATGGGGCAATACAACGGTCTTGGTTGGAAAGATTCCGACATGTTTAAAGTTCGGATTAAATACGAGGATGAAAAAACCGAACAGGAGATAGTCGAAGAACACGCCGGAATGGATACGTATGATAGTTATATAAAGAATAAAGAAGACGTTATTCGTCTGCTTGACTATGACCCGTTTGAAAAAGAGCCAGTCAGCGATCAGCCATTCTTATACTCTCAGCTTCTTGGAATGCTGGACGCTTCTGAAGACGCCAACGATGATATGATGCGCGTCTCTTCTGCTATTCAGATTGTCAGAGGTTTTTTACAGCTTCAGAAAATTGATGATACGATGGCAAAACTGATGGGGAATATAAACGAGGTGCAGGACAACTCTGCTACCATCAAGTCTCTGCAAGATTCTAAACAGAAAATCACAAGTATGATTACTAATCTTGCGGCGGAAAGTTGTCTAAGCTTAAAAAATAGTAAACGTCAGGTTAAAGGCGAGAACACCTGGACTGGAAAAATTAAACGTATTAAAGATCTGAATCTTCGCGAAGGCGAGATGAATGGGTTTGATGTTGCTACTTGCAAAGGAATGCAGCAGGTGCAGGAAATCAGCGACGCATCCATTATGAAACAGCTTGCCCTTGACGAATCGGAATGGTCTGACATTGTTGCGAACATGCGCGAGACCAATCAGCGGTTACGCAAAGAGAAGGATAGTTATAAAGAGATCAATCGTATTCTACTTAAAGAAAATCTTGACCTTAAAGACTATCTTGATGAAAAGGGAATCAAACCAAAAGGTAGTCTTAAGAATCTTAGAGACTTGTATTCCGTATTTAGCGGAGATATAGAATTTACTGGCGAGGAGGAGAATGACTATGAGTCAGATAATTCTTCCTTATGATGAGGAATTCTATAATGACTATGGAGTCTTTATTAAGCCTGTAGACTATATTATGTCTAGTAAAAAAATTGATTCTCTAGTCAGCATTGCGAATCTCCAGAGATATTTTCAGTGCAATCCGATTCGTTTTATTGACATCATGTTTAATATCGAGTTGCTTGATGGACAAGCTCTGATTGTTCAGCGCTCCTGGAATTGTCCTAATGTTCTTGTGTGCTGTGCTCGTGGTTACGGCAAGTCGACAGTCATAGGTCTAGAGACAATGAGCAAGGACATGCTGTGGTGCAATCTTTGGAGTTATATTGCAAGCGGATCTGGCTCTCAGGCGGAGCAAACCTTTACGACGCTTGAGAGACTCGCCAATGATAACATAGATACGTTTCAAGGGTCGACCGGAAAAATATTCAAGGACGAAGTCGAGATAAAGAACGCTGCCGGAGATGGTTTCAGTCATGGCTCAAATGGCTTTACGTATTCCTGCTATAATGGAAGTGCTACGTGGACATTGAACTCCAACATAGACAAAAAGCGCGGAATGCGCGGCTCTGTAATATTTGATGAGGCGCAGCATCTCTCAGACGAGATGATGAACGTTTACAGTGCGTTTGCCATCGTCGACAAAAACCTGCGTACTGGTAAAGATGCTTCTGGCAAATCAATTGATCCTATTAGACAGCGCACTTTCGCTACTGATGTTCCAAACCAAAAGTTTTATATAGGAAGCGCAAGTTCTGTGGACATGCGCTTTTTTAAATTGTATAGAGATTTCGCCAAAAAGCAAATCGAGGGAGATCCTGATTATTGCGTGCTTCATATTGACTGCGAACAAGCGTTTCATCCGACTCTACACGGAGAAGTGATTGCTCCTCTTCTACAAAAGTCTCAGGTGGAATCAGAAATGAGAATCAACCCTGAGAAGGCTCGTAGAGAATATTATTGTATATTCACAACTGAGGCCGGGACCAACGCCATTGTTAAGCGCGGTGTTATTACAAGAAACGAAGAAACTCGAAAACCTCTTTTATATAATGATACTGGTGATAAGAAGTTTATACTGGCATACGATCCGGCTAGAAGCATGGATAACTCCGTAATCACCGTGTTTGAGGTGTATAGTGTAACACAGGTCGATGGCAGCGAAGATCTTCGTGCCAGAATTGTAAACTGTGTCAATTTGATGGACGTTGGTAAGAAGACGAAATCTCCTATGCAAACGCCAGACCAGATTAAATACCTTAAGCAGATGATACTTGACTACAATGGTGGAGCGGATGCTTATGGCAATATTCTTGGAGTCTATATTGATGCTGGTTCTGGCGGAGGCGGCGTCAATATTGCAGACTACCTGATGCAAGATTGGGAAACTGCCGACGGCATTGTTCATAGAGGACTCATAGATAAAGAGTATTCTTCCGAATATGTTTCGAGGTTTCCAAACGCAGTAGATAAGGTTAGACTTCTCTCTCCATCTGGTTATAAATCTATTATTTATGAAGCAATGATTGAAATGCTCAATCAGGACAAGATTAGTTTTACGGCTACATATGATAACAAACAATATCTTACCGTCTTTGATATAGATCAGAAGCTACTTGATGAGGAGCGAGAAAGAATTTCTGCTGAACTCAAAAAGAAGAAACTGAATCAGGAACAATTTGAAGAGCAGCTCAAAGAAGAGCTAGGGAAGGTCCAGTCGGTTAATACAAGGACTATTAGGCTCACTTGGCAAGAAGAGTTGGCTCTTGCAAATATAGACGCCATGAAGGAAGAGGTCGTGAACATGATTCGAAAGAAGCGCGACTCTGGTAGAGATAGCTTTGAACTCACTCCTGAAAAAGAGCATGTTCTACACGACGACCGCAGTTATACATTGGCAATGGCCAGTTACGGCCTTGCACAAGAGCGGCGCAAACTTCTTCTCAATCAAAAGCCAAAGACCAACTCCAAGTCTTTGGTGCAACAATTAACTATTCGCCGCGGCTCATACGGCGGAAAAACTATATAATGGGAGGTGCGAATGGCACAAGAAAGCACTGGTGCTCTTGCACCTAAGAAAATGACCGCTGCTGAAATGCAGCAATGGATTGAAACACATGAGGAGCAGCTAAGTAAATACGCCGCTTCTCACAATCCTCTTCTTGCTTTACGAGATATTACAAAATCTTCATCAATTAATAAAAGGATTGATTCTATCACAAAAGATAGGATTGTAACGTTTTTACAGAACCCATCTGTAAACGAGAATAATATTCGTAATGCAAGTTGGTACATTTATTATCGCAACCAGATATACCAGAGAATAATCCACTACTTCTCTACTCTGTTTTGTCTAGAAGCTCGTTCTGTGATTCCTACTTACGACCTCGTTAATCCGGACAGTGATGATAAGATTCTTAAATCGTATAATGACACTGTTAAGCTGATTAACAAATGGAATATTCAGAATGAATTTCTTAAAGTTATTAAAACGTGTTTTATTCAAGACGTAAGCTACAATATAGCCTATTACGATGAAACCGGATTGTTTTTCTTGGCACTACCGCCTGAGTACTGTCGGATATATGGTCAGTATCCTACTGGCGATTTTGCGTTTAGTATTTCAATGGATTACTTTACTGGTCAGCGCGCATATCTTCTTGAAGAATGGGGCGAACCATTCACGTCAATGTGGCGTGAATATGAGCGCCAGGGAAAAACTATCAAGGCAAGATGGCAACGCGTTCCCGATGAATATGCAGCCTGCTTTAAATATCGCAACGACGATTGGGCAACTATTATGCCGCCGTTCAGCGGCTTACTCTGTGATTTGATTAATCTTAATGACATTGGAGATGTCCAAGCAATTGCAGACAAGCTTGAGATTTACAAACTTGTTTACATGAAGCTTAAGACGCTTACCGGAACGAAGGTGCCGGACGACTACGAAGTTTCGCCGGATGTTGCAGTTGAGTATTTTAACCGCATGGTCGAAGAAGCACTTCCATCATACGCTTCCGCTGCAATTGTTCCTGGGAGTGAAGATCTCGGAGTAATTGACTTTTCAAGTTCGGACAAAACAAACGAAACCAACAAAGTGTTGAAAGCAACTAAGTCTGTTCTAAACACTTCTGGCGGTGCGCAGATTTTGAATTCGGCTGAAGTATCTGGAACGACGGCGTTCAAAGCGGCGATTCTTGCTGATACTGAATTTGCAATCTCGAACCTTCTGCCACAAATCGAGGGGTGGTTCAATCGTGTTGTTGGATTTGAAGTATCAAATCCGAGTAAGATTCATTTCTACCATGTTGGACGACTTAACCGAGAAGATGTAAGAAAGGAACTGCTTGAAAATGCGCAGTACTCTCTTCCTACTAAGCTTGCTGTGTTGGCTCTTAGTGGTCTGACTGAATTAGATTCTCTTAGCCTAAATCATCTTGAGGACGGGATTCTCAAGCTTGGCGACAAGTTTGTTACCCCACTTCGTTCGAGTTATACGTCTTCCAATAATACCTCTGGCAGACCGAAGTCTGACGATTCGAGCCTTACTGATGACGGCGAGGCTTCAAGAGACAAGATTGATAACATGAATTAAGGTGAGCAAAAATGAATAAAACGTTTATACGATGCTCCGATCCGGAGTCTGCGGCCAAGCTGAAAAAGCTTGGCTTTATTGTTTACTCCGAAGAAAATGGCGTTACTACATTTATTAACGATGTCAACAAGCCACAGGGCTTCGAGCAAACAAAAGGATTAGTGTATACAAATAAAATAGAAATCTGATGGAGGAAATATATGGAAAAACTCATAATCCATACTCCCTCTCTGTTCAAGGTTGATAATGCTTTTGACGATGAGCGTTATATGAAAGTCAGAATTGCAGTTATGCATTCTGGAGAAAACCGCAACAAGTCATCATTCTCAACCAAAGTCATTCGTGACGCAAAGAACACATTTGCAAACATTCCGATTTTGGCGACCGTTGTTTCCTATGAAGACGAAGACGGAAATATAATTTTAGACTATCACTCGCACGACATGCATCTTGAGGAAGACCTGATGCATCCCGGTGAACAGAAGATGATTTATGAAGAACGCGTCGTCGGAATTATTCCTGAGACAAACAATTTTGAAATCGTACGTGACGACGAAAGAGGCGTCGACTATGTATACGTCGACGGTTATCTCTATCGTGAATACGGCGGCTACGCGGCTGACATCCTTGAGGCAAAGGGCGGAATTACAGACGTGTCAGCTGAGATTTATTGTGACGAATTGTCTGTCAATGCACAAACTCAGGTGATAGAAGTCGGGAAGATGCGTATGTCTGGAGTAACCTTGCTTGGTGACGATATACGCCCAGGTATGCAAGGCGCGAATGCTCAAATGTTTTCTACAGAGGGTGACAATATTCAGTCTCAGTTAATGATAGTAATGAGCGAACTGACAGAGGCGCTCAATAACTATACTGCTCTTATGGGCGACCAAAAATCTAAGGAAGGAGGAAATACCGCAATGGACAAGTTTGCAGAACTTCTTGAAAAGTATGGCAAGACGGCCGAGGAAGTTGACTTCGATTACGAAGGACTTTCCGACGAAGAGCTGGAGGCGAAGTTCGAAGAGGTGTTCGGGTCTTCCGAAGGTGATCCGGACGAAGGCGACGATCCGGATGAAGAAGGTCAAGCGAAACCGGAAGACGAAGAAGATTTTGACTCTAACGACGATGACGAAGAAGATTCCGAAGACGAAGGTGAACAGTTTGCCGTAAATTATTCTGTTACATTCAACGATAGAACGGTAAATATGAGCGTGTCCCTTCAGGACAAGATTAACGCCCTTTATCAACTGGTCAACGATACATATGCAGATGATGGGACTTGGTACGAAGTTACCGTGTATGATGAGGACAGATACGTAATCATGATTGACTGGTACAACAACAAAGGTTACAAACAGTCTTTCAAGGTTAAGAACGATGCGTACACACTCACTGGAGACCGTGTTGAAGTTTTTGCTCGATGGCTTACTTCTGATGAAATTGCCAAGCTTGATAGAATGAAGTCAACATATGATGACAATGCGGACAAGCTTGCAAAATATGAGGCAGAGCCGCAAAAGATGGAAATTCTGAATTCTGACGACTATTCTTTAGTTGCTGACAGTGAAGAATTCCAAAGTCTTATGGAGCAAAAGAATCATTTTAATCTTTCTGTTGAAGAAGTGACGAAACGAGCGGACGAGATTCTTACAAACGCCGCAAAGGCGCATAAGTTCTCTCTGTCGGAACAAGGCAAGAAAGGTGCTAGTGTTAAACCGCTTGCGCCGAATGCAAAGAAAACTAAACGGTACGGTTCTTTATTTGATGGAATCGTAAAATAATTACGGGCCTGTGCATAGGCTCTTTTTTATTGCACAAAAATATATAGGAGGAATAACAATTATGGCTTATATGTCTATTAACTGGGCCATTAGCGAACATGGTACTGGTTTCCCGTCTAATACTCTGGCGCAGGAATATGGCAACCACATTCTGAACGTTAAACTTGCATCAAACACGGATAACGGCATGCTTGTTGCAGCTGACGTTTCAAAGAAATGGGCGGACTTCGATGTTTTTGATGAAGCTGCTGTTACTACTTTTACTGGCGTTATTGAACAACAGATGCCGAATGGCAACTGGCTCGTTCTCGTAACGAACCCGGGCGATGCTCTTCTTGTTTATCAGAAACCGCTTACACCGTATGAATCTCCGCGCGAACTGCTTCAGGAAAAAGCTTTCTACAACAAAGCAGGCGACATCGTTCGTTGCTATGTCCTGTCCAAATTCGACAGAATCGAAGTTTCCGCAAGCAACTTCAACGGTAATCCGGCTGCTGGAAAAGCTATCACTGGCGTCTCTTCTAAGAAGATGACCATTGGTTCGTAATTTTATAAGGAAGGAGGATAAAAATCATGCTTAAAGTTTTCTCAACTGAATATCTCCGCAATATCTTTGCAGAGGAAAATAAATACGATAATTTCAGAAGCGTAGCCTCTAACCTTGTTCGCGGCAACGCTATCTATGAACTTGACGACAACGGTAATGAGCGTCAGGTTACGAAGCGTCAGGCAAACGAAGCAATCCGCAAAATCTTTATGGAAGTTCTTGGTCTTTCTGAAGACGACCTTCGTTCCAAGAAGAAACGCGAACGTGCGCAGAAACTGCACGGCGCCGAGCTTTACGAACTGATTGAAGAAGACATCATCTTCCGCATTAATGAAGGATTCCAGAATTCTGAATGGTTCGATCAGTTTGTTGAAGAGCGTAACATTGCTCTTGGCGACTCCATCGAGTTTTATTCAGCGGCAAGACAGTATTTCATCGTTGGCGATGTGTCTGGCGACCATCACGATGTCACGATGCAGCAGCTTGGCGAAGGTGAAACATTCCCGGTTCAGATGAAGAATCATGCCATCAAGATTGGTAAAGATATTGATCTTATCGTTCTTGGTCGTATCAATTATTCTGATTGGGTAGCAAAGGTTTCCGAAGCATTCGTTCGCGACATCAAGGAAGAAGTGTTTGCAGCTGTTTATGATGCTGCTGATGACCTTCCGTCTAACTTCAAGGATACTGGTGCCCTTAGTGCTTCCACCAAGGAAGATTTCGATGCACTTATTGAAGAAGTCAGCATTGTCAACGACAGCGATGTCGCAGTTATGGGTACGAAGACCGCTCTGAAGAAGATTACTGGTCTGGCCGATGTTGATTGGGCTACTCCTGATCAGAAAGAATCCGTATCAGAGACTGGACGCCTCGGCATGTATGAAGGCACGCGCCTTATTGAAGTCCCGCAGCGCCTGAAACTCGACGGTTCTTTTGACAAGCTTATCCCGAACGACAAACTTCTCATTGTTCCGATGACCGATGATAAATTTGTCAAACTCGTTCATGAAGGCGAGACGGCTATCTATGACATTACTGAGAAGCACGATCTCAAGGATGACTTCCAGACTCACGAAGTTCAGATGGCTTACGGCGTTGCGACTGTTCTTGGACAGTACTTCGGCGAATGGACGCTGGAATAATCTAATCTTTGGAATAAAAGGAGAATTGCAAAATGCCTACTAATACAACAAAAAAAGCAACTGAAGTTGAAGAAGTAGTTGCAGAAAAGAAGCCTACAAAGAAAGTATTTAAAGATACCGACATGATACCTTGTGTGTCTATCACGTACGGCAAGCTTCTGGTGGTCGGTGACAAGAGCGAAAATCTCTATCGTTGGATAGACTTTGGCGATGAAACAGAGGTTGAATATCGCGACCTTAAAAGTTTCATTCGTTCCAGAAAGCCCTGTGTCTATAAGCCTCGCTTTGTAATTCAGGACAAGGATTTCCTTGCTGAACACAAAGAACTTGAGAAGATTTATGGAGACCTCTACTCTCCTGCCGATCTTCGCGCTATATTGACATATCCGGCATCGAAGATGAAGGAAGCTATCGAGTCTCTCCCGCTTGGCGCAAAAGAAGCCATTAGGGACATCGCTTGCCGCGAAATCGAAGACGGTGTTCTTGATTCGATTCAGCGTATTAAGGCTCTCGACGAAATCTTCGGCACACAAATGCTTTTAAAGATGACGCAGTAATTGGAGGATGCCAAATGACCTCAATAAGTTTTGATGAGATTTATTCTCGTTTTTATACAAAGGTCGAGGCATACGATTTGTTAGATATTGAAAGTTCAGATTTTGTAGCGGAGTTCATGTGCAACTGGCTCCGCGCAACTCTGTTCTATCCGCATGTCCGCAAGGTATTCTCTGAAGTCAGTATTGACGAGGAAGAAGAAGTTGTTTCTTTCGAGATGAGATACTCCATTGATGAGGTAAGCGACAAGGAATTTGTTATTGACTTGCTTGCATGGGGTATTGTGTACAACTGGACTGAGCCAAAGATAAATAGTATTACAAATATTGTAAATCATTTTGGCGAGACGGATACAAAATGGTATTCGCAAGCGGCCCATCTTGCTCAACTTCGCGGTTTACGCGATGACTCAGAAAAAAAGATGAGAAGCTTACCATCAGACCGAGGATACCTTAACAATATCTACCTTGACGGTAAGGCTGCGTCCGCAAAAATACTGGGGCGCACATGAAAACGCTTTACGGTAAGTACGGAGATTTACAATTCTCCGAATATAAAGATAAGTTGCACAATAAGATTTTTTGGCTTCTTATTTATAAAGACCCTAAAACTTCCGGAGATTATCAGAACGTTGACTTCGATAAATACTTCGTTTGTCTAATGAAAGAGCTGAATGGATTAAACGACATTCTGCTTAATCCGCCTAAGCTCATCGAGATGATGAGTTTATTACAGGCAGCTTATAACGAAACGAAGTCTCCGGAGTATAGTTATAAGGTCTATCGCAAGTTTATCCTTGATGCGCACAATGTCTTGGATGAGATAAAAGAAGCGGAGGTGTGACCGATGATTGATTTTGGCACATACTCCTCCTATCTCAAATCCAAAGGAAGAAACTTATCCGAAGTTCGAAAAAACCAGTCTGACAAACTTATGAATGCGACGTTTCTTGGCGATGTTGGATATAAGCGCGTGTATATTCTTGATCCGCAAAAGGGATGGAAATATACCGACGCTCATTATTCAAAGCACTCTGCTGCTTCTATTGTTAAGGACGAGGTTGATTCTTATCTTCAGTTCAGACCAAAGGAACATTATCCGATTGGCACTTATGTGTTCATTCCAGATGATACCGACTTTGATTTGGACATTAATGAGGAGCACCCATTTGAAGGTGATACCAAGAATCTCTGGCTCATTGTTGGACGAAACGATGCAAAGCAGTTCGTCAGATATCTGGTATTAAGATGTAACTGGAATCTGAAGTGGGTCGTCGGATATGGCGACCAAAAGAGGATTTTAAATTGTTGGTGTATTGCGAGAAATGCGAATTCGTACACAAGTTGTGATATGCGAAAGTATATTGCACGGCTCGCTGCATTTGGAAACATTGCAGTGTATTCCTGCGTATATGCTGGGACACCCTTAGAGCCTTACAGCTAAAACATATGGATGAAATAAGCCAAGATGGAGAGTTAAAAATGTAAGGATTGGGCAATCAGCAGGCAAAGTCCGAATAGGGCTGGCCTCATCGACTATCGGTTGAAATACCGTTAGGGACAAGCGTCCCGAAGTGCAGGACTCCTACGGCAAGAAATTGCTACGGTGAATGATATAGTCAGTGCTTACGTGAAAGCGTAAGAAAATTATATTGTGGTAATCAAAAGACCAGACAGTGGGTAGCTCCCATTTCTCTAAGCCCTAACGAGGAGATTATGGTCTTTTTAAAATACAATTTTTTAGGGAGAATTGTTATGCAGTTATTAGACAAATCAGAATATATTAATCTTTTTAACAGTGGTCTTTCAATAAAAGAAATATCTGAAATAACCGGAATAGCATGGAGCGATGTTTATAAAAATGTTGACGGAATAATTCCGACGAGGATTCTTACAGAAGATGAAAAGTTGGATATTTGTGAACTATACGTCGCCGGATTGTCGTGTCCTAAACTTGCAGACCGATACCGTATTAATAGGAAATGCATCGAAAATGTATTAAATGAATATGACATTAAGAGGTCTCATAAGTCTGTAAGAAAATATACGCTCAATGAGAACTATTTTGACGTAATTGATACTCCTAGAAAAGCATATATTTTAGGGTTACTTTATGCTGATGGCTATAATTGCCCCGACAAGTCAACCGTAAGATTGCAATTACAAGATTGTGATGTCGATATTTTATTGGAGATCAACGAAGAGCTTAACAGTAACAAGCCGTTGACGTTCGTAGATTGTTCTAGAAGGTTATATGGCAATGGATATGTTTCAAAAAATATGTATTCTTTAGATCTTTATAGTAAACATATGTGTAATACGTTGTCTAATTTAGGCGTTGTTAGGAACAAAAGTCTCGTACTTTCGTATCCCTCATTTTTACCTAACGAATTACACAGACATTTTATTAGGGGATATTTTGATGGCGATGGAAGTCTTTCAGAATACTCAAATAAAAAGGGATGGAAGCCAAATAGCCTCATAACGTTTACGTCGACGAAAGATTTTTGTGAAGAAGCCCTTCGAATAATCAGGGAAAATATTTTTATTGGTGGTAATATTTACGATGCTTCAAATCACAATGGCGTTACCAAGATCATTTCGATTTGTGGCAATAATCAATGTAAAAAACTGTTAGATTGGATGTATAAAGATTCTGATATGTTTATTAAAAGAAAATATGCGTTATATAAAAAGCACTTTTATAACTGCGCCGCATAATAATCTTATATGATTTGCGACCATATAAGTAACACAACAGGGCGTCTGGAACGATTTTTACACCACAGGTCTTGACAACCTGTCAGGATGCTGGATACCGGACACGCATTATTTATTTGGAGATAAAATTTCTGAATACGAACTGAGCGATACTCGCACTATAGACATTCAGCTCCGACTGATGGTGACCAATAATGACTTAAATCCAAACTGCTATATGGTTTCAAAAGTTCTTGATATGTTCCCGCCTGGAATTATCAAGGTTTCGATGAAGGCAGACGACTTTAATCCAGACAGAGACAACGTAGAACTTCGAATATGTGATTACTACACTCCTAGCGGAGACATTGCAACGCCGCAGCCTGCGGTCAATCCGGATGGTTCAATTGAAGACAATCGTAGTTTCATACGCAATATGATTGTTAATGCTGACGGTGAGCTTGAAAAGAACACCGATCAATCAAATACAATCTCTATAGGTCAAACTTATTACTATTGGGCTTGGTTTTCTGACGACTCGGTTGACCGACAGTGGAGAATTACTCTCGTTGGAGACTATTCCGAAGATGAGCGTATTACGATTGAGCGTCTCATTACAATGAGCACTGTCAATGCTTCAACTATTGCGATTAGGCTTGGTAAATCCAATAAGCTTAAAGGGAAACAATTTGAACTGTCCGTAAGCGATGTAAACGGTAATTACTCCTCCGCAAAAATATTGGAGGTGGCATCATGAGCATCGACATACAAAGGATTCTTGACGACGTCAAGAACAATGACATTATTTATAAGAAGCAAAAGATAAAAGAAATATTAAATGCTGATCCAGATTTAAAAGAAGTACTCGGACAGCAAGCTCCTCTTCCGCTTAATAAGTTTGCGGATAAGTCGAACCCGACAGAGGATGAATTAAAAGAACGAGCGCGGATATTAGAGTACAACGAGAAAGTGTCTCATCCGCAGATACTATCGTTTCTGAAAGTTAACGACATCCAAAAGGAAGTTGTGAATTTTGTGATGTTTGACATAGGTGACGAGCGTCCATCGTATACGAGTGAGATGATAAAAAATCAGTATCTCACTGTGATGTGCCTTGTTCACGAGGATGATATGGATACTGAATATGGAATTGATCGCATTGACCTTCTGGCATATATTGTTAAGGATTTGCTGTGCTGGAGCAATAAAGCAGGAATAAGTATGAAGCTGTATTCCGACGAGTTTGGTATTACGGATACAAAGTATTACTCTCGCACTATTAGATTTCTAATACGTGCAACAAATACCAACAACTTCCGGCATGGCATGATGAACAATTCTCATGAGTGGTAATTCAGTCGATCTTTTAAAAATCTATTTCGGAGATCCATATCCAATCACTGATAAAATTACTTTATATCAACCTAGCATAGATGAAATTATACAGTACGGCGAGAATGAATTCTGGGCCGTACTGTATATGTTTATTGGTAATAGTACATATCGCAGATTATTTCTTTGGGAAATTGGCGTCGATTGGAACAAGGTAAGCGATTACGAACTCTTTTGTAATCTTGTTCGAATGTTGCCAATCGAAAAAACACGCATTCTTTTTGGCGACATTAATTTTGAGGGATTTGAACTCATACCGACTGGTTATGAGCCGCCTGAAGAAGAACCGCCAAAAGACGGCAAAAAACCAACGGCGACCGAAAAGCGTAAGAAGCTGTTTGAAGCATTTGAGAAGTCATGGTCTTTTTATAACAAAGAGCAGGACATCGAGATCTCAGCAGATGTTTATTACACACTTGTGTCGGTGATGCGTGAGATGGTCCAGATTTTCCCGAAAGCAGAGTACACAGTCGGCAAAACAAGCAAGGAACTCTTAATTGAAGAGGAGCGCAATAAAATAGCGCAAGCCGAAAAAGAAAATGGTGGCAAGCCAGTTTCGATGTTGCAACCGCTTATATCGGCATGCGTTAACCATCCTGGATTTAAATACAAATCTCGTGAACTTCGCGAGATTAGGATAAACGAATTCATGGACAGCGTAAAGAGACTTCAGGTATATGAGTCGACTCGTGCACTGCTTACTGGAGCGAACTCAGGATTCTGCGATGTTTCAAAAGTTCCAAAAGAACAATTTGATTTTATGCGAGCGTTAAATTAATTATTTCTAAGAAAAGGAGAAAAATAGTTATGGCCTTTAAACTGGGTGACCTGATTGTTGATAGAATCGTTACTGGTGTGGCTGAGAACTCTAGGGGCGAACTGCTCTATACTCTGACCAACCTTCAGGAAGCAACTATTGATATTACTGCCGATACGCAGGAAGCCGTTGACGGTACAGGCGCTGTCATCAAGACGTTCTACCGCGCTAAGACTGGCGAGTTCACGGCGACTAACTCTACAATCAACCTTCCGATTATCGGTGCAATGAGTGGTACGGACGCGCAGTATGCGTCTGTTTCTGCCGCTATTTCTATGCCGCGTATCCTTATGGTCGCTAAGACAACTGGCATCTCGCTCCCGGGCATCAATGATGACGGCGCAGAAGCGCACATCGTTGTTAATGCGGTTGAAGCGAATGGTACGCTTGGCGACAAGTATTCCGCAAGTGAATACACGGTTACTGCCGGAAGTGGATCTAATCCGTCTACTATGAGAATTACTGCTCGTACTGGCGACACGAAGTGGATTATTAAGTATGACCGTAACGTTACCGAGAACGGCGTCAAGATTGTTAACAGATCTGATGCGTTCCCGAAATCTGTTAAGCTTACGCTTAAAGTCCTCATCGTCGATCAAGCAGCATAATGTAATAAATGCGTAATTATACTGCGGGTCGTCCATGGTGAATCCATCATGTAGCCATGGATTATTAGTGATGAAAAAATCTGGAAAACCGTTTGCAACGGCAATCAGAGCGGAAGTCTCAATGTAATAATTGTGACACGCACAACGCATAGGAAGTGAAACTGATATTGAGATGTATCAGAATATAATCTTCCCACGAGTCATCGCTATCGGATGGAATGAGATGCAGAATCTCATGATAAAAAGATATGCTGAACTACATTGTAATGATGTAGAAGTATGGATAAAAAGCCATACGATAACAAACTGCCCTGCGAAAGTGATATTGTCCGCGCGGCCTATGTGGTGCTGCCGAACTTCCAGCCGTCTCCGGAGCTGTCGATTGGTCTGTCCACTGACTCCACCATCGACTTTACCGGACGTCTTCAGACCTCTTACTGCGGTACCGACAAAGTCCTCTATGAGATTTATGTCTGCGCTGACGATGAAGAGGAAACTGCTTAATAGAAGCTTAACAATCTGGGCAAGCGCTTTAACGGTGCTTGCCCCGTCAATAGGAGAAACCAATGAGAAATGAAAGAACATGTGTCATTTGCGGCAAGGCTTATGAATATTGCCCTAACTGTTCCGCATATGACAACGAACCGCGTTGGAAATTCCTGTTTGATACAAAAACGTGTAAGGATATCTATGGCGTCCTTAATGCATATAAGGCGGAACAGATTTCCGCTGATCAGGCAAGGTCTAAGCTCTCGCATCTCGATCCGACAAAATCGATTGTTCAGGATGCCGGATTTAAAAAGATTGTGCGCGAACTTTTCACAAAACCTGCGGTTGAAGAAAAAAAGAACAACAATAATAATAAAAAGTAATAGTGAATTTGATTTTTTACCTAAGGGGTATGATTGCTATTACTTGTAATCATGCCCCTTTTTTTGCTCTCATATATTTGGAGGAGAATAATGAAAGACACGATAATGAGCGCCACTACAGGCAAGTCGTATAATCCTTCTGAGGTGGTGCGTATTATTAATTATAAGCAGTCGGCGGCGTATATGTCTCATGGCGCTGAGTTGCTTGATATATATCCTGGTAAAGATTTTAGGACTGATGAGCCACTGCTTGTGTACATTTTTAATAGGAAAGATACCACCGAGTTATACGATCTCTGGTGCAAACATATGTTGAAATGAGGGATGACAATGAGAAAAATTGAAGTTGCAAGCGAGACGCGCTATGCATTGGCAACCCCAATAAATGGACTGCCAATGTTTTTAACTCTCGACCCTATAAAAAAGAATAACTTTTATCTGACAGACGACATTCGTAAGGCAAGCAAAACTTTAAATAAAATATCTGCTGAAGTATTGTACCAACAATATAGGGAACACAACCCTGAAGATTTGACGGTGTATGAGATTGTCCCGTTTGATTTGACATACAGCTTTCTTGATGATGAGGAATAACCAAAATGAGAATGGTATCAATTGATTCGTCAACCAAGAAAACTGGAATGACACTTTTTGTGGACGGTGTATTACACAACTTTACGCTCGTCGACCTGTCTAACAGCAAGGAAGAAACAGACGTTCGGATAAGCATGATGGGTAAAGAAATGCTGCACCATCTTGATGACTGGTCTCCCGCCGCTGTTTATATCGAGTCTCCCCGTGGCGATGGTAGAAATGTTGAACTCGTTCGCAAGCTGTCTGAGATTCTTGGAATTGTTCGCGGTTGGTGTATTCGCAATAATTCCTATTACGAGGAAATTCCGCCGTCTGTCTGGCGCAAATATTGTGGATTAGAGCAAGGCAAGAAGAAACGCGCCGAGTTAAAGGCTGCAAGCGTAGAATATGTTAAAGAAAAATATAACGTTGAAGTTAATGATGATGTTGCTGATTCAATTTGTATTGGCGACGCAATGGTAAATAGATATGGAGAATGAATAAGATGAAAGTTAAGAATTTTGCAGAGCAATTTGAAAAATCGACCGACAAACAGCGGTTTGTTTCCAAACACGTTAAGGAGACTTATATGCCATATGCAATGAAAATGAGCAACGCCGCACGAATTGTGAGGTCGTCTACATATGCTAAAAACGACGACGGAACAGAGATGTTTAAAGTCTCCTCTCCTACTCGTTATCTTCTTTTTATTGTAACCGTGATTCAGTATTATACGGACATTGAAATAAATACAGAAGAAGTCACCGACGAATTCGATATTCTTAATGAAGCTGGCGTCGTTGAGTATATTCTCGCAGCCGTCGGAAAAGACGTTGATGAGTTTCAAACGATTGTCAATATGAGCCTCGATGATGAGATTAGTAACACACGAGACTTAACGTCGTTTTTCGAGATGAAGTTGGCGTCTCTCGAAGCAGTTCTTGGAGAGGTCATTGCCTCAATGGCCGAACAACATACCGAACAATAAAAGTGATGGGCTTGGGTCGTAATTAATATGGCGATCCGAGTGTTTGCGGCATTGGCCGAGCGGTCGAAGGCACTGGTCTTGAAAACCAGACGTCGGAAACGGCGCAGAGGTTCGAATCCTCTATGCCGCGTTAAGAGGCGGCGCTGCAACGCGACCTCTTTGTTCTGTGTTAGCTACAGAACTATTTAAAGCAATGTTATTATTAATTGATAATCCTATCAGGAATGTCTAGGGGTTACTTATTAATTATAACATTGCTTAAAGCAACTGGATACTGAATTTGATTTTTTATGAGGCGTCCTTGCTTTATGCGAGGGCGCTTTTTTTTGTTTTTGGAGATAATGAAAATATGGCTAAGAAAATAGATTTAAATGTTGAAAATCTTGTTATAACAACCAACCAAATGATAAAACATGTTGCGAATGATGTTGGTATAAAACTCGGCGAAGCGTACAAAACTTCAATTCAGAAATTCTATAAAGACTATCCTCTTAAATCACGTTCAAAAAATAAAAAAGGGCTAAGTAGTTATAGAAGAACATACAGCTTATTTAAGGGTGTGATGGGCGTTGGAGGGTTTGAAACATATTACAAACAGGAAAAAACGAACTGTTATACCGCAGGAATATTTGTCGATGCCATGTTTATACCCGGTGATCCGTATATTAAAAGACCCCCCCACGGTCTTATTCCTGTTAAGGCTGAAATTTTTGAAAGATCATTTTCAAGCGGTATACACGGGTATACAAAGAGCGAAATTATGAGTTATAATTATGGTAAAAACAAAGATGAACGTTACCACGTTGGTGCTTATAAAGCGCCTAAACAAATGAAACCTTCTCCAGAAAAGATACTGAAAACAAAATACAACGAAATTGCAAAGACTGTTCCTACGTTATTAGAAAAAGAATGGGAAAAATATCAATTATAATTATAGGGGGATATAATGAATTATTATAGAATAGCTGTAAATTGTAGCGATGGTATAAAAAGATATGTTAGCGTAAAAAATAATCATACAATAATGTTGTTGCCAGATGGTTATTATAATTCTGTTTTTACGAATGATATGATTAATGAATTTCCGGCAAACGAAATCATAAAAAATAATAAATGTGAAGTAGAACAGGTTGAATCCTTTAAGGTAGTTTCTTACACCGGCGGAATACCAAGTAGAATTTCAGATAATAAACACACATATTCTATATACCGCGCCGATTTAATGTCTGAGCGTATAAATATCTGTAAAAGATATTGTAAGTAAACAAAGCACTTAACACATTCGTAAAAGACCGCATAGCGGTCTTTTTTTATTGGGGTGATATAAAAGATGATTAAAGACTTTATAGTTCGAATTTTGGGCGAAAATAAACAAGTAATAAAAACCGCCAAAGATGCAGAAAAGTATATTAATCAAGTTGCGGAAAATATAGAAAACAATCGAATTGGTCTAAATTTTGATTTAAATTTTGCTGATTTATCAGATGACATTATTGATGGAATCAGAAATGTTGTTGGAGGAGACAAAACCCTTGAGAAGCAATTACAACATCTAATCTTTTCTGCATTATACAAAAACATTGATAGTGAAATAAACGACATAGCATCGGTACTAGGCAAGGCGTTTGATGAAGCTAATATTGCAGGAAAAAATCCATTAACAAATTATGTCCAAACTGGCATAGACGAAATAAATCAAGGTTTTAAAGACGGCATCGATGAGTCGGTGTTATTTGAAAAATTTAAACATCTCAAGAATATATCAAATTCATTCTCTGAAGAATATGGCAAGGATTTAGGGAATAATGTCGCAGATAAATTAGAAGATATTCAGGATAAATTTAAAAAGAGTCTTCAGAAATCATATACTGAAAATTATGATTATTTCACTGAATTAGAAAACAAAAAAAATAAATTAGAAACAAACAAAGACAGCGTTTCTGAAATTTTAAAAAAGCTTTCCAACGACGGCAAGGGTATTGATAACACCATTTCTAAAACAGCTGAGACGGTTTCAAAATCTTTAGCTACTGTCGATGAAGGCATTGGAGAGACCTCAGAATCATTAGAGAGTATATCTAAGGTAAGAATATTTGACGGTCTACACGAAGAGATATATGATGCAGAAAAAGATTTTGATTCTCTTGTGGCGAAAATAACCGAACTTGCCGAAAAAATGGAATTTCCCAATTGGCACCTCGGAGATATTTCAGACAGTGTTGTAAAATCTAGCGAGTATGTAATTCCAGACAATATGGGAGATATGATAGGTGAAAACATATCTCTCGGTAGTGGCTTATATTTTACACAAATGTTAAATGATTTACTTGACGGTAACTGGGGTGGCACATTAGGCGGTGGTGGAAACGGAAAACCCAAAAGACTGTATATGACCGATTTGGGTAAAGTGCAAAATATGTACAATGCAATTAGCACTGGCGAACTTACCCGCCTTAATGATTTATCTGCTACAATTAATCAGCTTGTATTTTCGAGGAATTTTAGAAATATTGATCAGGTTACTGGCTATAATAACTTGAGTTTAGAAGAACAAATAGAGCATGTTTATACCGATTATTCAAATATAATGAATCGGCTAAAAGTTACAAGAGAAGAGTTTTCAGAGTTTATTACAAATAAGCAAAATGAACTTGACTCAATTCTGGATAAAACCGACACATTAGAAACGGCAAGAAATAAATTAAGAAATAGAGAAAGCTTTTCAACCGACTTTTTCAAACAGCTTGGCTTGAACGGCATTAGCGCTGGCTACGCTGGTAATCCTGGTGATTCCACCATGTTGGGAAGTGTAGTATACGATTGGCTAAACAATTTGAAAAACACACCCATTGTAGATTTTGGATTAATAAATGATAGTAAAAAAAACGAAGAATTAGCCAAATCTGTTTATAGGGCCGTATTTGAAAAAATACTTCGTAAAAAAGCCGAAAATCCCAAAAACATTATTGAGAGCTTAATGGTCGATTTCACACCGGAAGACGATCCGTACCCACAGGATATCACGAAAACTGAATTATATAAAATATTAACCGACATTCAAACAAAATCATCTCAAAAAACTTTCGACCATAAATCAATCAATAAGGATTTAAAGCTTAAATCTTTAAGTGAATCTGTTGAAGTTCCAGAGATTGAAGAAGCAATTGAGAATATTAATGTTGCAAAAACGAAGGTACAAGTAGCTCAAAAGGAAGCTGAGAATGTTAAAGATGAAACGTCAGATTTTATAAATGATTTTAAAAAGTTTATTGATGCAATTGCTGACGTTGGAAATGGCGTTGAAGGCATAGAGTCTATTGCTTCTACCGTAGATGGTCAACATCTTTTAGAGAGACTTGGATTTTTAAAAGAGGGTAAAATTACTGCGAAAGAAATAACTGATGGTTATTCAAATCGTGGCGGTTTTGTAGGTGACGACTACACGCTCATAGCAAGAGATTTAGAATATGAAGCTAAAACTCAGAGTCTTATCCCGGCGCTTGACAAAGCTGCGGAAGCAGGCGCAAATGTTGCTCGTATTGTCGGAACGATAAAAGACGAAGCCAATGGTCTTGTTTACGAGATACAGGAAACGGCGAAGGGAGAAATCATTGGCCAAGACAATCTTGATTTTCTGGATGCAACTGATGAACAAATAAAGAAGCTTATAAGCGATATAAAAATATTATCTGATTCAGGACTGTTTGTAGATGTTAATGGAGATAATGTCTTATACGATAAAGCAAATGGCTTCTCATTTATTGATCTAGCCACTAGGTCAAGCGATTACACCACTAATGATCCATCTGAAATCAAAGAGTATATAGGTTCCTATCTGTCTAAAAATCAAATGGATTCATTTCTTGGTCGGATTGAATCTTTAGAAAATACAGATATTGTATCATCCGCGCGACAAGTATCAGAGCAAGAGGCGGAGTTCTATAAACAATTAGAACAGAAACAAAATGCGTTAAGTGAAGCACAACGATTTTTACAAGAAGCGGATAAAGATATTGATGGTGTTAGCCAAACCAGTACTGGCACAACCGAATCTCTCGAACGGGGCGATAAAGACTTCCTGTCTGCCTCTCAACAAATATCTCAAAGGGAATCTGAACTACTAGAAAAAGTTCAGGCTAAAGAAAAAGAGCTAGCTGATGCTAATGCTAAGCTAGATGAATCAACTGGGTTGTATGATGACGCGGTTCAGCAAATTCATCAATTGCAAGATGAAAACCGTGGCTTGGCTGACGAATCTGATACGTTTTTGGGCAAGGTAGAAGAATTGCAAGAACAATTGGAGGCGGCCGACGAACGTATACGGGAAAATCATAAATTTTATGATGAACAACTTGGAAAATTACAAGAGACCGTCGATACTTTAACCCACGACAACAATCAGCTCATAGAAGATAATCAATATTGGCAGTCAGAATCTGCGAGAAAACAAAGTGTTATTGATGCCCTGAAGGCCAACAATAAAGATGTAAAGGAACAATCAACCGCCAATGCCTTTTCTGAACAAAAAAGCGACGGCAAAATATCTAACAATGAATCTGAAGTTTTTAATTCAATAGAGAAGGCGGCACTCGATGCGGCTGTTGCGAAAGAATTATTCACCGAAGACAACCAAAAGCTAATGGCACAAGTCGGGTATTCAGTCGCAAGATTAGAATCAGAAACAAAGGCATTTAAGGATTTGGCGGAAGCCGGATTGGACGCAGCCGCTGCTAAAGAACTTGTTACAGAAGAAAACGTGAATCTTGGCGCAATCATAGAAGATGTATTGCCAAATATCAAAGCGGAAGCTGAAGCGTTTGATAAAATGGGCGGATACGATGGAAGTAAGACGTCAAGTAGCGAAAAGTCTGGTGGCAAAAGAAAACGTGGCGTAACTCAGACAGATAAGAAAAATCTTAACAAGTTAAAAGAAACGATTAATGGCAGTGAATATTTAAGCAGTATATACGGAAGTGACATTGAAGACCTAGAGAATAGATTTGCCAACTTTGATAAGGCGAAAGATTCCATCGATGAGCTGAGGGATAGTCTTTCTAAATTAAAACAACAGGTGTCAGAAACTGCAAAAGAGCAGAATGACGCAGGTGCTCAGTTCGAAAAGACAGCGAATTCCGCAAAGGAATTGTATGATCGAATAAATGCTGCTCAAAACAAAAACAACTATTCAGATGAATATAATCAACATCTCGAAGATTTAAAAACATCTCTACAAGAAATTATCGATGCAGAAAAAAACCACGATGCATCTGAGGCGTGGGACACAAAGCAACTCGACGAGTATAAGAATGTACTCGACGGCATCAAACAAGAACTCAAGAGTGGAAAACTGTCTAACGCCGACAATATAATGGCGTCTACTGGACAAGTTGACAAACTGCTCAACAAAGTTAAATCAGATATGGCTGGCAGCAGCCTGTCTGGGTCGCTCTTGGCTGATTATGAAAAGCTTAGAAGTGTCTTAGAGGATGTCCGTGTTGGAGAAGAGGGAACTGCCAAGGGTGTTTCATCAATTACCAAGAAGCAACTCCAAGATTTTATTAACGAGTGGATTCGCCTCAATGGAGAAATCAAAGATTCCGGGCAAAATATTAAAAGCTTCCAACATCAGTTTTCGTCGGCATTAACAAATCAGGCAGCTCAATTCCTTGCCCAATATTTCAGTTTCAGAGATATAATCCGTTACGGTCGCGAGCTTGCTCAAACTGTCACCCAGACGAATTCGGCGCTTACAGAATTAAAGAAAGTTTCAGATGCATCGAATACACGAATACAGCAAAGTTTTTCACGCTCATCTGAGACAGCACAAGAACTCGGTTCAACCATTACTGACGTTATTAATTCAACGGCAGATTGGGCTAGACTTGGCTATTCAATCGATCAGGCCGAGGATCTTGCAAGAGTCACACAACTCTATCAAACCGTTGGCGACAATATGACACAGGAGACCGCTAGTCAGTCTCTAGTCAGTATGTTACAAGGATTTCAGATTGATGCTTCTCAGGCAGAGCGCGTTGTTGATTCGGTTAACGAGGTCGCAAATAATTTTGCAATTGATACGGCAGGAATTGGTGAGGCTCTTCAACGTTCTGCCGCAGCATTCAACGCTTCCGGCACAGATTTGAATAAATCGATTGCTCTTGTAACGACGGCAAATGCAGTTCTTCAAAATCCGGAATCTGTCGGTACAATATTCAAAACGATGTCCGCTAGAATTCGCGGTGCTAAGACAGAGTTAGCAGACCTTGGCGAAGAAGAGGATGAGTTTACACAGACTACATCAAAGCTTAGAGATTTAATAAAACAGCTCACTGGCTTTGATATTATGGAAGATGAGAATACTTACAAGGATATTTATGAAATCCTGCTCGGTATAGGTAAGGAGTGGAAAACTCTCACAGATATAGAACAAGCAAGTTTGGCGGAAAGTCTTGCAGGAAAACGTGGGGCCAATGCCCTCTTTGCTGTATTAAACAATACACAGCAACTTGAAAAAGCGTACAAATCTGCACAGGGCGCTGCCGGATCGGCCGCTCGTGAACAGGAGAACTATGCACAATCAGTACAGTATTCCATAGATAGAGCGAGGGCAAGTCTTGAAGAATTAGCGAATGACTTTTTAAGCTCTGAACTTCTTAAAGGACTTATAGAGACAGCAAATACGTTTTTACAAATTGTAGATAAAATCGTAGAAACGCTTGGGAGTGGCACATCAATCGTTACTGCGTTTCTTGGCATTGATGCTGCGAAGGGGTTTCTTGGAAATCAAGGTCTTATTGCTAATCTTATAAAAGGAATAACTGATTATAAAACAGGAGGTACGGCAGATAGTATATTAGGCAATCTGTTACGTATAAACAAAAGTACTGCCGTTGCGATTGGTAAAGAGGCCGGAGAGGCGGTAGCAAATGGAGCGGCAGTTGCTGTTGGTTCAGCCGCGCCAAAAGTAGGCGGTATTCTTGGCTCTGGCATATTGTCCGGCTTGGGGCCAGTCCTCGCTGGCGGCGCTATTGCTCTTCTTATAGGAGGTGCGATATATGCCGCTTACAAGAATTACAAGGAGGATTTAATCAAAGGCGCTAAGGCTAGTGCGGAAGATTGGAATTCTGCAAGTATTTCACTTAAAGATTATGGCGATCAGTTAACGGATTTACGTGCACAATTAGATTCTGAAAATCTTTCTGAGTCGGAAAGATATCAGATAAAACAGGAAATATATTCAATACAACAAAAAATAACCGATGAATATGGATCTCAAGCCAGAGGCGTAGATTTAATAAATGGAGATTTGAATAAACAGCTTCAGATTCTTGATCAAATTTCAGAGAAGGAAGCACGGACAAATTTAAGAGAAAATAAGAAAGAATACAAAGAAGTTGCAAAGCGTTTTGAGAAGAATTACGACGACATCAAATTGCAAATTGCACCACAGATAACTGACGATGGTACGCGCGAATTTGCCGAAGAGATGGAAAGAGCAATGCGCGAAACTGGAATAGTCAAGGATTTTTATCGCGATATTGACACTGGGTCTAATATCGTTGTTGAAGGTGGAGACATCTCAAAGCTAGCCGAGAATGCAGACATTCTTACAAAAAAGCTATATGAGATTAAGGCTGGCTATGAAGAAATCGGAGATGTCGCTAAAGCATCTTACGTCGAGAGTGTTATCAATGAAGTGTCAGCGCAAACGGGAAAAATATCTGATTCGTATAAAGATCTCGCCGACACGTATAATCACTATGTTGAGATGCAGATTCTTTCCAAAGGAGGCAGAGGAGTCCTTGATGCTGCTAGCGATGCCGTTGACAAGTACAATGAAGCGTTAACATCTGGCAAATCAGAAGAGATAGATTCGTTGCGTGCCACCATGCAAGGTGCCATCAACGATTTGAACACTTTCGCCAATAACAATGGAATTAAAATAGGCTTGGCCGAGGTAGGTTCACAAGTTGATGAAGTTGAGGAGAAGATTTTTAACGTCAAAAACGCATTATCAGAAAACCCATCAAATACGAATCCATATATTGACGAAGTAACTATACTTAAAAAATCGTTTGACGAATTAAAAGATTACGATTTTGACGATATTGATTTGCTCAACCTAATAAACAATCCTACGGCGTTTGATGGTAATTTACGAAAAATGTCCGGAGAGCTGCTTTACATGCAAAATGCTCTTGGTCTTTCCGATGAAGAACTTATCAAAATAGCGCAAGATTTAGGAGCTATTAAAACTGTTGCTGCTGACGTAGGAGACTCAATCTCCACCGAATTCAATAATTTTAAGAAATCTATCGGCTCTACTCTCACAACCCTCGATTCCGTTAACGCCGCGCTCGCGTCGGCAGCAGGTGGCAAGGGTCTCAGCCTTTCGGTCAACGAGGAAACCGGAGCGCTCGAAGGCGACCTCATTACAATCAAGAATGCATTCGCAGACCTCGAAGGATTTAACCCCGCAGACCTCTTCCGCAAGACGGCGAACGGCGTAAAGCTTAATGAGAAGCAGCTCCGCAAACTCAAGTCTCAGCAGGATAAAATTACGCGCAGCAAATTCTTAAAACAGCAACAAGATTTGACAAAGAAACTTACGGAAGCGAATAAGCAACTTGCGACCGCTCAGAATGAATCCGCACGAAGCAAAGCCCAGGGTCAAATTGATGATATACGCAAACAGCTTTCTGAACTCGACTACCTTAAGACAGCTTACGAAGGCGCGACATCGGCATACCAGAAATGGCTTGATGCACAATCCGCCGGAGAACGTGGCGACATCTACGACAACATCACGAAGACAGCGGTCTCTCGCGCAGACGAATTGTATAAAGCTGGACTAGTCGGCACAAACGAATTCCGCGCGTTGGCGGAACTTATCTCTGGGCAGGATCTTTCGACTGCGTCTGTTGATCAGGTAATATCTGCATATAAAGAACTTGACACGGCCATCGATGGCACAAACATGACGTTACGCAACTTCTTCTCCGAAGGACAGGAAGGATGCAACAGTTTTGCAAAAGCTCTTGTAGATCTTGGAGAGGCTAGTCTTGAAGATGGTGCAATTGTTTTCGACGATCTTGACACCGAAGAACTTGCTAAGAAGATGCATACGTCCGTCGACATGATTGAAGCCATTCTCGAAAAGATGAATGACTACGGCGCTGAACTCACCTGGATGACGCGCGAACAGGCTGACTCAATCAAGGAAATGAGTGATCGTGCCGTCGAGGCTAAAAAGAACTGGGACAAAGCGAGCAAGGGTCGCGACGATTATTCAAGCGATTTCAACGCAGAAGAACTGTTCGACCTTAGCAAAGTAAGATCCGTTTCGGATTTGGAACAAAAGATTAGTGCGATTAAAAACATTCTCGCCGATCCCGCAACCGTCAACATGGACGATTCGCAGGTGGCAGCACTTCGCGAATTACTTCAGATATGTCTTGATTTAAAGGGAGAGCTTGAGGCTCCTGGAACATCTGGGACACTGACCGTCGACCAGTTTAAACAGTACGAGGCGGCGCTTAGCAAATTAAAAGAAGACATAGAAACTATTAATAAGCATGACGGTCTGGTCGTTCTGAGCGACGATGACCGTGAATTTATAGATCTGCTTCTCGCGAACAAAAACATACAGAAGGAACTTGGTCTTGAGCCAACAGACGACGCAGAAGCGTTAATGAAACAGCTTGGTCTTGACGGCTCATCTTCTGGACTGAAAGTTGAACTTGGGGCGGCGCGAATTAAACCTCAAAAAACCGTAAACAGAACACAGGAGAACGTCGAACGAAGAGAATCAAAGATTACAAGTAACGAAGTGCACAACACTACGACCGACGTTCATAATAAAGAAGAACATACAAAAATTACCGTCGAAGCAAATGCCGACCCCAACGTCTACAAAGTACAGACAATTCTTGGTGAATTTGAAGGAACTCCAGAAGAAATCGCAAAACGCATTTTGGTTGAAGCGCTTGGCGAGGAAGAAGTGTTAGCGTTACAGAAGGCTGAGGATGGCGTTTACGACCGAAAAGTACAAGTCATTGCAAAGGCTATCGGCACTAACGATGTCAACCTTCTTAAAAATTCAATCAATCAGGTTACAGGGAGAACCGTTGGAGTAGGCATTAACGTTACTGGACTCAGCCAGATAGATACGGCAGTAAGAAAGTTACAAGAACTTGCAAACACAGGAGTAAGAGTTGCATCAAAAACTATTAATATTCGAACAGCTCAGGCTAACGGCACCGCTCACGCCCAAGGCACAGCCTTCGCAAAGGGTCACGGCAACTGGGGTCTTAAGCGCGACGAAAATGCTCTAATCAACGAGGTCGGCCCCGAGCTGGTGGTCAGAGGAAGTAACTGGTTTATTCCGAATAACGGTCGCCCGACGATTGGCTATCCGCTCAAGAAGGATGATATAATCTTCAACTCTAAGCAGACCGAAGAGCTTCTAAAGAATGGATATATTCAGCATGGCTATGCAAAAATGGCTCGTGCGCAAGGTACGGTTGGCGGTCCTGCGCATGCAAGCGTGTCCGGACGATGGAAATACTACGACACAAAATTTACAACGGCGAAAACAAAGTCTTCTACCACGAAGACTTCTTCGTCTGGAAATGGCGGCAACTCAACCTCCGCTAAGTCTGAAATCGAGAAAGAGATAAAAGACTGGATTGAAGTACTGCTCTCTCGCGTCGCCAGACTCTTTGACAACTTCAAAGACATGGGCGACTACTGGGTAACGTACGCAAACCAGATTAAAGAACTCAACAGCGCCATCGATCAGGCGAAGAAGAATATCACATACAATCAGCAAGCGTACTGGCGCTACATGCAGGAAGCCAACGACGTTGGACTCGCAGAATCATACGCCAAGAAGGTTCGCAACGGCACGATAGACATTGAGATGATTTCGAATGAGAATCTCAAGGAGCAAATTCAACAATATACTGAATGGTATTACAACATGCCCATTATTTTAGTAATAATGAATTTCATTTAATTGCTGGAAAACCGTAAAGCGTTATTCACCACAACGTAACGATGAAATATGCGTAAGCGTGAAGGTTTAAAAAGAATAACGATACGTCGGCAATCAGCAGCGAAGTCTCGAATAGAGAAACGTTCAACGACTATCCTTATAGGAGTAGAATCGCAAGCGATTGGCGATTCGAAAAAGTGAATTACCCATTTTAAAGTCATCTCCAAAAGGAGGTGTCTTTTTATTTTTGATGAAAATCAATTGGTCACTGTTAAGTGGCACAATTCAAATATAACTCGACTAAAAGCCCTTGGATATAAATTTACTCATTTTGGCGACGAGGTGCAAATAAAAGCAAAAGATCTTTCAGAATATAGCAGAACTGCGGTAAGTGTAAAATGTGATTATTGTTACAAAGAATATTCTACTTTATATGGAACCGTTGCACGCGCAGTTGCTCGCGGCGAGAAGTGTGCATGCTCAAATTGTGCGCCAAAGAAAGCTAATGAGCTAAGAAATGAGAGGCAAAGCAATTTATATAAAAAACAGTTAGATTCTATTTGTAACAAAAAGGGTTATAAATTATTATTTCCAACAAATTGTACACTAAAAAGTTCAACTACAATTTCATATGTATGCCCAATACATGGAGTGCGAAATATAACCGTCGACAATATGATACACGAACACGGATGTTATTATTGCGGAAGAAAATCTGTTGGTGACAAGCTCAGATTGTCATCAGACCAAGTAAAAAAAACCGTCGATTCAATTAATGGAAATACCCTTCTTAATCCAGACGACTATACTGGAACACATGTTCGAAATTTAAGAATAAGATGTTCGTGCGGTAATGAGTTTCATACGTCGTTTTACAATTATACAAAGAAGGGTGTTAACAAATGCAAGAGTTGTTCGATGGCGACTAGTCGCGGCGAAAAGCTGATATCCGATTGTCTTAATAGCATTTCAATACCGTTCATTAGAGAATATAAATTTGATGATTGTAGGGACAAAAGGAAATTGCCGTTCGACTTTTATCTTCCGAATGAAAATAAAATTATTGAATTTGACGGCATGCAACATTTTGAGGAAGTTAATAATAGAAATCACGCAATGACTGTCAAGCATGACACAATTAAGAACAATTATTGTAAGGAACATAATATACCGATATTACGAATCCCTTATTGGGAAGGCGGCAATATCGAACAACTTGTTAAGGACTTTATTTATGGGTAAAAGATATAGTCTCATCTCATGGGAAACCATGAGGCAACTTAGGTTGCGGTCGGCGTAGCGAACCGACTAAAGATAAATGATGAAAAGGCCTTGGCCTGCTCCGACACGATTCGCGAACTCAACAAAGAGATACTCGATCTCTCCCGCCAGAAACTTGACGACATTCTCGACGACTTCCAGTCGATGAATGAATACGCACAGCAGGCTTACGACCTCGCATCTTCCATGAACGATCTTTATGAGAAGAATACCGGAGTCAAGAGCATCGAACAGCTGGTTGAGATGGCGGCGCGGCAGAACGAAATCATTTCTGATAATACTAAAGCATATAGAGTGTTCAAGGAAGAAATGGAGAAACAGCTTGCCAACGGCGAAATGGCGGCAGGCTCCCAGGAACTCAAGCAGGCTCAGACAGATTTGCTGAAACTTCAGGACGAAATGGTTCAAGCCGAAATCGAACTGAAGAACATCAACGAACTGATTCGTGAAGTCAACTGGAGCAACTGGAAAGAGGCTGTTGCGATCCTTGAGCACATGAACAAACAGATAGACAGCACCGTCGACCTCATTGGTGATTTGACGGTGTTCCGTGATAACGCTTCTATTACCGAAGCCGGAATAACCCAGCTTGACCTTTACGCTTCGGCGATGGGCAACTCTCGCCGCAAGGTTGAGGACTACAACAACGCAATCGCAACGCTCGACATAGAACTTGCCAAAGGTGTAATCAACCAGAAGCAGTACAATGAAGAGATGCGCGACTACCGCGAACAGCAGATGGCTGCCGTCGGCGAAGTCAAGAAGTACCGCGACGCTGTCATTAGTCTCGTCAAGGAAGGTATAAACGCCGAGACCGAGGCGATGTCCAAGCTGATCGACAAGCGTAAGGAAGACTTGAAGAAACAGAAAGAGGCACGCGACTGGGCTAAGACCGTCAATGAAAAGACGACGGAAATCAACAGCATCCGTGCTCAGATTGCGGCGCTGTCTGGCGACACCACTATGGCTGCTCAGGCTAGAGCGGCGAAGCTTCGTGCAGACCTCCAGAAGAAGGAAGACGAACTGCGCGAACAGCGGCTCGACCACGAGTATGAAGTAGTGACTCAGACTTACGATGAAGAACTTGAGAAGTTCAAAGAGATTCAGGATGCCACAACCAAGGCGCTTGAGTACTCTCTCGCCAACCAAGAGAACGCCATCCAATCTTCTCTTGACTTTGCAACGCAACAGTATGCGACAACATACGAACAGCTCGACCAAATCACCCAGGTATTTGGCATCAGTCTCGAAGAGTACATCACGAATCCGTGGCTCAACGCTACGGCTGCGGTGCAGACTTACAAGGATGCCATCTCTGATGTAACAACTACAGAGGAACGTCTCAGTGAGACTAACCGTGCGAATGGTCCTGTCAATGCTGAGGGTGAGGCTGAAATACTTACCGACAAATATGTTGATAAGGTCGTCGAAAAAGTCGAGGACTACGTCGAGACCATTAAGGCTCCGTCCGTAGGCTCTGACGGTTCTTCGTCATCTTCGTCTTCGACATCGTCATCTTCGTCATCGTCTACGAGTTCTACGACAACATCGACTTCGAAGCCTGCGGCGCAAACAACTACAACAACTACTACCGAGAAAAAATATAAATTCTCTACAACAAATCAAAATCTTAAAAACGGTTCTTCTGGTAACGATGTAAAAGTTCTTCAGAGGGCGCTCAACGAGTTAATGGGAGCTGGTCTTACTGTCGACGGAGCGTTTGGTCCAAAGACACAGGCTGCTGTTATTAACTTCCAGAAAAAGTATGGTCTTTCTCAGGATGGCATTGCAGGTGTAAAAACTCTTAGCAAAATCGTCTCGTTGGGCGGAAACGTCACCAAGACGACAACAACTTCCGCTGCGTCATCGACCGGAAATAAGCTGAGGGTAACCACAGATGGTAGCAACCTCAACCTTCGGGATTCGCCTAACGGTACAAAAATGGGAAAGGTTGCGAACGGGACTGTTCTGGAGACTGACGGACAAACCAAGGGCGGATGGACGCACGTTAAGTATAACGGCGCATGGTACTGGGCGTATACTCAGTTTCTCCATAAGGCGGCGAAAGGTGCGCGGAACGCTCGCGGTCTGTATCTGACCGACGAAGAAGGCATCGGCTCCGAAGCAATCATCACAAAAGAAGGTGTTTTGAGGCAGCTTGACTCTGACACCGTATTCTCCAAGGCGCAAACGGAAGCACTCTGGAATTTGAGTAAAATGAATCTTGATCAGGTGCTGCGCAACATAGCACCGCGCGGCGGACAGTCGGTCAATCTGAACTACGGTTCGCTGCTCACCGTCAACGGCAACGTTGACAAAGATGCACTGCCGGGGCTGAAGGAAATCCTGAAGCAGGCATGCGATTATACAAAACGCGACATGAGCGAGACCTTCCGAAAAATGGGTCTGCGTGGCGTTTTCTAATAGATACGATGGGGTCGTCGTAAATGGCGACCTCATCTTTTTATAGAGGTAAAAATATGTACGCACAAGACTTTAACTATGACGGAACGTCACTCAGTTCAATCAACAGCGATTTTATTGTTGTCGCGTTCGAGGTAAACGATCCCGATCCGGCGCATCAGCGCACCATCAACCAGAGCGGCATTACAAACGATAACTATGTGAAGCATTATTATGGTCACATTGCAGATACTGCCCTCTCGTTTGATATCACGATTGCAAGATGCTCCGAGGATCACATCTCTAAATCCGATGCGCAGACACTCTCCGACTGGCTTTTTGCTCACTCCGATCCTCGTGTATTATATCTCGTGCCGCGAAACGGCGATCATGTGATGTACGAGAACACCGACTTCATCGGAAGTTTCACGAGCATGCAGTTCAACGGAGACCACAATGCGCTGACGTTCCACTTTGAAAATATTAGCGGCTATGCTTTTACCAAGCCGCAGACATATACAATTGCGACGCTGGATAACAACGGCGTTTATACTATTACGCCGAATGGCTCAAAGACCGGAGAGGTCGTTTATCCGACTATTCTGGTGAGACCGAATGCCACGGGAACTCTGTCAATCACAATGCGAGGTACGGATCAGTTCCTTGTTGACATGACGGACGGCGTAAACTTTTATATCCGAGATTGCGGACTGTACCGCGAGGACGGTTCATTATATTCGTTTGACAACCTACATTCATTTAACTGGCCCTACCTCATTGACGGCGAGAATGTCTGGACTTTTACGGGAGATGCGACGCTTGAGGTGACGGCGAGATATTTGATAACAACAGGACTTTAACAGGGAGGTGTACGTTTGAGCAATTCGCTAGTCAGCGTCAATAATGGCGCTCTGACGTTTGAAGACGATGGGTACGGACACGCGAAAACTCTAAGTGCGTACGTCTGTACCCCTGACAGAAAAATTCAGACGCGGCTTCGTGGGATAACTTCTTTCGAAGTCAGCGCAAAGGGCTTTAACGATTACAGCTCTATCTATTTTGACGTCACAAAATATGTGACCAATCAGAGCACGTACGAGGCGGAACTCAACGAAGCTTACAATATGCTTCACGCATTCTGTCTGGTGTACGTGCCAGAATTCGGAAAGTACGGATACTTTCTTATCAACGCCGAGCCGACGATTAACGCCAAAGGCAGGACGGACGAGCATAAAACATTTACCGCTTATTCCTACGAGACGATTCTGCAATACGAGAACCTTGTCGGATTTGAAGTAAATCAGGGTACGACAGCGTCGCTTGAAATGTTTGAAGACAACCTCGACGCTCTCGGTATTCCGCAGCGCAACATTCAGCTCTATGACGAAAGCGATTCTCGCTACAGTCTTCTGGATCTTGTGCTTACCGATGATTACTATGGGTGGTCAATCGGCCATGTCGATGATTCACTGAAGACTCTGCAGCGCTCATTCTCGGCGGACAATCAGAATGTTCTGTCGTTCCTGTGCGGCGATGTCAGCACGGCGTTCCAGTGTATCTTCACCTTCGACACCGTCGACCGTCTGATAAACTGCTATGCGGTTGCGACTGCCGGAGAAAACACGAACATCTATCTCTCACTCGACCACTTTCTCTCGGAGATTGATATTACTCCTCAGAAAGAAGAGCCTGTCACGGTGTTTAACGTCGCCGGAGGAAACAACCTGGGAATCGAGCGCGTCAACTTCGGAAGCCCGAAAGTCATTAACGTGACATATCCGCTGTCGATGCTAGGCGGCACTCTGCTGTCAAGATACAAGACGTATGTCAGCACGAGGAATTCTCTGCGCTCCGACTATTCAGACGCGGCAAAACGGTATGCGGCTGAGCTGCAGACCGAACAGGCGATTCTAGATAGGCAGCCGGAAGAAGTGGTTTATAACAACTGGTCTTCCACTATCTACTATCCGACCGAAGACCTTCAGGATTATCTTCAGAACTATCAGGCAGCATGCACGATTATTGAAGGACTTTACACTACGCCCCAGGGCGAAGTCGACTGGACGGCACTTGACGCCTCAACGGATGCGGCGCTTTATCATTCTTACCACGATGTTTGTATTCCTGACATTCAGGGCGAGCTTGATTACCGTGAGACCGGACAGGATTATGCGTCAGTTGATCCGGAAATCATTTGGCAGATGTACGGGTTAAACGACCTTACCATAAAACGCACGGCTTATCTCGATTTGATTGCAAGCCTCGAAGAACAGGGCTACGACGATGAAGAGTGGGACGAATCGAAGACAATATCTGAAGACACATGGATTGAGCATCACAACGAGTATCTGACCTATCAGACATATGTTTCGCAGCTCAACACGATTATTGCCCAGAAGGAAGCGCAGATTGAACTGAGCCGAACAAGACAGGATTCATATCTCAGCACCATGCAGAACGCCGCAGAACAGGCTTCTCTCGACTATCAGACCGGACGGCTGTTCACGGCTGAAGAGGTCGCCATTATAAAGTCACTTTATCGCGAGGCGGACTACCAGAATGAGAATATTCTCATTACGGAAATTGATGACGAAACTGCGATAATTGCTAAGGCAAATGACCTTCTAAGCGACGCCGAAGAGCGGTTGGAGATTGAGTCGACGCCACAGTTTTCGTGGTCAATCAGCTCTGCAAACCTCTTTGCTATGCAGGATTTCAAACCTCTGCGACACCAGTTGCAGGTCGGAAGTTTTGTCAACGTGTACTACGGCGGCTCGCTGTGGGATGCGGCGACCGAATCCTTCCTTGACCGCAACACGCTGAAGTTCAGAGTTCTTGAGATTGACTTTGACGGCATCAACTTTGACGGCACTTTTACAATCACTTTCTCGAACATGACGCAGACCAAAGCTTACCGGAACGATCTGGAGAATCTACTTGGTACGATGATATCTTCCAAGACGAACTCAATCGTCAACTCCGCAAGCTCTTCGGCGGCAAGTACGGCGGCGACAGTTGCTGCGTCTATGATTCGTCCGTATATTGAGGTTCTCAGTGCGAGAATTCAAAATGCCGAAATCGACAATGCGGATGTGATAAACCTTTACGCCTACAACGCCGAGATTCAGACGATGGTCACGAACTATCTTGAGGCGAATATGGCGCGAATCTTTGAGCTGTATGTCGACCGCATCGAGTCTGATGACGGCTCATCATGGTGGGATCTCCGCACTGGTGACCTGTGTCTCAACGGCTACATGATTAATGCAAGGGTTGAGTACGCGATCGGCAACAGTACAACTACCCCTCCGGCATCTGGATGGGTCACAAATATTCCTACGGTAACAGAAGAAAATCCATACCTGTGGACAAGGACGAGTCTGATTCTCGATGGTAATCCGCAGACCGTAATTCCAGGGGCGGCGACATGTATCAGCGCTGGCGCAGGAAGAGACGGCGAGGATGCGATTTATGTACGAATCGACTCGACGGCTGGGAATATTTTCAAGAACAACAACATATCAACTATACTCACATGCACGGTTTTCAAGGGTGCAACCGACATTACGTCGCAAGCAACGTCATTTACTTGGCGTAAACGTGACGCAAGCGGAGCGATTGATCCGGACTGGACAAGAACCATTTCCGGCAACTCCATCAACATCACTTCTAGCGATGTCACGAGCAAGGCTGTTTTTGAATGTGAGGTAAGTTTCGAATAATATGAAAGGAATTATGAATGTCAACAGCAGTAGCTTATGGATCGTTGACGATTGTGGACGTGACAGACCTTGGTGAGTTTAGCGTACAGCCAATGTCCAATCTTCCGCTCTCTATCATTTATGATCCTGATCAGAATGTATATACTCCGAACTGGGCGTCCTCTAATCTTCAGGTTACCCCAGCGATTTATTATGCAGGAAATCCGCTTACACTCGGTTCGACTGGTCTTACCGTTACTTGGCAGAGACAGGTTGGCGTGTCTGGCGCGACCGACCTTACGACTGGCGAAACCGTTATTAATGGCGGTATTCTGTCGGTTACGGCGAACCAGTTCACATCCAGTTCGACGCTCCTCACATATATCGTGACGGCGACATATCGTGAACCGTCGTCTGGCACACTACTTACGGCTCAGGGACAGATTACGTATTCTCTCGTTAGGAATGCGAGCGCCGCAAAGACGGCCAATATCTCTGGCGAAACCGTTTTTAAGTACGATACATCACAAACAATTGTCGGCGCTTCAAGCATCGTTCTGACTGCCGTCGTTACTGGCGTATCAATTTCGGCATGGCAGTACAAGAACGGCTCTAATCAGTGGGTGACTTATCCGAACTCTGGAACTGCGACCACACTTACTGTCAACGCCGCCGACACAACTTTTGTAAACGACAAATGCGTCGTAAAGCTTGTTACGAGCGATGCGTCAACGTACGACATCCACACCATCACGAAGCTCAGAGACGGTGCGGCAGGTTCAGCAACCGTGTCTGGGGTTCTCACCAATGACGACCAGATGATTCCATACTCCAGTGCAGGAGTTGGCGACTTTTCTTCGGCTGTCTCCCGTATCATTATCTACGAGGGTGGACGTGATGTCACATCAACGTGGACGATTGCACAGTCTTATACGAATGTCACAGCGACGGCATCAACAACAACAAAAGCGAACGATACAGTGTCTGTAACGGATATGGATGCGGCGACTGGTAATGTCCTGTTTACATGTACCAAGAGCGGATACAACAGTATCACAAAGACCTTCTCTGTGGTCAAGGTTCAGTCCGGTGCAGACGGCACGACTCCAACGATTTACTCCGTCGAAGCCGACGCTCTGGCGCTCAACAAGGACATCCACGACACGTTCACGCCTGGGAATGTCACGTTTACGGCATATTCGCAGACAGGCGGCGACACGAAGTCTCCTTACTCTGGACGTTTTAGGATTTTTGAGAACATAACTCTCGCAGAATATGATGCTGCTTCGCCGAAGCCGACGCCGAACTACTCTTCTGGCGCAGACGAATCGTCTCACACCTACACTCCGTCGACGAGTGCAACATCGATCCTTTGCATGCTTTTCAAGTCTGGCGCGTTTACGACTCGCGTCGACTCGCAGCTTGCGGTCGTTACTTCTGACGGTCAGACTGGTGGAACTGGCGCGACGGGTCCGGCAGGTGAATCTGCCATCAACGTTGTTCTCGGAAACTATGCTGACGTTCTGACGTGCACGAATGACAACAAGCTGATGGCTGCCCAGAGTGTTTATATCCCGTTCGCCGCGTACGAAGGAACATCGAAAGTTCCGTGCACCGTTTCGCGTGTTGAGCTTCTCGGCACGACGCCGTCCATCACTAATGCCACTGCTTCGGCTGACGGCTCTATCTCGTGGGCACTGACTGCCGGAACGAGCGTTGCAAATGCGAGCGGCATACTGAGTCTCACGTTTACCGTAGCTTCTTCGAAGGGCAACAGGACGGTTGTTGAAAGCTATTCGTGGTCAAGAAACACGGCGGCGAAGAACGGCGAGAATGCAATCTTGCTCCAGATTTATACACCGAATGGCTCGAACATTGTGACCGACACCGTAACGAGCGTCACTCTTCAGTCGATGCTGACAGACGGCTCGACGGATGTAACATCCAGTGCGACGGCTTGGCAGTGGGCGAAGTTCCAGAACGGATCCTACAACAATATTTCTGGTGCTACCTCTTCATCCTACGTGGTCACAGGATCTACGGTAGAAAGCTATGCTTCTTTCCGGTGCACCGCAACCTATAAAAGCAAGCCGTATTATGCATACTTTTCGGTGTTTGATAAGACCGACCCGATTCAGGTGTCTGTCATCTCGACCGTTGGTACGCAGCTTGTTAACGGTGCTGGGGCCGGAGCGGTATATGCGAAGGTTACGAGGAACGGCGCAGAAATCGACATTATAAAGTCAGAGCGTTTCCTCACGTCGAATCCGACGAGTGCGACATCTGGCGATTATTATTACAAGATTGACACTGCGAATAAGCAGGTTGTCCTTATGAAATATACAACATCTTGGGCGGAGGCTAGTGCGTCAGAAGCTGCGTATACTGGTACATACGCATGGAGTTTCCGTGACAAGGACGGGAATACAGTGACATCGGTCAACGGAAACGCACTTCCCACTTCGGGAAAGATTATTTATATTGACGGCGATTTGGTCGACGGCAAACTTGTGGCGGATGTTCAGGTAACGATTTAATGGAGGTGGAACTATGTTAGCATACGGAACCATCACCATTTCTGACGAGATGCGCGGTTCTGGTATTTACAAAATCACGACCGCGCCGTCATCCTACACCACAACAACTGGCGGTTTTACGCCGACATACAGAATCGCATTAGCGACAGTCAAGTCTCAGGCAGGAGTCACCGAGGTTCTCATTGGGGACATTCTTGAGTACAGCTACTATCACTATCCGGTAGGATACGTTGATGGCTCATATGTCTATCTCGGTCCTCGCGTGTCATTTCGTGGCGCAACGGGCGCTTCGGCTACGGCGTACAGCCTCATCGTCTCTCATGCCGCCATCGTAAAGGCTGAGGACGGAACGTTTACGCCGGACGAGATAACCCTTACGGCGAAATCACAGACCGGATCTGGCGCAATGGCGAACTACACCGGACGGCTCGTGATTGAGACGACGACTGACAATTCAACATGGACAAACAGATATAATCAGGATGCGGCGACGTACACCTATGCGATTCCGAGCGGAATTGTAGCAGTCAGATGTTCGCTCTATGTCGCTGGCGGAACGGCTACACTGCTTGATCAGCAAATCGTTCCAGTCGTAAGCGACGGCACTTCCGGCGGTAAAGGTGAAGATGCATACACCGTCATCCTTACAAACGAAAATCATACATTCGCAGGCGGAACGTCGGCTGCACTTGCAGGAAGTACGACCTGTAACGTAGTGGCGTATAAAGGTGCGACGCAGGTTGCCGCAACGATCGGCACTATCTCTGGCGCTCCGACCGGAATGTCTACAACAATTACGTCGAGCGGAACTACGTCGGCGTATTTCACCGTAACCGTGACAACGAGCATGGTTACGAAGAACGGCGTACTCACCGTTCCGGTAACTGTCGACGGCAAAAGCTTCTCGATGAAGTTCTCGTACTCTCTCGCTCTCGCGGGAACATCCGTTACCATCTCGTCAATTACATATGCAACCAGTACAACTGAAACTCAACCTGCGGACAGTGCCTTCACGGCTACAACTGCTCCTACGGTTGCGGAAGGAAACTGGCTTTGGACCAAAGTAACGTTCTCAAGTGGTAACTCAGTTTATACGAAATCAAAACAGGGTAAGAGCGGAACGAACGGAACGTCATATTACACATTTATTAGATATTCGACAAACTCTGATGGCAATCCGATGGTAGAAACGCCGACAGACGACACGCTTTATATAGGTGTTTATACCGGAACATCTTCGACCGCTCCGACAGGATATGGCTCTTATACTTGGAGTAGATACACCGGGAAGGATGGCAAGATGCTTTACGGCACTTGCTCAACCACAGCATCAACCGCCGCAAAAAGCGTGGCATGCGCAGATGCAAAGGAATTGTATTCTGGGCTTACCATTATGATTACCTTTTCTACCGCTAACACTGCCGCCGCTCCGACACTAAACGTTAATTCTCTTGGTGCAAAAAACATTTATTTTGATGGCGCTAATGCATCCTCTTCAAATCTCTTCCTGTGGGGAACTGGAGCGTCTATTCAATTCACATACAATGGAACGGCGTGGGTTCCAGTTGGTCATCCATGTACGTATTACGGTGCTTGCACTACAGCCGCAGGAACCGCAGCAAAAGTTTCAACGATTAATCAAGTCGTGGTTTGTAAGGGTACAACAGTTAATCTTCAGATGACAAACGCCAATACTGTAGCATCTGCAACGCTCAATATCAGCTCAACTGGTGCAAAGACTATTTATGCAAACGGTGCAGTTCTGAGCGCAAACAGTCCTTACAACTGGATTGCAGGATCGACAGTTGCATTCACGTTCGACGGTACTTATTGGAGACTCGGAGATACATCGGCGAATTCTAAAGCTGTTGCTGCTCAAACGGCGGCTGATGCCGCACAAGGTACAGCCGATGCCGCTTTAACATCAGCTAACGGCAAAAACAAAGTTTACCACCAAGCATCTCAGCCTTCTGGCGGAACGTATGTCGCAGGTGATACATGGTTCGACATGGATGATGGCTACAAGATGTACACTTATAATGGTTCGTCTTGGGTCGCTGAAACGTTTGGAACGAACGCAATCTCTGACCTTGCTATTACGAACGCTAAGATTGCCGATGCTACGATTCAAAATGCGAAAATTGCAACGGTTGACGCAGGAAAAATAACGACCGGAACGCTTGATGCCGCTCGTATCGGCGCAGGATCTATTGCGATTGGAAAGTTGGATACGTCTACTCAAACATCTATTGCAAACGGCGATGCGGCTAAGACTGCGATTGACAATCTGGATGTTGGTGGCAGGAATCTTGCTCGGAATACAGGAGCAATGACGGCGTCCGACTGGGTTCTCGCAAGAGCCACCGTTGCTGACAGTGTATTAACGATGACTCCGACCGCTTCTTCGTCGGCAAATGCTAAGTATAAAATCGATTACTTACCGTATGGAATCTATAAAAATAACGAGTTTACAATCTCTTTCGACTGCCGTGAATTAGAAACTGGAAGTTACGGAACAGGTCCGGTTCGTGTATGCTTTATGGTCCAGATTGCGTCGAGGGTTAATTCTCTCGTTGGCTCTGGGTCTGATAGATATCAGACATTTAATCTCGACTCACAAGGAACAGATTGGCATCGGTATTCAATAACTAAGAAGATTCCTGATGATATTACACTCGGTCAGGAAAGTGCCTTGGTTGATAGTTCATACGTATCGTTCCAGTTCGTTCGCAACGCATCGACGAGACCAATTGAAATTAAAAACATCAAGTTTGAATTGGGCAATGTAGCTACTGACTGGACTGTTGCTCCGGAAGACGTTGACGGGGCAATTTCAACCGTCGACACAAAAGCAACGGACGCCGCAAAGACCGCAACAAATTATATTACCTATGTGGACTCTACGAACGGCATTAGAGTTTATGACGGGCAGACGGCGAATCAGAACGTTAACTTTTCGCAGCTTAATTCTAACGGAATGCAGGTGTATAAAAGTAACAATCAGGTCGCCTCATTTGGTGATGTAACAGTGCTTGGATCTGCTTCAAAGATGCGTGCCGAATTGGACTATCATTCTTATCAGCTTATAGATAAAGAAGGAGAAGCATATTTTTATGTAAGCGATCTTAGGGATGATACTGGTTATGCTACATTAACCTATAATTTTGTAGGGGATGGTACAACAACGTTTTACCGTCTGGATTTAAGCGTTAGTTGGTCTATTGTATCGGCAACGATTGACGGCGTAGCAACTACCGATTATGTACAAGATGTAGGCGGTATAACGTTTGATTCTGCGCCAGCTAGTGGGTCAGAGATTATAGTAGTTGCAAAAACTGCTAATCAAGACACAAAGGCATATACGTTCGGATCAAGAAATTCTTCTGGAAATATCGGAAGAATGAGTATGACAGAGGGCGTTGACAATACTGCATCTGGTTGGATATCTAAGGCAGAAGGATATTCAAATGTTGCTTCTGGGAATATGAGCCACGCTGAGGGTTACGGAACTACTAGTTCATCTGGATTCAGTCATGCCGAAGGATATCAAACTGTTGCTTCTGGCGGTAAGTCATATGAAACCATAGCCGCTCATGCTCAAAATATTGGCACGATTGCTTCTTCTAAAGCTCAGACAGCGTTAGGAAAATACAATGTCGCCGACGCTGAAGGAAACCATGCGGTTATTATTGGAAATGGAACCAACGACTCACATAGATCTGATTTACTAGATATATCTTGGGGCGGAAACATATTAATTAATGATGTGTATTCATGTGTCTCAAAATCTGCTACGGATATTCAGCAAAATGCTGATCTGGACGACTATATGACTCCTGGGTTGTATTATAGTAGTTCAGATGTGACTCCAACATTAACGAACGGGCCATTTGCATCTGTAAGCTATACCACACTTTCAAACCCATATTTTTCTCTATGCGTGATATCCGGAGGAAACACTTTATCATCAAAATCAAGATTGCAGATTGCTTGGTCAAGAGCCGCACATTGTATAATGGCGAGAAGCTATGGCGGTGGAGGATGGACTGAATGGGCCACAATTGGTGTTGATGCTAAACCAACTTTTACTGTTAATACAAGCAATGCCCGTAACGTTGAAAATGGCTATAATAATCTAACATATGCCAATGAAATGGTTATTGGAACGCTTCGCGTTACAACTGCAAAACAATTTGCGGCGTCTACTTCGTACATAATAGGCACCGTAAGCCCGCATCCAATCATTGACTCTGTGGTTTTTGTCCGATCTGGGGCTACGTTCAATATCCAAGGCTGGATAAGTTCTGGTAACGGGGCTTTAGGTGTACAATCAGGAACCGCAATTGCAAGCGGCGCTGCGCTAGATGTGCTATTCATCTACAAGCCCGCATAAGGAGGATTAAAATGTTTTTAGTAATTGAAATTCAAACGGCGGCAGACGGAACCGTCTCAACACTCGTAACTCAGCATCAGACCAGAAATGAAGCAGAAAGCAAATACTATCTGGTACTTTCTGCGGCGGCAGTCTCTAGCGTTCCGCTTCATGCGGCAATGCTGTGCTACTCTAACGGCAATCATCTTCTGTCGAAGAGTTACGAACACGCACCTCAGCTGACCGAAGAATAATAATAATGAACGAGATTAGGATCACAATGAAAGCATAATGATTGATTTACGAAAGGGCTAATCTCATGCAAATACTTTTGTCCATAGTAGGCTTCCTCTTAGGAGGAAGCTTTCTTGGTTTTATAGAATTTTTAATACACCGGAAGGACGAGCACAACAAGCGCTACGATGAGCTAACAAAGAGCATCAAAGACCTTGCTGCTCGTCTTGACCGTATGGAAGCTAAGGGTGACGAGCGCGAAGCGGTACATTCTCGTATCAGGATTTTGAGATTTGGTGATGAGGTAAGACAGGGTATGGCCCACTCGAAAGACAGCTTTGATCAGTGCCTCATAGATACCGACTTATACGAGAATTTTTGTGCGGCAAACCCCAATTTCTTGAATAACAAGACGGCGACAACTGTTGAGTATATCAAACGTGTGTATGCCGAAAGACTTGAGAAAAATGATTTTGTATAAGGAGAATTCAAAATGAATATGAATAATCTTGTATTTAATGTTCTTATGGCACTCGTGGTAACCATCTGCGGAATCATTGCGCGCACTCTTCTGCCGTATCTGAAGGCGAAAAAGGAAGAGGCGATGGCGCAGCTTCGTCGCACCAAATGGGCGTGGGCGGCAGACATCATCGATGCCGTCGTCAGAGCAGTTGAGCAGACCGTCGGCGAAGAAATCCACGGCGAGGACAAGAAAGCTGTCGCCATCGAGTACATCAAAAAGATGTTTGCTCAGAGTGGCATCACTCTCACCGACGAAGAAATCAGTCAGCTGATTGAGGCGGCCGTTCAGGCGATGAATGAGAGGGGGACCATCAATGACTAAAGCAAAGGCTCTTAGAAACTACTTCAAAGCAGTATACGGGCTTGATCTCGAAGGGATGTCCGAAGTGGAAACACTTCGGGCATTCTTCCGCGCGAACGGCATCGACTCATCTGGCTCTACCGTATCTGCGGTGTTGCAGAATGCTGTTGACGCAGGATTTCAGCCGAGCGGCGGCGCGGACGTCAAGACGGCAAGGATTAAAGTGATGAACAGTTCGAACCAGAACATTAATATTAGCGTTCCTTACGCATATGTATCAAACGATGGTCGTGCATTTGCTGGGTTCGTTACTGTTAATGAAGGCGATCAGCTGGACATCGAAGTCCTACTGGATCCGCAGAGCAAGATGGCTCTTGGCTATATGCAAGAAGATGGCGTTAATGTTTATACGAGCGACAACACAATTACCATCGATCATTCTTCTGACAAATGGTACTTAGTCATTACTGGGCAAGGAACGCTTATCATAGACGATAGTTCTGAACCCATCTAATAAATATTGGAGAAAATAGAATGCTTTACAATTCAAAGCAAGAATTCATAACCGCAGTTGCTCCGGCGGCAGTGTCAATGGGAACTAAATATCATTACTTACCGTCAGTTCTTATTGCGCAGGCTTGTCTTGAAAACGGCTATGGCATGGACAAGTCCTGCGAGATTCTCGTCAACCACAACAATCTGCTTGGAATAAAAGCGGAGCTTCTTAACAAATCGTGGGCCGACAAAACAGTCTGGAACGGGGAAAAATTTCTCAAGAACACACCAGAGGTTTATGGGGGCAAGTACGTCAGAATCGATGACTACTTCCGAGCATATAAAAGCTTCGAGCAATGCTTTGAAGACTACTGTTTATTCATGACTTATGCGGCATACTCAGTCGGCGGAACACCAAAGTATCGCGACTCCGTGATTGGTGTCTCTGATCCGGAGAAACTGATTACTGCCGTGAATAAGCTTGGCTATGCCACAGATCCCAACTACTCGAAGTCCGTCATGAGAATCATAAATGATAACAATCTGACCACATTTGATTATGCGGAAGGAGGGAATAAATTGAGTGAAACAATAAAGATAATCGACAACACCAAAAACAACACGCCGCCGAAGTGGGGTAACACGCGCGAGGCTCTGGTCTTCCACTATCTCGGCGTGAAGGCTGCGGATAATCCAAACCTCTACAATGGCGGTTATGGCGGACAATGGTACATAAGTCGAAAGGGTGATATATATCACAGTGTCAAAGAAGGCGGCGTCGTATGGGCTGTCGGCTCTGGCGGATGGGGTTTGAAGGGTACTCCGTGGACAAACTACAATACCGAATCAGTAGAGATGGGATGCGAATGTGATGGAGCAGGAAAAGAAATTGATGACAATTGGTGGTTCCATATGGCTACGCAGGAGGCCGCTGTCAAACTAGCCAGATACTGGCTTGAGATGCGCGGCTACGGCGTGTCGGAAGCATCAGTAAATAAGCGAATTTTAATCCATAATTCTATCACAAATAAGCCCTGTCCTGCACCCTGGGTACTTCGAGCAGGATACCAAAGCCCCAATGAAAAAGGTCACCGTAACTGGTCGTTCGAAGAGTTTAAGAAAAAAATCTGGCAAGGATACGATGGCTCTACGAAACCATCTTCTACTCAAAAATCCTACCTCTCCAAAGGAGACAAAGGCGCAGAAGTCACGGCTATGCAAAAGCTTCTCATTGCTGTTGGCTATCCTTGCGGCGCAGTCGGCGCTGACGGCGACTTCGGAAACGGAACGGAACTGGCGCTGAAAGATTTCCAGATGGACTACGGTCTTGTGGCAGACGGTCTGTACGGCAATGCGTCAAAGGCAAAGCTGACGAATCTTTATAATAATTCTGTCATCATCGGTTCTGCGAGAACCAATGAGTACGGCACGTATTCTGGCGGCGCTCCAGGAGACCAGACCGGAAAAGAAGTGTCTACTCAACTGTGGTATCTGCATCAGAAAGGATGGGTCGTGGCTCGTGCAAAGTCTGCGGCGATTCGTGAAAAGATTGCCAAGTCTATGCAGGCGGCTTGCGACAATCGCAATATTGGTTACGACGATTCCTCAAAGAGCAGAGACCTGACCGCCGTGGCAGAAAAATACAACTACGACCTTTCAAAGGTTTCCGAACCAACTTCCACGAACTGCGCTCAGCTTGTCAGGCTTGGAGTGCTTTACGCCGGAATTCAAGTTGGAGACTTCTTTACCGGAAATATGGCGGACATTCTGAAGGAGACGGGACAGTTTGAGATTCTGAAAGATGACGAACATTGCACGGTGAGTGACCGCAATCTTCGCGGAGACATCCTTATCACAAAGACTGCCGGACACACCGTAGTCGTGTTGAAGGACGGCGCAAAAGCGTCAGAAGAGCAAAAGGAAATATCGGATCAGTCACAGGACAGATGGTATCGTGTCCGCAAGACGTGGGAAGACGCCGCGTCTCAGATGGGCGCTTACCGCTCTCTCGACAATGCAATTAACGCATGTCCGGACGGCTACTCTGTTTTCGACGAAAAAGGAAATAAGCTTTACCCTCTCTCATCTGTACCGTACATGGTAAAGATAACCGACCCGTCGCTGAATTTCCGGCAAGGGCCTGGGGTAAGCTATCCCAAAGCTGGCGTCATTAAAGATATGGGAATTTATACAATCGTAGAGGAGAAGAACGGCTGGGGCAAGCTGAAATCCGGCGCAGGATGGATCAATCTCAAATACTCACAAAAGCTTTAAGGAGACTGATTGCTCGACTTCTCTTTTATTCTACCCTAATGACAACATGGTATGACGCCAACGTGATTGTTATTGAACGTCCGGCAGTTACCACAGAATACTACGGTGAGTGCCGGATTACATTTTATTGTCCGTGCGCAAAGTGCTGTGGGAAGTCAGACGGCATCACGGCTTCTGGCGCTCTTGCGACGCCAAACCACACGGTTGCCGCAGGAACGCTGCCGTTTGGAACACGCCTGCTGATTGACGGCGAAGAATACGTCGTCGAGGACAGAGGCGTTGGCGACCATCAGATAGATATATTTGTTTCGTCGCACGAAGAAGCACTGCAACGCGGACTTTATTATACAGACGTTTATATTATAAAGGAGTGATTGCATCGTGACGATAAACGAAATCCGTTACTACTGGGAAACCGGCGTGTACGGAATTAAAGATTTGAAGCGGCTTGTGGCGCAAGGCGTCATTACCGCTGATGAATACCATGAGATAACACGAATGCATTACTCATAATAGGAGGATGTTATGCGTCAATACACTACTCCTCTACAGACTCTCTTTGTTCCAGACCACGATCTCTCAGGCTGCGATGTGTACGTTTCGTACAGCGACAATCGCCGCAAAAAGGTATTGACTGTTAACGAGGTAACGCTTGAACAGCTTGAGAACGGCACGAGAATTAAAGTTCATCTTACCCAGGAACAGACGGCAATGTTCAAAGAACATCAGTCTGTTGACGTTCAGGTCAACTGGGTGACGAGAGACGGTAACCGCTATGCTACGGAAATCGTTCCGGTTCTGTGCAAGGAGAATCTGCTTAAAGAGGTGATATAATGCCTATCACTTTGAGAGTTGATGATGACTCAAAGGACATTAAACTCGAAGTAGCTTCTACTAACATCAGCCTAAAAGTAGACGAATATGCGTTAACTGTTCAATGCGACCATGATTATTATGACGGCGAATATTCCGTTACTCCCGAATTCTTTGCTCAGACATTAGAAACGGCGAATAAAATCATGGAAAACGATGTTACCGTAGAAGCAATTGTTGTTAGCCGCACGACCAATCCGTCGGGCGGCAAAACTGTTTATATTGGAGGAAACATAAATGGCTAATGAATATGTAAGTAAGGTTGTCCTCTCAAGCGGCGAAACACTGATCGACCTTACGAGCGACACGGTCGAGGCACAATATCTGCTTGCACCGTATACGGCCCATGGAAGGGACGGCGCTCCGATTACTGGCGCTTGCACGTATGATTCCGATACGTCCGACGCTACCGCTACTGCATCCGAGATTCTGGCGACAAAAACTGCGTATGTTTCCGGCAACAAGGTAACTGGTACGATGCCGAATCGCGGCGCTGTCTCAGGAACGATTTCTGATCTCAGCACTCCGTACGTCATTCCCCAAGGTTACCACGACGGCTCAGGATCGGTTGCAATTGATTCAGCCGAACAGTCGAAGATTATTGCCGAAAACATCCGTGCTGGCGTTGAGATTCTCGGTGTAACAGGTACGATGTCTGGCTCTGAGGACGTTAGCGCCCAGACGAAGTCTGTCACTCCGACATTCGCACAGCAGACAATTACTCCGGACTCGCCGACGTACAACTATCTTACTCAGGTGACCGTTGCGCCGATTCCGGTAATCAGAACAGACAACGCCGCTGGGGGCGTCACTGTGACTATCGGGTCTGCTGCGTAAAAAGCTTAGGAGGATAATTGAAAGAAATGGCAGTAAATATCGTTAATGTTAATGGCGAAGATATAGTAAACCTTACAGACGCAACTGCCACAGCGGATAAAATCCTTTCTGGCTACACCGCATATGGGTCTACCGGAGCCAAACTTACCGGCACGGTAGACACGTACGACGGTGAGACTAGCTTTACACCGACACCTTCCACACAGGTAGTTCCTACTTCTGGGAAGATCGTTGCTGAAAACATTATTGTTAACCCGATACCTAGCAATTGGGGATTAATAACATGGAACGGCGCTGTGCTTACAGTGTCGTAAAAAGGATAAATTTATGGCACAGAATGTAATTATTAATGGCGTAACATATAATAGTGTACCCGAAGTTGACATTCCGCTGTCTGGTGGTGGCACAGCTCAATTTTACGACACATCTGATGCTACGTTGACTAGTGGCGATCAGATGCTGTCTGGCTATACGGCTTATGCCGACGGCACGAAATTCACAGGTGCAATTGCAACCAAGACAGCTTCAGACATGACTGTCTCTGGCGCAACCGTTACTGCGCCTGCGGGTTACTACGCTTCTAACACATCGAAAGCAGTCGCGTCTGGTTCAGCTAAAACGCCTGCTACAACCATTACGGCAAATCCGACAATTACCGTCAGCGACACTGGTCTTGTCACGGCAACGGCGAGCGGATCGAAATCGGTCACGCCAACCGTTACGGCAGGCTATGTCTCGGCTGGAACTGCCGGAACTGTATCGGTGAGTGGAAGCAACACGAAACAACTCGACACATCATCGGTAACAGAAGGCACGACGACGGTATCTGGAACGACTGCAACACGCGGCAAGGCGACATGGAACACCGGATGGATTCAGGAAGGCGAGATGGCTGCGGCGACGTTCGCAAATTCTGCAACGGCAGGAACCGAGTATGTGGACATCTCATCTACTACTTCCGCTCCGGTGCTTGTCTCTGGCGATTCCCTTTACATTAACAAGGGTTATACCGACGACATTAAAATCAGCCTTGCGAAGCTCGTCCCTGATGGTGCGTCGGCAGACCTTGCATCTGGCGTAATCCTTAGCGGATACTCGGCGTACAACAACGACGGTACGCTCGTCGCAGGAAACATCCCGTCGAAGGCTGCGGCAACATATAACACTTCAAAGACAGATCAGACGATTGCGGCAGGTCAGTATCTCTCTGGCGCTCAGACTATTAAGGCTGTAACAACGGCAAATATTTCTGCCGCTAACATTAAGAGTGGCGTTACCATTAAGGTTGGCGATGCGAATGATGACGACAGAATCGCTACGGCGACTGGTACGTTCACGGCGGCAAATACCGTTTCGTCTGGTCAGACTGCTGCAGGAGCGGCGCAGATTATCACCGGATACTCAGCTTTCGTAGACGGAGCCGAAGTAAAGGGTTCAATCGCATCAAATGGCTCGACATCTGGCACTATCTCAACTAAGACCGGAACCGTCACGATTCCGGCAGGATATACAACTGGCGGTACTGTATCCATCTCTTCTACCGAACAGGCTAAGATCGTCTCCGGAAACATCAAATCCGGAGTAACTCTGCTTGGCGTCGCAGGTAGTTCGACAGTTGTTGACACCGCAATATCGACCAACGCCGCCAATGCTTCGCGCATTCTCAATGGCTACAAAGCTTATGTTAATGGATCACTAATCACGGGTACTTTGACAACACCGCTCGTGTCTCAGGATGCGACGACAAAGGTGCTTAGTATCTCGTAATGAATAAAAGGAGGAATTATGGCACAAAACATCACTATTAATGGCGAAAACTTTCAAAGTGTGCCATCTGTGGTGTTGCCTAAGACTGGTGGCGGCAGTGCGTCATTCGTTGATACGACTGATGCTACTGCTACATCCAGTGAAATATTAGAGGGCTACACTGCGTACGGTGCTGACGGCACTAAACTCACAGGAACCGCCAACGGCGGAGTAATTATTGTTGAAGATACGCAAGATGCGGCTGGCGGAACAATTAGAGAAATCACTGCGTCAGAGACGTTTATATTACAAGGAAATAAAAGTGTGACTCCCTCTGAAACAGCGCAAACAGTAACTCCAGACACTGGATATGATGCATTTACCAAAGTTAGCGTTGGAGCAATATCATCTACATATGTAGGATCTGATATTGCAAGAAAGTCTTCTTCAGACCTCACTGTAAGTGGAGCCACAGTTACTGTACCCGCAGGATATTATTCTTCTCAAGCATCAAAAGCAATTGCAAGTGGTTCTGCAACGACACCAGCTACAACTATTACAGCAAATCCAACAATTAGTGTAAGTACTGATGGTTTGATTACTGCAACTGCATCTACTTCTCAAAATGTTACTCCTACTGTTTCTGCTGGATATGTATCTAGTGGTACAGCAGGAAAAATTACGGTAAGTGGATCAAAAACTCAACTGCTTACTGTAAAAGCTGCTTCTACATATAATGTAAATACATCTAATCAAACTATTGCATCGGGGCAATATTTAACAGGCACACAAACGATTCGTGGTGTTACCACTTCAAATATTTCAGCAGCAAATATAAAAAGTGGAGTTGTAGTTAAAGTTGGTGATTCAGCAGACGATGATAGAATTACTGGTGTTACTGGGACTTTTACTGCGGCAAACACTGTATCAAGCGGACAAACCGCGGCAGGTGCTTCTCAGATTTTATCTGGGTATTCAGGATTTGTAGATGGCGCGGAAGTTAAAGGTAATATTGCAACAAAAACATCTTCTAATTTAACAGCAAGTGGCGCTACTGTAACTGTACCCGCAGGATACTATGCTTCCGAAGCATCAAAATCTGTTGCAACTGCAACTCATGCAAATCCTACGGCAAGTATTAATTCTTCTACAGGGGTAGTTACAGCATCTCATACCCAGGCCGCGGGTTATGTTACAGCAGGAACAACAACAGGTACATTAAATCTTACAACACAGGCAGCAAAAACTGTAACACCAACTACTTCTGCTCAAACTGCTGTTGCAGCAGGTAGGTATACTACTGGTGCAGTTACTGTTGCAGCTATTCCAAGTTCTTATATTCAACCAGCAGGAACATTAGATATTACTACTGATGGGACTTATGATGTTAAAAATTATGCAAGTGCAAATGTTAATGTATCACCAACTTATACTTTAACTTTACTAGGTGCTCAAGGATCAACATATACTATAGAAAAAAATGGAGGAACTAGACAAGATTTTGTTACTGGTGCAACTTATAGTTTTGTTCCAGGTGATACATTTAAATTTAGAATTGTTGATGGCGGAACTATTTATCTTGATGGAGAAGTTGTATCAACTAGTAGTGGAGGTACAAATTCTTATACTTTTACTACATCAGATAATGATGTTACAGCAACAGCAAATAGTTATAAAATATATATTGAAAACATAATTCCAACAATTTCTATTACAGAAAATGGAACATATAATGTTAAAGAATATGGAGCAGCAAGCGTAAATGTACCAATTCCAAGTGGATATATTCAACCAACAGGAACATATAATATTACATCTAATGGAACATACAATATTACTAATTATGCAAGTGTAAATGTATCAACATCTATTCCTGTAATTTATCAATACTTAGAAAAAAGAAGTACAATCACTCCAAATATTGATGGACTTTCTGAATATTTAAATTCACTTTCTTCAATTAGAAATTTTCAATATATGGGAGAAGTTTTTTCCGGAGCTTTTACTTTTCCAAGTGTGAAGACAATAGGTACGCAAGCTTTTTATGGAATGGACAATTATACTTATATTAATAGAGCATCGTTTTCTTTTCCCGAATGTACTACAATTTATGAAAAGGCTTTTATGTTAAATACTAATATAAGTTATATTTCAATTCCAAAAGTATCAACTCTTCGATCACAAGCTTTTCAGTCTTGTTATTATTTAACAGAAATAAATATGCCATTATTAACTGCAATTTCTGAGGGTACTTTTAGATCATGTTCAGCGCTATTAAATGTTAGCGCACCAGTCGCTACAACAATAGGTTCTTCGGCATTTTATTCTTGTTCTAATTTGAATACTATTTATGCACCAAAAGTTCAAACTATTGGAGCCTATGCTTTTGGATATACTCCGAAAGTTTCATACTATGATTTTCCTGAATGTACTACAATTAATGGATGGGCTTTTCAAAATAATTATTCTTTAATATCAATAAATATTCCAAATGTAACAGCAATAGCTGGGGGTGCTTTTCAAAATTGTACATCATTATCAACACTTGATCTTTCAAAAGTTACAAGTTTAGGTAATAATGTTTTTTATAGTTGTAATAAATTATCAACTGTAAATTTACCATTATTAACATCATTAGGTACAGATGTTTTTGAACGTTGTTCAGCTTTAACTTCTATAAGTATACCACTTGTAACTAATATAGGAAAAACTGCATTTTCATATTGTACTACTCTTTCTATAATTAGTATGCCAAAAGTAATTACAATTGAGTCAAGTGCTTTTTGGAATTGTACGGAATTAAATACAGTATATATAGGATCTTCATGTAGTTCTATTGGTTTATCAGCTTTTTATGGTTGTGTAAAATTACTTAGTTTTTATTTATATGCTTCTTCAATACCAACCCTTTATAATCTTTCTGTTTTTAATACAACTCCAATAAATGGTTATACTTTATCAACAGGTGGAGTATATGGAAGCATTTATGTTCCAGCTTCATTATATAATTCTTATTTAACAGCTACTAACTGGAGTAGATTTTCATCACGTTTTGTATCTATGTAATTTAATAAATGGAGTAAATTGAATAATGAAATTACAAATTTTAATACCTCAATACCATGAAACTGATAATATCGTAAAACCATTACTTGATAGCATAGCTCTTCAGCAAAATGTAGACTTTAATGAAATTGGAGTCGTCATAGTAAATGACGGCTCCGACGTCCACTTAAGTGACGCACTTATAAATGGTTACCCATTTAAAATCGAATATTATTTTAACGAACATTTAGGAGTCAGTGCTACGCGTAATGCATGCCTTGATCACGCAACCGCAGATTATGTAATGTTCTGTGACGCTGATGATATGTTTTATAACATGTGTGGATTATGGATTGTATTTCGTGAAATTGAATATGGTGGTTTTGATAGTTTAACATCAGTATTTGTTGAAGAAACAAGACACCCTGAAACAAAGGAACCTATTTATATTAATCGTGAAATGGATAGTACATTTGTTCATGGTAAAGTTCATAGACGGCAATATTTAATTGATAATAATATTCGTTGGAATCCTAATCTTACGATTCATGAAGATAGTTTCTTTAATATTCAATGTTCTAATCTTTCTCAGAATGTTAAATATTGCCCTACTCCATTTTATTTATGGAAATGGCGAGATGAAAGTGTATGTAGACATGATCCAAAATATATATTAAAAACATATAAAAATATGATTGATAGTAATGATGCTCTTGTTGGTGAGTTTTTAAAACGTAACGCAAAAGATAAAGCATTATTCTATGTTGCTTTTATGATATTTGATGCATATTATACGATGAATAAAATTGAGTGGATTAACCAAGAAAATAAAGAATATCGTGATATGACAGAAAAACATTTTCAAAAATATTATAAAAAGCATAAAAAACACTGGAATGAAATTTCTCCAATGGATAAAATCCAAATTTCTCAAGGAATTAGAGGCAGAAGCGTAATGGAAGGAATGCAACTCGAATCAATGACTATTGATGGATGGTTAAAACACATTGAAAGTATGAAGTAAAATAAGATAAAACACTTTTATCCTGTTTTAAGGAGAAAATAAATGAACGAAGAAACAATTAATGACGAAAATGATGTTGGTTAAGGGGGGTCATAATGGCATTTTCAAAAATAATATTTAATGGCGAGACCCTTATGGACGTCACGGATACTACAGCGGCTCCGGCTGATGTAACCTCTCCAAAAGTGTTCTATCAGGCAAGTGGGGTTCGTAGTACCGGAACAAATAGCGGGTCGACTCCAATCTTACAGGACAAAACAGCAACTCCTACAGAATCTTCTCAGACCATCACGGCCGATACAGGCTATGATGGTCTTTCTTCTGTTACGGTAGGGGCAATCTCATCCACTTATGTTGGAACCGGAATTACAAGAAGGAGCAGTTCGAATCTCACGGTAAGTGGAGCAACCGTAACAGCTCCGGCAGGATATTATGCGGAATCGGCAAGCAAGTCGGTAGCAAGCGGATCTGCTACTACTCCGGCAACGACGGTAACGGCTAACCCAACTATTTCTGTAAGCTCGTCCGGTCTTATTACGGCAACTGCTTCGGCATCTCAAAATGTAACTCCTACGGTAAGCGCAGGATATGTATCTAGCGGAACAGCTGGGACAATTACGGTAAGCGGCTCAAAAACGCAGCAGCTTACAACGGTTGCCGCAACAACATATAACACGTCAACGACTGACCAGACGATTCCTTCTGGAAGATATACAACTGGAACGCAGACAATTAAAGCCGTTACCGTGAGCGGATTATCTGCGGCAAATATTGCATCTGGCGTTACGGTTAAAGTTGGTGACGCTAATGATGATGACAGAATTGCTTCGGTAACCGGAACGCTCGCATTCGTGACGTACTACACGGGCAGTTCAACCCCGTCAAGTTCGATCGGAAGCGACGGCGACATCTACTTAAAGACTGTGGGGTGAGTAAATGCCAACGGTAAGACTTATCCCCAGTACATATTATTTAAGTAGTAGTTCATATTTGTCGGTCAGCAATGCTGCAAATATGTACCACAACACCGATAACACTTCGTACGCCACCGTTACGAACTCAAGAACGTCTACAACTTCTTATTATATTTATCTAAGAGGTTTTAACTTCGATGATATTCCAAGCGGAGCGGTTGTAAGCAGTTTTTCTGTTAAACTGAAAGCTTATGAGTCGGGCGTTTCCACTTCCAATTCATATAAGCCTTATCTTGCTAACGGAACAACTGCAATTAATGGCTCATGCACGGCAATAACGGCTACTGCTTCGGTTCATACTTTTACAGGTATAACAGCCGATTGGGAAACCATTTTTGGATATGGAGACGATTTTGGTATCCGAATCAACTGTCGTAGAGCAAGTAGAAATACAACTAGTTACATGTACATCTACGGCGCGGAAATCGAAGTAACGTATTCGATGCCCGATCCGAGAACCATTACCATGACGCTATCCGGAAGCGGAACGATATCGCCTTCTGGTCAGTCGACAGCATATGACGGCGATGAATTCGAGCTGACTATTACCCCAACAAATATTTCCGATACAGTGACTGTAACTCTTAATGGAACCGATGTCACATCTGAACTTGAGGAACACTATTCAGGCGGATCATCAACAAGCACTTCTCAGACTGCGTCCAGTTTCACAACGGAACTTAGTGCAAGTGGAGCAAACTTTTACACAAGCTCAAGTTCTACAGGAAATTACTTTAACTATGCGGTAGGACATACAGCGGAAAGCCCAGGCTCAACCTCAACATCTTATAACACATACGTTAAAGATAATGGCAGTAATACTGCGACTGGATGGGCGTGGTATACGTTTGATTTCAGTGCAATTCCTGAAGCAGCAGAAGTTCAGAGCATTGAAGTAAAATGCTATGGCGCTTGTGAAAATACTACGCACGATGCCACGCATAAAGCCGATATGTCTTTATATTCTGGATCAGAGCTTAAAAGTAATGTTCAGCACTTTACAAGTACATCAAATTCTACGGTTACAATTTCTGATCCCGGAGAGTGGACAAGAGACGAACTTCAAAATGCGAGGCTAAAATTTGAAGTTGCGTACTATGGCGGACGCTTATTTGGAATAACTTGGAAAGTTACATATTCTTATGGAGGCTCGCTGCATCATTACACGTATACCTATACAGTAAGCGGAAACGCAACAATCGCCGTTGTTATTGGAGGCGGCTCCGGTGACACTGCAAAACTGTATGTAAAGGCTAATGGCTCGTGGGGTGTTGAAGTGGTAGCGGCGTATAAAAAAGTTAACGGTAGCTGGGTAGAGCAAACAGATATTACATCGTTGTTCTCGTCCGGCACAAATTATAAGAAAGGAAACTAAAACTATGACTAAAGCTCATGCTCTTAAAAACTATTTCAAGGAAGCATACGATTACGACATCGAAGGAATGTCGACAGTAGAAGTTCTCCGCGCATTCCTGAAAGAAAAGTATGATTTTGATGCGACAGGAAACAGCGTCGTCAGCCTTGTGCAGGAAATGATTGCCAACGAACTGTTTGATGGTGGCGAAACAGGAGATTATTCCAATGCAACTGTGACGATAACTAATAATTCTAGCAAAGTTGTTGAATTTAATTGTCCACATACCAATAGTTCAGGCGATATTGAATATGCCGACTCAGAGAAAGATCAGCTAATGGCTAGCGGAGAAGTAATTGAAGAAAGACAGTATAATGTTATTCTCTATAAAGGGACCGCATATTTCGGAACCCAAATTCCAACAGACGTCAGTGTTATCACAACTGGCGATATAGAAGAACTGGGTCAGGGACTTGGCATATACGCAATTCACGGGGATGCTACAATCGTTTATCAGAATCAGGGAATATAATTAGGCGTTCTTAATCGCGTCCATCATCTTCAACATCTCTTCATCCTGCTGATGAATGATGTGGTAGTACACGCGCTCAGTTATAGCAACGGACGAATGTCCTGCCATTTTGGAGACCATCTCAAGCGGGATACCGTGCCTGAGATAATAGCTGATTCCAGTGTGTCTAAGATAATGGAGACCAAATCCTTGCCGAGATAATTCGGCAGACTTCATAACGCTGTCCAATGCTTTTCTAAGATTTGCATTGGTCAGCGACTTACCGGAGTCACTACATATAACAAGATCTTTCTTGTTTGTGTGGTGGCTCCTTTTTTTGATTTCTAAGAGGGCTTCCAGCGCCTCAGAGCTAATCATTACCTCTCTGGCCTTCCCATTCTTGGGTGTGGTAAAAATGCGCTTGGTGCGGCTCTCAGCGCCTGTGTCGCGGTTCTTGACAACAGACTGGTTTTTATTGATGAGCATTTTGCGTTTCTCAAGATCGATGTCTCCCCAGGTAACGGCTGTCGCTTCTCCAAAACGCAGAACGGTCATCATGATGAAATAAAGGTCGGGACCGTGCTTGGTCGCGCCTCTTGACCCGTTAACATACGGCTTCATCGCCGCAGCTTTGAAGCGCCCTATCTCTTCGTCATTAAGAACAACATCCTTGAGTTCTTCATCCGGCGAGTCCTCAAGGTCGATTTCTCCGACATTCTTTTTCGGGCGCGGCTTGCCCACCTTATTCATGGGATTGCTGTTGAGGTCGTTGGCGTAGAAGAATCTGAAGAACTGGTCAAGCAATTCGTACAGCTTCTTCACTGTCGAAAGAGAATGGTCTGCATAAACTCCGTCAATCAGCTTGTTGACATCTTTCGAAGTAATGTCAATTGCGCAAACTCTTGCTACATCTGATCCTGCAATATGGTTGTTTATTGTGCGCTCCAGCCTGTCGTACGTCGAAGCCTTGACCTTGCCGAACTTCTCGCGTTTAATCCAATCTTTCAGCGCATCCTCAAAAACTACAGTGCGGTTTTCAAGAGAGTGCCTGAACGTTCTCTTGATTTCTTTTTCTTTCTCCGCTTCCTTCTCCTTCATTGCCTCGCGGCAATCAGATTTTTTCGGAGCAGAAACGCTAAGACGGTAAGATTTGCCATCCGTCTTGCTCTCGTATACTTTCGTGTAACGCCAGACATTACCTCTTTTATAGAATGTTCCGTCGCCGTATGCCATATCCGCCTCCACTGGTGCAGTTTTGGTGCAAACTGTATGGTACTTCTTGGTACGGATTGTAACACAATGGTAAGTGGAATGTCCAGCGGTCGAATCATTCGTTATGTAAACCGTCGCCCAGAATCCGCAGTTTTTAGTGGTTTTTCGACGGTTTAATCAACAAAAAAAGGAGACTAAAAAGTCTCCATTTTTTTTAAGGTGACACCCGGAATCGAACCGGGGATAAGGGTGTTGCAGATGTGTATTGTCAAACGCTACACTTCAGATGTTTACTGCATTTCTTACGCATCGTCCTTATAGGTGGTGCACTTTTTGGTGCAGTTTTAATTTGTTTTTATTCTTCTCCTGCACCACTCATCAAACCCGTTCTTATCAATACGGATCATGTTGCCAATCCTAAGCGTCGGGACGTCGTCCATGTCGGCAATCTTATATGCCGTATTTCGGCAGACACCGAGAATGCTCATGATGTCTTTTATTGTGTAGTATTCCATTGCATATCTCCCATGTCAACAGGCTGCCCGTTCACAAAGAACTGTGTGAACTGAGGGGCTTGCTGAACACGCCACGCATTGACATATGTTATCGTATCATTGATAAAATGCAATTGCTCAACGTCGTTGGTCTTGTGTTTATGTCGCAATAAATCAGCAATTATTTTGAGTTTCAGTTCTTCCATGTTTCTCCCTGTACTCTTCCCACGCATCTAATACTTGTTCTTCTGTCTTTCCGAGCTGCAATCCTATATCCATAAACTGTTTAAATTCAGGATTAATTTTGTACAACGCATACAATGTGTCGTCAGGATCGAGGATGAGATAATCTTCTCTAAGTTCGAAAATGTCTTTTTTATTAAGTTTTGTACGCAGCTTTTTTTCTTCGCCATTTTCGTCAATGATTGCAGTAACCCTAAGTTTTGTAGCATTTTCAGGAACTTGCAAGACAATCGTCATATATCTGCCGTTATATTCTTTACTCATCCTTTACCCCAAAGATCCTATTAATAGATGCTTTCAGTCCGTCAATGTTGCAACCAATTTTGATTGCGACGTTTGTGGCGTCCACAAGTTTCTTAGCCGTTGCTTCGACTTCTTCTTCAGCCTGCTTCATCTGACGCTGGGCCTTCCGGTCGATGAAATCATCCCACCCTGGTACGTAGCTGACAACATCTTTCGTCGGAATAAAATCGCCGTCCGGAACACGAATGCCAGTAACGGTAGCAAGCTGATAACCGTAGGCGGTATCGACCAGAACAACGTCGCCTGCTTCGATGCAGGAGTCGTAGCATTTGAATGCGTATTCCTTGTCATTAAGACCATTAATAAACTTCACGTCGGCAATATTGTATTCGTCGAGATTGCACGGCGGATATTTGTCGCCAACTTTACACTCGTTGACGTTAACAAATTTGAGTTTGTCACTGACTTCCTTGCTTAGGAAGCCAGTGATGATGTCGTCATCGTTTATTACCGCGTATCTATAATCATGTTCTTGTTTAATCATTAATCACACCTCGTCCAGCCACAGTCCTTGCACTGGATACATCCTCCTTCGTGATACAATTTTCCGCCGCATTCGGGACATTTCGCATCGGTGTCCTTATCAACGCTTTGCTTGTCTGAAACGCTGATAATTGTCGGCGTTTTTTTGCCTGATTCCAATTCCTTCTTCATCTCCGATGACATTTCCATAAGAGCGTTTCCAACTGCCATTGGGCAACAATTTCCTAATGAAGTATCGTGTTTTGTTGCTCTTCTGACTGCATAGGAAGGGCAGGACGTACAACTCTGCATCTGATCGACAATCTTCTCAAGCTGAATTCCGCCCCGTGCGGCTAGTGAAATCATTCTACTCAATCCAACCATGAACGATGCACATCCACCAGTAGATCCCTTGCTCAAATATGTCTCTCTCAATTCGCCCGATTCTGGGTCAAAGAAAGCTTCACAGTGCAGCGATCCGCATCCAGTTATAAGCTTACGTTTCTTCCCGACAAGATTATTTGAAGAAGAAACAATATCTCCGCGCTTTAATGTGTGGCCATCCGTAATTTCTTCATCGTTTTTGTCAGTAGTTAAAATTCCGGCACGTCTGCATCCATCGCGGAAGATGGTTACACCTTTTAATCCTTTTTCCCACGCTCTCATGTAAATGTCTTCCACATCTTCAACGGTCGCGCTATTAGGAAGATTGATTGTGCTACTGATGCTCGCATCAATATGTTTCTGCCAAACCGCTTGCATCTCAATGCGGTCTTTATAGTCGAGCGTCTGAGCGGTCACAAAGAAGCTCGGAAGCTCCGAATCATCTTTCAGTCCATGCTCTTCCATGTACTTCTTCACGATTGGCGTATATACCTTGTAATACTCATCGTGTCCGTGAAGCGTCTCAGTTTTGCGTGTATAGTAGTTGGCAAAAATAGGCTCAATTCCGCCAGACACGCCAAACATAGAACTCAGCGATCCGGTTGGAGCACATGTCAAAAGTTGGCTATTACGGAGACCGTTCGCCTGAACCCACCCTTTGGTCTCTCTTCTGATCATATTTTTATTGAGCCAACTAGAATTCATAACTTTATCATGTTTGCTTCTCGGGTATTCTCCGTATTTATTTGCCAATGTAGCCGATGTATAAATTGCCTGATCCGCCATTGCGCTACCAATCGCATCGCATAAATCAATCGATTCGACGCTGCCGTAACGAACTCCCATTTTAATCATTGCGTCTGCAAGTCCAAAAATACCAAGTCCGATTTGACGCCAATCGTTTACGGAAGTCCGCTGTTCTTCCAGTGGATGTAGTTTCATACCTTCGTCAAGTACATCATTGAGTGCTTTTGTCGCAATCGCTACGGCCCTTCTAAAGCTTTCGAAATCAAAGACCTTCTTTTCTTCGTCAACAAACTCGGCTAGATTAAGACTACCTAAGAGGCACGACCCGCCAGCCGGAAGCGGTTCTTCCAAATTGTTATCATATCGGCTTTTTATCCGATATATCTGGGGATTTCTCCCATACTTCTGTCGCTTCACCAGAAGATACGTCTGTCAATTCAGACCAGTTCAGCGTACATTTTCAAGATATATATGCTTTTAATGCTTCTAGAAATTCCCTTTTATTCTTTACATCAAAACAAACAAACAGCGAGCGAATATCTTTAATCGAATACTTCTTATCAACAAGCTCCCTTAGTCCTTTTAGTGTAGACGTGATTCTATTCTTTGGGCAATTAAGAACAATATCACTGTTTTGGAGGCACCAATTGTAAATGTCCTTTTTAATTATTTCTTTTCTTTTTACATTTCTCTCGTGGATTAATAGCGCCGCGCTCTCAACTCCATTTTTCCATTGATCTCCTGATCGAGAACATTCGACACTACAAAATTTGCGTTTCCTTGCATCGTATCCTTCGAGCAATAAAACTTTTCCACAAATAGGACATTTCCATTCGTACCGCTTCGCATTTTTTTTCATGGTGTCAACACCACGTTGCAATGCGCAGCGCATTATCTGGGCCTTTTCTTCATTTTGCCAAAGTCTTTTTGTCGACTCGCTCATTTGTTGTCTACAAGAAGCGCCTTTCTTTCCACCGGACATTCCGCCTGAATCAACATTGTATCCGAACCTGCAATCATTTGACTTGTAGAATTCTATCCAATATCTTTCTCTTTCATTAGCTTCTTCTTCCGAAAGTTCTGTTTCTAAATCTTCAACTTCAAAGCTATTTTTTCCAAATTCTACAATTGCATTATGAAACAATCCATAGTTCTTTCTCTTCACACTCAACGCTTCTCTTACATGAGTGCTGAATCTTGTAGCACCATCGTGCTTTGTTTGCCCAATATAAATCAATCCGTTTTGTTTGTTCGTTACTTTGTAAATTGTCATATCTTGCTCCGTACTCTTGGGTGGATTATTGCTATCGTTAACGCTCACCACCTACGCGTTACAACCTCCTGCGATACAATGAGGTCTCGGTATTACCATGCCTTACGGTTTAGGCTTCACCGATTTTACGAAGTTTTTTACTTGCGCCCAAGAACTCAAGCACAAGGATTTGTTCCTGCATACTCGAATGATTCGTCATCGCTTAAGATGTTATTCCTTCGAATGGTATCCCAAAACAGCATCCCAGGTTCTGCATTGTTCCAGTTTTCTTCACAAAGTTTTTTGAATACCTCGCGCGCATCAACTTCTTTAACAATCGTTTCTCCGGTCTCATCTCTCGTAAACTCAAGCAGATACTTCCAACCATTCTTAACGGCAACCATAAAGTCGTCTGTAACGCGAACAGAAATATTTGCTTTCGTGACTCTGTTAAGGTCAGATTTAATACCAATAAAATCAAGCAGATCGGGGTGGTTGCACGGGATTGAAATCATCAATGCTCCCCGGCGGCCTGCCTGCCCGATCAGTCCGGTTACCATAGAATATAAGTCCATAAAGCTGACAGCGCCTGATGTTTCCTTGGCGGCGTTGTTAATCTTTGCGCCAGATGGTGAAAGCTTGCCAATATCAATGCCTACGCCGCCGCCATACGAGAAAGTTCTTGCGAGCTTCTTAGCGGTATCAAAGATGCTCTCAATGTTATCTTCTGGCGGAGATAAGACGTAGCAGTTGCTGTAGGTAATCTTTCTTCCGTCTTTAGCAAGTCCTCTATTGGCAAGAATTCTGCCGCCAAACAGGAATTTCTTTTCTTTGATTAACTGTCTAACAGCCTCATCGCCACCGCTGACTCTATCAAACCACTCGTCGAGTGTCTCATTGTTGTACTGATACTTGTTTTGCCAAATGGCATGCGCCAATGTGTTGTCTTTTCCAAGCCATTCTTCTAAGGTCAAAGCAGATAAACCTCCCTTATATATTCTGTCAATTCTTCCATAGTTTCAAAACACGCATCGCTCATCTCCCATACAAATGGATGAATCATTTCGTACTGGATCTTGTGCGGATTATAAAGTATAATCGGCTTTCCGGCGGCATACGCCGTCGCCAGTTCACACGCGCTTCCGATTGAGTCCTGATTCTCGCTGACAGCAAGAACAAGAAGGTCGCAGTTCTTAGCCCACCGCAGCTCTGCGCGTACATATTCCTTGTGCTCCCTCCAAAGCGGCTCGTCGTCCTGCGTTCCGAAAATCTTGCACGGATTGATTACGTGCGGCGTGTTTGAAAAGCCGAACCAATCAGCATCAATTTCTTCAGTGAACTTTTCTCGCCAGTCATTCATGTCTTCGTAAGACAATCCGGTCATCTTGCCGCTTAGGAAAATATTAAAGTCCCCCTTCAAAGTATCCTGCACACCCTCCTTTCTCATCGGGTTCCCACCTAAGTTGACGAAATGCCTCGTCCCACGGTTGATGCACATGGTGTCTGAGGCATTTCTGATTCTCACATTTCCAGTTTCCGCAGTAGACTTCGTCAAACTTCTTCTTCCGCAATGGCTTTACGCTCCTCTTCTTTGGCTCTGTTCCTGTCGTACTTTGTGCGGTCTGTGACATACTCCCACCACCTAAGAGGTGGGGGCTTCTCGCTCAATAGCACTACTGGGCTAAGTATCAACGAGCTATCCCCGTGTGCCCCACGGTTCTTCTTATCCTTTCCGGTTATGCGGACAGCATCCGCTTCCCTTCGTTTCTGATATTGATGGCTGCATTCACGTCCCGGTCATGGAACGTTCCGCATTCCGGGCATGTCCAGCTTCTTACGGAGAGATCTTTCGTCTCCGGATTTCGGTACCCGCAGACGGAACAAAGCTGGCTGCTCGCAAAGGTCTTGTCGACTTTGACCAGTCTCTTTCCCTGAGCCTTAAGCTTATACTCGAGGAAACCCGTGAACATCCCCCATCCATTATCCGAGACCGATTTCCCGAAATGCAGGCTCTGTGACATCGCCTTCATGTTCAGGCTTTCGATGCATACACAGTCCGCGGCATTGGTTATCTGCCTCGACTTCTTATGCAGGAAATCCCTTAGCTGATTGGCGACTTTTTCGTGCAGCTTCGCTACTTTGATCCGCTGCCTCTCCCGGTTCTTCGATCCTTTCCGCATGTGCGACAGCTTCCGCTGTTCCCTCTCCAGCTTCTTTTCTGATGCACGATAATATCGCGGATACTCCCCTTTCTCCCCGTTGCTGCCCACATAGAGTTCGCGCATCGAATAGTCCAGCCCCAGGAACGTCTCCGGCCTGACCGGACATCTCTCTTCTTCGTACTCATACAGGATACTCGCGTAATACTTTCCGCACCTATTCCGGCTTACTGTTACCGATTTCAGCCTGTACCCTTCCGGAATCGCCCTGTGCTGTTTTATTTTTACATATCCTGCTTTCGGGAGCTTCAGCTTTCCGTCATTCAGGACGATATTCCCGTTCACGAGATTTGTGGTATAGGCATCCCTCGATGTCTTCTTCTTTTTGTAATTCGGGAAGCCGGACGTCGGATTCTCAAAGAAGCTCTTATACGCTTTCTGCAGGTTCAGCTGCGCGTTTGCAAGCGCCAGGGAATCCACTTCCCGAAGCCACGGGAAGTCTTCCTTATACTGCGCCGGCGTATTGTTCAGCATCTTTTTTGTTTCTTTGTAGTATTCGATCTTATCGGACAGCATCTGATTGTAGATGAACCGCACACAGCCAAAGGTCCTGGCAAACAGATCCCTTTGTTCTTTATTCGGATAGATTCGGAACTTATAGGCTGTGTTTGCCATATTTCTCATTTCCTCCTCCGCTTCGTCCAATCGGATATTTTCAAAAACTCCCAAACGTGCATGCCAGAGAGAATGTCATCGGTAATCTTCTTGTAAATATCTTCCTTGTCATAAATACCCCACATATCTATGATGTATTTGTTTGATAGGCAGTAACGTGCAACGGCATCTTCATCGACCTCACACGTTCCAACTTCCGTATTTCCGAAGATTTGAACGATATCAATCAT